ATTCTTTTCAAATATTATTAAACAATGTACAAAGAAGTAGCAAGAAAAGAAATGCAAAAAGAAATAGAAGAAAAAGAAAATAAGTGATAATAATAATATAAAAAGGAGAGAGATATTATGAATGATTTATTAAAAGTGAAAATATTAGCACATACACCAAATCCAGAAGAAGTAATTGCCCAATCTGCAAAATTATGTTATAGTAAAGTTGGTGTAGATGAAATAATGGAGAAACTTACTCCTGAAAAAATAGAAAAATTTTTAACACATCTAGTTGAAATAGGTCACGATAGTCCATTAGAACATGTTTCATTTACATTTGCTATTGAAGGAATTGATAGAACAATTTCACATCAAATTGTCCGTCACAGGGTAGCTTCATATAGTCAACAATCTCAAAGATATGTTAATCTTGATGAAACATTTAAACACACTACTCCTAATGTAGTAAAAGAAATGAATATGGCAGATGAATGGCATGAAGATATGATGGAAATATTAGACAAATATATTAAATGGCAAAAAATAATAAAAGAATATGTAGAAACAAATGATTATCCAACTAATGGTATGAATGCAGAAAAAGTAGCAAATGAAAACGCAAGAGGAATGTTACCTAATGCTTGTGAAACTAAAATAGTAATGACTATGAATGTAAGAGAATTATTACATTTCTTTAATAAAAGATGTTGTCATAGAGCACAAGAACCTATATGCGAATTAGCTAATGAGATGTTAAAACTATGTAGAGAAGTAGCACCTACCTTATTTAAATATGCTGGTGCACCTTGCGTTAAAGGTAAATGTCCGGAAAAGAACATGACATGTGGTAGACCTTATGATAAATTAAAATAAAAATAAAGGAGAAATGATATATGGAAATTAAAAAGAAAAACTATCCTAAAGGAGATTCAGCTACTGGTGGAGATATAATTATAGATGGAAATAGTTATTTATTAATAGGCTGGGATTATATTAGACAAAAAGCTATTACTATAGATTTAACTGAAACAACTAATAACGTAAGAATATATGATAGTATTGACGAAATCATAGATGAATATAAATATAATCAAATCATAAAAGCACACGATATTGTATTGAGTTTTAAATAAAAAATTAAAAATATTATAAAAAAATAAAGGCTAGAGAAAATAATCTCTAGCCTTTAGTATTATTAATATAGTTTTCATAATACATAAATGTATATCCACCAGTGCTTTTTCTAACTCCTCTACATACAGCAGAAACTTTATTAACGCATAATCCCATTACTCTTTCAGCTTCAGAAGTAGATTCAAATATTTTCCCCGTTTCTATACATATAACTTTCTTTTTATTCCATGCTGTTGCTAAACCTGTATTAAAAGCATGTCGCATATTTTCTTCTCTTGTAACCCATTCTAAATTTTCAACTCTATTATCATCTTTTTTACCATTTATATGATTAACTTCAGATAATTCATCTTCATTAGGTATGAAAATTTGAGCTACTAATCTATGAACCATAAATTTTTCTTGTTTACAATCCTTATGTAAACATATTTTTAAATATCCATCATGTTGTTTATATGGTTTTAATATTTTACTTTTTTTATGTCTACCTATTTTATCTATTCTTTCACAACATCTAATTCTTCCTAAATTAGATACTTCATAATATCCTTCATATCCAATTATATCTTTCCAAATTTCTTCCATTTTATCATCTCCTCTATATTATCTACTAGAGAAAAATGTCTTATTTTTTATCTTGGTTGATTAATTGTTTGAATGACTGGTGCAATCCAACGCTAGCTAATCCACTAAATAATCCACCTAATACTATTTCACCACTAATTTGCCAATTACTTAACCAAATATTAAGTACTAATCCTAATAATCCCATTATAAGTGGTATATATCTATTATCTAGTTTAGGACAACTATTCTTAAGTATATATCCTATACAAACACAAATTCCTACCACTAGTAAAACTACATAATTTGTTAAAATATTTAAATCTATCATATCTTATCTTCTCCTTAATTTGTATTATTTTTTACATATATAACTATAAAAGGGTCATAACCTTTTTTCTTCAATTGTGCTATTAAATTTTCAGCATCTTTTTTATCTTTAAAAGATTCAGCTACTACTCTAAATATTATTTTTTTATTAACTTTAGCAGTAACTAAGAATGCATCATATCCTAATTTTTTTAATTTATTTTGTTCTACTATAGCATTATCTCTATCTGAATAAGAACCTGTTACAACTCTATAAAAAGTTGTTTCACTTTCTTGTGATTCATCTTTTTTTGTATCTGTATCTTTTTTTACTTCATCTTCTTTTTTAATTTCAACTTTTTTCACATATTTATCATTTAAAGATATCCAACCTTTAGCACCTTGTATTAATCCCCAATTATCTTTTTCATGAGTAATTACAACCTTGTCACCTTTTTTAAGTGTTGATATTTTATCATATGATGTACTAGCTCCATATCTTACATTTAATGAGTCTGTTATTACTTGTACTGTATAATTAGGTACATCTTTTTCTCCTGTTCTGTCTACTTTCTTAATAACTGGAACTTTAATACCTTTACCATTGACATAATTTTTAATATCTGCTATAAATTTAGCAAAGCCTTCAGGACTACATCCAACTCCCCAAAAGTTTGTTCCTGGACAAGTTTTAGCACTTCTATTAGGGTTATATTTTCCAAGATAAGTACCACCGGCAGTAAACCAACAATGTGGTCTTATATGAGTTGTGTTTACTGGAATATCAAATCTCTTACATAATTCACCATAAAGATATATTACTGCTTCTTTTTGAGCAGATGACATTTTATCATGACCTTTGTCGAAGCACCCATAAATCTCAATGCAAATAGCATTTGTATTCCATCCTCTAATTCCTATTGGAGTAGAATTTAGGTTTCTACCAGTTGTTATTTTTCCATCAGGAAAAACATTAAAGTGTTGTGCAATATAATGACCATGTCCATCACTAGCTCCACTACCCCATGTAGACTTTCCGTAACTATTTAAAGATTGTGTTCTCCCAAAATGTGGTTCATCAAATAACTTTTTATCGGTTTTTTCCCATGTTTTATAATTTGGCAAATCCATATGGTGTACTTGTAGTTTAGTAATTTTTCTAGTTACTTTTTGTCTTGCTAACCAATCTCTTACTTCTTTAGCATTTTCTAACAATGTAAAACCATTTTGAGTTTTCACTTCTTCATTCACCTCATTCAATATTTGTGTATCATTAGAATAATTGATATTTCCAAAACTTATAAAAATAGAATTTAAACTTATTGAAAATATCAATATTATTGTAGTTCCAATTTTCACAATACCATTTTTTATTTTATTTAAATCTTTAAACTTCATATATCATCACCCCTTGATATATAATATGCTTAAAGATTTATTATATGTTAATTATTTTTATTTTATATTATATTTCTTCACTTATTTAATAAGACTTTTAGACTATCCTTTAGGTACAAATGTTTTACTAACTCCATTAATAATTACAACTAATTCTCCATTTTCATTAAAAGATAATTGAGGTAAATTTTTAATATTATTTAAAGATTCAGTTAAATAAGTTTCTCTTTGTTCCAAGTAGTTTACTCTATTTCCAACTCCACTTAGATTATCTGAAACTTCAGTTATATCAGCATTAACCTCTAATAATCTATTTTCAATCATAGAATTTGAATATGTTTTAAATTCAGATAAGTTATTCTTATCATCACTTATAATTGTTTGTATAATATCATCTACACTAACATCATTAACATTGTTATTGCTATTGTTAAGATAAACACTACCTAATTCAGTGACAGATAAATTTATATAAGTTCCATCACTACTAACAACTGTTTCAACTGGTGTCTCTAATCTCATCATTCCTTCATTAGTAAATAGAAATGTTGTTAACATTTTACATTCTATATTTAACATAGAAATATAAGAAACATTAGTATAAAATTCATCATTAACACTTAATTGGAATTCATCATCTAATGGATTTATTTTACCTCTTAATATATAATAATATTTTATCTTATTATTTTTAATTGTATTATTACTTAAAAAGCATTTAACAATTTCATTTAAATAATCTATAATATTTTGACTAACTTTAGCACTTGAATTAACTAATGTCAAGTTTTTAACATCTGATGCTAAAGTATCAATTACAAAATTCTTAGTAGCATAGTCACTTAAGTCAATATCTTTATTTAAACTAGCTTCAGCTATTTTTCTAATTACATAATTATCATTAACATAATTATTATCATTAGTTAATTCAGATACTTTTGAAGGTATTTTTGGTAATCCTTCAAGGTCGTTATATCGACCACTAAAATCAGATTTATTATTCCAATTGTTTATATCAGAAGATGTAATATTATTTAATACATCTATATTATTATGATTATGTAATTCATTTCTAACAACATAATAACTATCATTTTCTAATTGACTAGTTTTAGTTGGTATCTTCTTATTTACTTCATTTATAGCTTTAGTTATTTCTTTATTATTTGTCTCTAAATTATTGTCTACTATTTTTTGATATTCATGTAAATCAATTTCAATATTATTTATATCAATACCTATTAATTTATTATATAATTCATCTGTAAAATCATGGGTAGATAATTGCTTTCCACTTTCTTTTAAAACATAATTATCTTCAACTGTTTTCTTTAAGATATATCTATCCAATGTATTATTAAAATTTATGTAAGTAACATATTTATTTAAATCAGTTCTTTTAGCATAATCACCTAAATCAAATTTCTTTACATAATCTCTTAATATGTCGTTTACTTTATCTTGTGTTATATATCCATCTTTTCGAATTTTTTCTATTATTTTATCAATTGGAAAATCATCAAATTTTAAATCTATTATTTCGTTAACTTCTTCTTTTTTAGGATATTCAGTCATATCTATTTTATAATCTGCTAATTGATTAATTAAATCAGTTAATATAGGATACTTAGGGTCATTTTGGATAGCTTCATCATCTGATTCAATAGCATCTACAATTTCAAAAGTTTGAATAGCAGTTTTTTTATAATTTTTATCTGTATTTTTAGAATTATAAGATATTGAAAAAGCTACTTCATAAATACCATTATTACTTAATATTGATAAAGGTATTTTAAATATGGCTAATCTTTTCTTGTAATCTGTTTCTCCTAGAACAGAATACGAATAACCATTTAAATCTTTAAAATCAGCAGTTACTGCATTTATTGAACCATCTTCATATTTAACATCCATTATTCTAACGTATAAACAATCATCTCTTAAACCGTCTTCTACATATAAAGGTTCACCTTTCCATTGATTATAAAGTCTATTGAAATAAATTTTTTTGATTCGCATTTTATCACCACCTTATATTTTATAATTTTTAATTACGCAATTGATTCATATTGTGTATATTATATTAAGAATAAGTTAACTATGTTTGACATTCTTCTTCCTGCTTCATAATTACAATATAAATATTCATCTTCAGTTAAATTATGGTATTCTGATAATTTAATGAATTTTTTAGAAACTTTAAGTTGAACATAATATGTAGGTATTTGATAATTGTCGTAAGCATAATCGCCAAAAGTAGTACCTTTAGTAGTTTCAATTACTACATCTTCATCTCTATCATTTTCAAGATATGTTTTATAATTTGTTAAATTTGAAATGCTTTGGTTTTTAGGTACAATTATACTTGTCTCATAATCAGTTAAATAGTCTTGGGTATTTAGGGAATACCCAGTCATTATTTCTCCTCCACTGACTATAACTTTTAAATCTTTGTTACTATCTATTATATTCTTTACAATAGGTACATCATGGACACTTAACGCATATGCTGTAGGTTGACATTTTCCATTTACAATTTCCCATTTATCTCTATTTAATATCATATTATTAATTCCATTTTTTCCTTGTTCTGAATTATTTGTGGCAACATTATCAATGCAAGGGAGTACTATAATCTTATAATTATCTTTCAAATCTCGCAAAAATCTTGATTGTTTAACGATATAGTCATTGCATAAATATTCTATAAGTTCATATATTGCAAATTCATCGATTTTATGTGTCCCTCCATATCTCATTACTCCACCAATATATAATACTTTTTGACTACCAGTACCAAATGTATAAGTATATATAGGTTGACCAGCCGAACTTAAACCAAGTTTAGCTGATTTAGTTATTAATGAAGGGTATTTAATTTGTAATTTATCCCATCTTGAATAAATTTTATCATCTGTAACTTTAGTTACATCTTCTGCTTCATCTTTTCTAAGACTATCTACTGTAAACGCTTTAGGATAATCAAATTTAAAATATTGTTGCGATGGTTCTTCATATATTTCCCAACCCTTTTTATTTAATTTGTAAGCTTGTAATATCATATTACCTCTTAATTCTAAACTTTTTGTCATTTGGTCACTTTGGAAATCATAACCTAGTAATCCACCTAACCATTCAACAACGCTACCATTTAATCCTAAAGATTTAGCGAAAAACATTGACGCAATACCTGTTGTAGCTCCATCTTTACAATCTGGTATAATTGGGCTTTCTATATTAAATTTATCAATAAAATGAGCCACTAAATTATTAACCATATTTCTATTATATCCATCTACACTGTAATTAATCCAAAAGTGCTTCTGAATAGCTCCTCCATCATGCCAATCCATGGCATAATCTATATTTTCAACTCCTATTTTATTCATAACATCAAAAGTGTGTTGACATTCTTCTAACTCCATAACAATACTTCCACCTACACCGGTACCTGGTATTGCATATTGATGGTTAAAATCGTAGTTCCTATTTGGATTTATGCCTCCTTGAGCATCATTATAAGGTATATTCATAGTACTAGTTTCGTGACCATAAGGTGAGACACAGGGTATTATAACCAGCCTTACATTATTTCTAATATTTTTCCAATTCTCGTATCCAGGTTCATTAACTTTATTTACAAGTATATTAACCACTTTTAGAAGTTGTTGTTTCGCATCCATTTCATTGCCATGTATACCAGCTTGTATAAAGAATGTTTTGGTATATTTTTCAGGTTCTAGAACATAATGAAACATTTCGAAATTGCCATTTTTTGTTAATACTGGAACTCCATTTTTTTCATATCTATATTTTGTTATATAATTAGGTGATTGTGCTACAAGTTCATCATATTTAGAAATCAACTCTGAATAACTCCAAGGTTTATATGTTGATGCTTCTTGTATTGGTGCTTCCCAATATTCTGTTGGACTAATAGGGGGGATATGAGTATTTTTATTAGGAAGTATTAATTTTATAGGATTACCCCTATATATAAATTTAGATATTTTATTTCTATTTTTGTACAACATATTCTCACCTACCCTATTAATCCAGTTTTATAAGTAGTAAATATAGTATCACAAACTTCCTTCGTCGGCTCATCGTTAATTCCATATATCTCAGTTAAATTAATTTTCATAAGTTCTTTGATTTGAACAGATTCTCCACTATTTAAAGTTGCACATTCAATAGTAAAACTATTCATATTAGCATTACTATCTTTAAAAATATAACTTACTAAATGCCATTCTCCATCATTAAGGACACTATCTTTATCTTGTTTTTGATTATTTCCGGCTGTAAGCTGACTACCATTAGTTTTAATTTTAGCTCTACAATAATAAGTATTATTATCAGCAATTCCTAATTTTATTAATAAATAAGCGTTATCGTTTGATGTTAAGTTATCTTTTTTTGTTAATGTCATTACTCCATCATTTATAGTTTTGTTCAAATTATATATCGTATAATAAGTCTTGTTATTTTGTAGATTAGTTGAAGTAGGATTTGTAAAAGTATCTGTATTATAAGCATAATTTGTAAAGTCTTTAATTTCTACAGGCATATTTATAACTACTGAACAAGTAGCACTTTTTGTTCCACAAGTTATTTTTATAGTGCATTGACCATTAGAAACAGGAGTCACAATACCATTTGCTACTTTTGCTACAGACTCATTACTTGAACTCCAAACTTTACCTTCAGAAGTATTAACTGGAGTAAATGTGGCAGTTAATGTCTGTTCAGACTTCGAATTAAAAGTCAAGTTGGATTTATTTAGTGATACAGAAGTACAAATTATTGGTTTTATTTCGGTAGATAGATTACCATTGTCGTCGACTTTGAGAATATATTCTGTCCCATTAGGGCTAGTTAGTATATTATTAGAAGCAATATCGTCTGTTATTCCATATATAATGTTTTCATCATAAGTATATTTGACACCATCAATAGTAACGTCTTTACCAGAGATAAGATTTTCATATTGTTCTTGAGTTACTAACAATATTTGTTTATTTTTCGCAATATCTTTATATTGTGCATTAACTTCATTTATCGCACCTTTAACATCTTTATTAACAGTAGTTAATTCTTCATCACCTAAATCACTTTTAATATTATTTATATCTGTCTTAATTTTATCTAATCCTTCTATGTTATTATTTGAATTTTCATTATTACTAATAAATCCAAATTTATTATCCTTATCAAACATTTTATTTCTCCTTTCTATTTATTTTATAATTTTTTCCCTACGTATTGAACAATCTATGTAACCGTTCCCTTGCATACTTCTTGGAACTCCTTTAATCTCTCTGGTATATTTTAATAACATACCATATAATTCTGATTCAACTGGGTCTCTTTTAAAGTCTATTCTAAATTTTTGTTTAAGTAATGCTAATATTCCACTTATTATAGGTGTAGCAAATGAAGTTCCACTTATTATGGCATATTTATCACCAGGATAGGCACATAATATATCTTGTCCTGGTGCTACAACATCAACAAATTCATTTGAATTACTAAAATCAGTTACCTTAAAATTTATATCTATTGCACCTACACAAATACTTTCACCATAAGCACCTGGGTATCTTACTTCTCTAACACTTCCATCTGTATCATTATGCCCATCATTACCACTAGCACAAACTATTGATATACCATTTGAAACTGCTAAATTTACAGCATTTCTTAATACTTGTGTATCATCTACACACCCCAAAGAACAATTTATTATATCTACTCCTTGTTGTACACAATATGTTATTGCATTGGCTATATTAGTAGCATTACCTACACCTTTATCATTCATAGCTTTACCTATTACAATTTTACAATCAGGTGCTATACCATAAGCTTGATAATTCATATAATCGCCACATACTAAAGATGTTACGGCAGTTCCATGATAATGATTACTAGATAAATTATCTTCAGAATTACCATCATTAGAGAAATTTTTACCACATAATATTTTTCCATTATACATAGGATGGTCTAATTGTAAACCTGTGTCAACTATTCCAACTTTTATTCCTTCTCCAGTGATTCCTTTATTCCAAAATAATTTAATTTTACTTTGTTCCATTGCGTAATTTTTCTTAACTGTTGTTGATAAAGAACTGCTAAGCACATCTACTTTTTTATCATCTTCTTTTTCTTTTTTATCCATTGAATTCACCTCAGCTTAATTCTTTATTTAATTCTTCTAATTCTTTTATTACATTTTCTACTTCGTCTTTAAATTTACTTAAATCTTCTTTTCTTACTTCTTCATTTTCTATGATACTATTAACCTTTTTATACATATTATCTAATGAAACCGTTACATAAGCTTGATAATTTAAAACGCCTTCTTTAAATTCCATAATAGAATTATTTGTTTTACCTAAGACATCTATTGTTTCAACGACTGCATTGTTTGCTTCAACTAAAGTTTTAGATAATTGTTCATTTGTTTGTTTTTCTTCTTCTAATTGTCGTATTAATTCTTCTTTCTCAGCTTTTAAACTATCACATATGCTAAGACATTTTTTTAATTGTTCTAATAATTCTTTATTATCCATTTATTTCCCATCCTTTCCACTTAATCCATCTACAAATTTTTTAATAGAATCTAATTCGTCGTCTTCTAATTCTTCTATTTCATCATCATCTTCTTCTATCTCTTCGTCATATTCATCATCATCTATTTCATCTTCATCGTATTCTTCATCATAATCTTCTTCGTCTTCTTCTATTTCTTCAACAATCTCTTCCCCTACGAATTTGTACCCTTCTATTTCTGTAGGTTTTATATTATGTGTACCAAGTTCTAAATCAGATAATATTTTTGTTTTTATAACTTCACCAGTATCATCGTCAATGAATTTAATTGTAATATTTCCTTTCACCTTCTTATAATGAAATTCAATAATTTTATCTTTATTATCTATTGTTAAATTTACTCTCATTTTATCATCTCCTTAATTTTAAATAAAAAAACTCATGTAAAGAAATAACTCTTTACATGAGTATAATAAGACTTTTATTAATAGTTACTTATTCATGAAATAATATTCTTCTTAGCCAATCATCTAGTTTTATAGCTATATATGATAAGAAAAACCATGCTACTGAAAAAGGTAAACATACTTGCCCTAATAGATTCAATGGCATATTTGTATAATTCCATACACTTAAATTTAACCATAAATTAAGAATACATCCACTTAAAAATTCTATTATTGTTATGATAATAGCACTTAATAAACATTGTAACCACATAGGCATATTAGGAGTTATTTCATTAATCAATCCAACTAGTAAACAACATATGCCACCTACTACAAACATAGATGGATGTGTATATCCTCTCCATAATATTTCAAGTCCACAATATAATAAACCAAATATTACAAATAATATTATGTCTTTAATTGTATTATTTTTCATTATTATCACCAAATTTCTTTAAATAAATGAGCCGGAAGTTCTCATCTATTTTTTATTTTTTTTCAAATAAAAAATACCTATGAAAGTATTTACTCTCATAGGTATAATAAGACTTTTACACTTGTTAATATTTTATTTCTATTTTATCTAATTCTTCTTTAGTTTTAGTATTTCTTATATCTACTTCTATTTCTTGTTGTTTTTTTATTATCGGTTTTATATAAGCATTTATTTCATTGGATAATCTAAACAATTCTTCAAAAGTCCAATTTTCACATACACTACCTGTATCATTCCATGTTAATTGATACTCTAAACCTAAAGACATATTACCTTGATATAATAATAATTGTGAAGCAATTCTTGATTGATGGTCGCTATCTACATTATAATATCTACCATCTTCATATTTAGCTTTAGAAAATAAAGGATGTTCTTCTAAGTAAGTAGATAACTTTGATTTACTTAATTTAATTAATTCAGTCTTAATAGAATCTAAAGAAGAAGTTTCCGTTACTTCTTCTTTTTCATCTTTTTCTTTATAAACATAATTTTCATCAACTATTTGTTCATATAATTCAGCTCTATCATTGATACCTAGGTATGCTTTTTTACATATCATATCTCCTTTTTTAAGAAGATATCCTTCATCAGGTTCAACACAAGTTATTCCTAAATTATTTACATAAATTTTCATTTTATCACTCTCCTATACAACTACAAAAGTCCATCCATTATCTCTTGCAGTAAGAGCTAATTGTTTTAATTCAGGGTCAACATATTCATTTAATTCATCATCAATAGCATCCATAATATTATAAGTCAAACCTAAAGTTTCATTAGTAACAACATCAAGATGTTTTAATATTTCTTTAGTATGTGTTATTGTAGTTATATTTCTAAAGTTATAACTTGTATTTAATTTACCAGTTAATTCAAATACCCTTAAGTCATCATATGAACCACCATATGTGATAGAATCATTATGCCAATCATAATGATTTTGCCCACCATTAGTTAATGGATGTGTAAATTTCTTTAAATATGTTAAATCTAATCCATGTATTTCTGTAATATGTTTATCTTGATAAAACATAGCACCAAAATCACTTCTAGTGTTAGTTTTTGATAAACTACTCATATCTAAATTTACAATAGATAAATTTTCACAATACTCTAACATATTATAATGACCGACACCTGTTTCATAGTAATCATGCATATATAAAGAATCTGGAAACTTCATGTTAAATTCTGTCATATTTGTACAATATTGAGCAAAATACATACTTTCTCTTAACAATCTACCTGTAAAATTAACTGTTAATGTTTTAATATTTTTACAACGTTCAAACATTTGTCTAGCGTAAACATTATCTGATTTAACTTCTACTACTGGATTAATTAATCCATCACAATGAGAGTACATGTATTGAGTATGTGTACATCTATATGGTATTACCTTATAAATTGTATCATCAGTTAAAGAATCACAATTATAACAACAATATTGCATATTTATATCATAAGTAAAATCTTGAGGAATTGGTGGTAATGAAGTCAATGAAATACAACCATTAAAAGTACCAGCCATACTTTTTAATCCAATTGGCAAAGTATCTCCTTCAATTGTTATTTTTGTTAAAGAACTATCACTATTAAATGTATTTGTTAAATTATTTAAAGGACTTGTTCTGCCTATATTTGGTAAATGAATTGTTTTTAAATTAGGATTAGCAGAAAACATATTATCTGCATTTTCTAAGCTAGATAAGTTTTCTAACTCAATTGTTGTAAATCTAGTATTTCTAAACATGGAATAAGCAGTTGTCATATCCCCAGTATATGGCAATTGTTCTATACTTCCATCTACTAAAGAAATGCATCCATCAAACATATAATTGCCATTATTTAACGACATGTCAATTCTACCTATTTTTCTTAATTTTTTACAATTTTGAAAATACCAACTGCCATTAATTGCAGTTCCATTTTCTTTATTTCTTGTTGAATAAATATTTCCTACTTCTTCAAGATTTATAGCTCCATTAAACATATCACCATTACCATACCAGTTATTATTATTTCCAGTCATACTTATGTTTCCAACTTTTATAATACTTTCACAATCATAAAATAAACCATAACATCCATCAGTTCCTGTTAATTGTATAGATTTAACATATTTTAAATTAGTTCCTTGAAATGGTCTAGCTTGATAATCATAATAAAATGCATTTTTACTAGAAATCATATCTACTGCATCTTCTTCAAAACTAGTTTGTTCTTTCAATTGTGCATATTTATACATTGTATTTTTATCACTTGTATCAGCCATTTTACCAAAGAATTTCATTGCAAATTCCCAAGTGAAATTAGGATTCTTACAACGATAGAACATACCACCAGCTCTTTCAATATTTTTCAAGAAACTATCCCAATTAGTAGGTTGTACCACTTCACAAGTTCCTTTAGTAAAGTCGATATATTGAAACCAATTTGATATCCTTTTCCATTTAAATTCAGATAAATCAATTTTACCTTGAGGTGTTAATGAAGGTCTTGCTTCATGACCATCTTCTTTAAATGTTTGAAATATAGGATTAACCCATTCATTTTTAATATTTAATCCTACTAGTTCAGTTGAATAAGGTGCTACTATTCTAACATCATGCATTAAATGATTCCCTAAATCAACTCCTACATAATCATCTGTATGTTCTCCTTCAAAATAAATACTATCTATATTAAATTTTTCTAATTTAACTTCGTGAGGATAACCTTCATCATGTTTTGTTTGCCATGCACTTGTATTTAAACAAGTTAACGATTGAGGTAAAATTATTTGATGTATATTTTGAGTAGGTAAATTACAGAAGAATGTTTTTAAGTTAGGAAATTTTTCACCAAGATTTATTGAATTAGTACCTTCTTTGAATGTAAGATAACTTAAGTTACCATCCCAACCACCATTCCAATTAAATGGGAATAATTCTTGAAATCTAAAATCTTCTATATTAGGACAATCTCTTATAACTAATCCTGACCAATCAAATTCACCATAAGTATCATATCTATCTGATTCATAATTATTATTTTGTGAGTTCCATCTATAACCCGAACAATTTCCTCCTATCATTAATGTCTTTAAATTAGGTAAATTTCTTAATGTTAAATTTTCTAATTTACTACTACCTCTAAATGACATTTCTTCAATATCAAGACAACTATTTTCTATATGAATTTCACTAGCATTAGCTAATCCATTTCCCCAATCCATTAATCTTCTCCATTTTTCAACATAAGTTAAAGAAGATATTTCACTTGAAGTTCTTTCATTTCCATGTATATCAAAGAAATTATGATTAACATTATATGATGAATTATAAGTCAATCTATTGACTAGAGGACAATTTATTAATGAAAATGTTGCTATTTTACTAGCTTTATTTCTAAGTTCAAATAATCTACTATTTCCATGAACATTAGCATTAGGTATTCCTATAGTTGTTAAACTATATTGATTTCTTAATGATAATGTTTGTAAAGTTTGTGGTACATATAATTCAACTAAGTTTCCACCTTCTTGGTTGGTTCTTATTGATGTAATTATTGTACCGTATGCATTTAAATATCTTAAATTGTTACACCCATCAACTATAAGTACTTGCGAAGATGTTAAATTACCTAAAGAACTACAACCTCTTAAGTCCAATCTTTGTAAATAAGAACAGTTATCAATTTGAATATTTATTAGTTCTGTATTATTTGGACATTCAACGGCAGTTAATTTATGAGCATTATTTAATAATAAATGTCGTGGTTTTATACCATCCATTCCACTTATTGTTTTTAAATGTGGAGCACCATAAATAAGAACTTCTTGGTCTTTTGCTTGAACTTCACCATTAAATCTTACTTTTTTATTTCTACCTATTTTTAATGTTTGGCGACCACTTCCATCAGCCTGATTCCTTTGTATTCATATGTATTCGCTACATACATATCGTTCTTTATTAAATGTTAAAAATTTAATAAAGAACTGCTCATGCTTTCACATGAGAGTAGACTATTTCTTCACCTTCAGCATTACCTGTTAAGGGCAACCCACTTCCATTTAAGGGATTTTCACCCACTCCAATCGCTTGAGCCGTACTCCTATTGATAAGGATTTCACTTATCTTTCCAGGATAGTCGTTGAAGGTTTTCCATATGATACAAGATTATCACTTAGGAACTTCCTTGCATGAACAGGGATTGTGTGAATCTAATCACTTCTCACTTAGGATTTAACCGTATGAGAATCTCTACGTTGTTTCTACTTTCGTACCTTCATATATTCTTTTCAGATATATTGTGGTGTAGAGCTTTACCCATTACCTGCAATTAAAGTTGTGTCCTACACAGATTTCTCTATGTACGAGGAATATTGTTTCCTCCATTCTATAGTTATATACATAGGATAATAAGTTTCTATATCCAAATAAGCCTTACCTTCTACTCCTGAACGTACAGTTACATACTTAGCAGTTGTAGGAGTGTAATCAAATAAAGTATCACAATATATAAATCTTTCTTTTATCCAACGTTTCAAATTATAATATCTGTTACCATTAGACATCATAATATTTTCACCTGTATCAAGATATTTCTTTTGTGTACTAAGATTATATTGACTTTCAGGTATTTTTTCTATTTGATTTGTAAATACACTTTCATATATTTTTTCAGGTGTTAAGTTTTGATTTCTCATATTATTATATTCAGCAACTATATCGTTATAGAATAATTCTCTAATTCTAGTCCATAATACTGAATCGGCAGTATTGAAATGTTCAGGGTCAACTTCTATATCTACATCATATTTCAATGCTCCTGTATTATCTACATTCTGTTACTTTCACCATAAAGGCTACCGACCAACCTAAGTTGGCGAGGAAAGTTCTTCTTTAATCAGTCTGGTTACTGATGACTTTCCTTCTCACATTTCTTAATATTTTGAGTTATAGTGTGAGTTCAGACTGTTGCATACTTACTTTATAGTAAGTCCTTTTCGCTCAGTCGTTGTTCCCCTATTATTTATTGACTTAATATTTCTTTTATTTTATCATCAATCATAATTTTCCAAGTTTCCTCTAAATCATCAGCCCAATAAGGTATTTCTAAATAATAATAACCATTGGACTTTGCGTACATTCTTTTATACCTATCATACAATTTTCTTTTATGAAGATATTCTTCTGGTGATAATCCATGTAACCATGCACTTGTATCTACTGATAATTCATAATGCTGTTTTCCATGTACTTCTATTATTAATTTTATGTCCACTATCTCATTATCATAAGGCATTATTTTATTAGTTTTAGGATTTTTGGGTATTAAATTACAATTGCTTTCTCTATTTATGTTTTTAAAAATGCTTTTTAAATATAAAAACACTTTCTTTTCTAATTTTGAAATATGGCAATTTTTTAAACAAAATGGGCATTTAAAGTCGTTAGCAACAGAATTTTTTATTTGTCTTAATTTTGGTTCATGAATACCATTGATACAATTAAACCAAACTTTCTTCTCAGTTCCAATAGTATATTCAAAAGGCGATTTTTTATTTTTTGTTGACCATATTCTATTTAAAAAATCTTCTCCAAAGTTATCAATTATATATTGACCTAACGAATCTCTTGGATGAACATATTTTGTTCTGCCACAATATTTACATCTATTACCAATAAAATATTTATCGGCTGTAAGTTGATATTCGTGATAATCTTTATTTTCACATTTAAACCAAATTTTACAACCACTTCTCTTTGATACGTTCCAAATATCTATGCCTAATGATTTATTTTTTTCATGATTTATGACAGTGTTAAATTTTTCTAATCCAAATTCATTTATAAACCATTGTGCAAAACTATTCTCTTTCTTACACACATAATCACCTCCTATATATATTCTCTTTATATTTATATTATACATATATTTTTATAATTTGTCAATAAATAATAGTTGGAAGGCGTTGTCCTCTCCAGGAGTTTCGCCGTATATCAGAAAAGGTTTTATTTGAGCTATTATTAACCCAAAAGCCGTATCAGCATCATATACTTGTATTTCCCATTTAACACCATCAAATGTTACTAGCTTCATATTTTTTCCTAAACTATCCACTAAACCAAGTACTAGAACTAAAATGTAATATCTTATTACTGATTCTTTATCAAAATATGTAGCGAAATTTGTAGTAAAAACTTCATCAGTAGAATCATGCACAAATGATATTAATGTTTTTAATGCAGAGAAATCATCATTAATTGAATTTTGTATACGTTCAGGATATATACCTACAAAGTCATTTTTATACCATGTCCATTCATCTACACCAGTTTCCTTAGTCCAAGGAATAAATGCACCAGCAGTTTTATTAGTATTTGCTGAAATTTCATATGCTCTACAAGTATCTTTATATTCATCTAATTCATATCCAAACGCTTTTGTTGAATATCTATCTAAGTTGAAGTCATATACACCTTGTAATTCACCATTTATATAAAGTAATATAGGGAAACCTTGTACTGTTCTACTAGCTCTACTATCTATTTTTTGTGCAGGATTCAAAGTTGTATATAAGTAATCATGAACATATTCAGCTATACCTACGTTATGAGCATTAGTAGATTCCATTAAGTTTGCTTTTAGACAAAATAAATCTTGTGGTATACAATTTTTAAAAGGACTATACATTATTGGTTGTCTATTTTCATCTCTAAGTAATATATTAAAGTTTTTAATATTATATGCTATAGAAGATGTACCTTGCCAATACATTAAACAGTTACTAGCGTTAGTTAAAGTTTGTCCATATAAATCTGCATTAGGAGATGTATATGTCATAGCAACTTCAACTCTATTTGTATCTGTCATATCATCTAAACGTTTTTGGTCAGCAGTTATATTCATGATAGGCATTATATTCTTTAATGGATTATTAAAATCCGATTTACTTTTTTGTACTTTTAAATCATCGTAATTTGATAAAAAGTTTTGCAATATTTCATCAAAAGTAAAGTTTCTATCATATATTCTCAAATGTGCTATTTCACAAGAGCCAAAATTATTAGTTCCTTTTTGGGAATTTAAATAAATCTTTTTAGAATGAGCTAATGATTCTAATATAGCAGAAGTACCACTACCACTATCAGCTAATTTACAAGATTTTATTATTACTCCATTAACAACTATATGACAATATTTGTTAATTCTATCTATATTATATAACACTTGTATATATTCATCTTCACCTATAGAACCATTTATAGATTGTGATGAAGTAGATAAATATGCTTCTCTTGTATCAATATAAACACCTTTATATGGTGATAGTGTATCTGTTATATCTAAAACTCTAGCATTACTATTACCAACATCTCTAGTTTTAAATACTAATTCGATTACACCACCATTTTTAAAGTTATCAGCAAAAGGTGTCATGTCTATTTCAACATAAGCAGTACCATTCATAACAAGTTCACTAATTTCCTTACCACTTTGTTTTAACCATCCATTAGAACCATAGTTAAAATTATAAAGATAACCTTTATTGCCTTTTATTTTATCAGTCCAAACATCCCTATCGCTATCATTGTTAGTTCTATTTGTTGCATCAAACCAAGCTATTAAAGAACTATCTATTACTGGTTGTATTCTAGTATATTCACTTTGAATAACTTTACATTCAAATTCTATATGATTATTCATTCCTAAAGATTCATTTTTTGCTTCTATTTTTAAAGTATAATCACCAGGGTCTAATGATGATATAGTCCAATACAATGAAGTTGGTCTAGTTACTATGGTTTTATCTAAAACATTATTTATATATAAATTTACAATAAAATCATCATCTCTATCTACTGATAATCTATATGGTATACTAATTGGTATACCACTTTCATATTCAATTGTTGAATCAAATTGAGTTGATAATATTATTTGGTCTTTACTTACTACTATTAGTGTAAATGTACTATGTTTTGTTTCATATTCTGCTGATGTCGCCCAATAAGTTATAGTATGTACACCTATATCTAATCCTGTAATTTCATAAGTGTTATATCCATTAGTACCTTTTGTTTCATATGTTGTGCCATCTACATCAAAATAAACTTTAATATCTTCACCAGTCATAGAAGATATTGTATATGATAAAACTATTCTACTTGTAACACCATAATCTGCACTTGTGTCAGTAAGCATTGTTAATGTTATACCACCACTTGTTACTGTCCAGTTTATTTGGTTAGATATTAAACCTGCTCTATCTTTTACATATATTGATATAATTATATTTTTACCAGCTCCCAAAGGAGGAACTATAATCGTATTGTTACCTTGTTGAACAGTTTGTGTACCTACTTCAACATTACTAACTAATATATAAGCTAAACCTTCACCTAAGTTAGGTGAATTAAAAAATATTGGTATTTCTATTTCGCTTATACCATCTGATTTATTTATAGTAAAATCAGAAGTGATGGTAGGCATACTACCACCACCTCCACCTCCACCATGTATAGAAGAATTGTTTACGTGATTTGTTAATTTATTGCTAACATTTTGCAAATCAGTTCCTAACTCACTTAAGGCTCCTTCGACGTTTGTACTTTCAAATAAATCGTTATTATCTTTTATACTAACGTTTATCGCTTCACCTGTATTTATAGTGCTACTTCCTCCAGCAACTTCTATCCATTGTTCTTTTCCGTCTTTAACAATACATCTTTTAATAGACATTTAATCATCTCCTTTAATAATTTTTATTCTCGTCATAATAAGGAGCAGATACTCCAGTTCTATAAGCTGGATTTCTATCTGAATAATTTATTGTTAAATTATCAAAGTTAACAATTGTATGTTTATTTGGGTCGTATTTATCTACAGTCATTACGCCAGTTTCTTTATCTATAGCTTCTACTTCTTTAACATAATTCATACTCATTTTTATTGATGTTGGTGAAATATCTAAAGTTGCAAAACAAGGTTGTACTGGTAAAGAGCTAGTATATTCATACCACCAAGGTCTATTTGTTCCACTATGGAAATGTTTAGTATATTCAGTACCACTTGTTACTGTTCCACCAGTGCTATTTAAGAATGTCATAGTACTTAAATCAATAGCTTTTTCTTTACCACTTTGTTTAGCACCACCTGCTTGGAACATCACATAATAAACACCTTGAGATATGTTAGCACTTCTAGTTATCTCACTACCACTTAATTTTGTTTCATTTACTAAAGTGTAATTTTTACCACTTTTTGGTACATAGGTATTATAATTTTTTTCATTTATCATATCTGCATATGCAGATTTTTCATATCCACATTTTATTGGTATACTTCTTGAATATGTATGGTTATGACCACATAAGAATAAATCTACATTATATTTTTCAAGTATAGGTATCCAATGTTGTAATCTTTTTGCTCTTGTTACAGTAAAAGGACTTAAATGTGCATATACAATTACCCATTTAGGTTTTGTAGTTCTTTTACTAACCTTCCATAAATCTCTATCTAGGAAGTAAGCTTGTTTTAATAAAAATTCTGTTTGATTTATACCATAATCATTATACATTTGTTCTTGATTTGAATTTATACATATAAAATGAGTAAATCCTAAATCAAAAGAATATGTAGATACCATAGGAAAATCTGTTGTTGCTTGAACTTCTTTATGATAATCATTTAATTTAGGTACATTTTCATATGTAGCATAATGTTCATAAGCAAAACCATATTTTTTATCAACGAGGTCATTATTCCTTTATATTCAATTAAGTTCGCTACACTTAATCCGTTTTCTTTACATGAAAACTGCTCATGCTTTCACATGAGAGTAGACTATATCTTCATCTCTATTGAGATGCTCACCACTTCCATTTAAGGGATTTTCACCCACTCCAATCACTTGAGCCGTACTCCTATTGATGTATTTCAACATCTAAGGGATAGTCGTTGAAGGTTTCCCATTTTAAAGGGACTTCCCTGCTGATTATCCTCGTCTTTACGTTAGGACTTTCCAGCAATTCAATGAGTTTTTCATTACATATCACTATGTAAAGGTGGCTAACATTTACCACATGCAGTTAAGTGAGGAATGTTTCTACAAAATTCTTCACCATAATCAGTGTAATACAACCATTCAAATAAATTAGATGCATTTTGTGAAATATCCTAATATTCATATAAAGTTCGTTATACTTTATACCGTTCTCTTATGAACTGCTCATACTTTCATATGAGAGTAGACTATATCATCATCCCATAAAGAGATGCCCTCCACTAACTAGACTACTAGTATATATAGTCGTTGAAGTTTATTCATATTACTTATAGTAACTTAGAATCTTACCTGCTAGACACCCATTGTTTATAGTACTTAGGATTTAACCATATACAATTCAACTAATTTTTTCTGCTTTCGCCACATTCACGCTCATCGTTTCCAATCACGTTGTAGTTTAGTTGACTTTAGGGATTACAAGCAATTCAAAGGGTTTGCTATGCAATTTATTTACATAGGGAGCTTAATTTGTTACTCCAGTGTTCAAATGAAAATCAAATACAGGTAAGCCATAATTATTATAAAAATCAGTTCTAGTTTGCATAGCTTTAACACAAGTTCTCCATGCTTCATACTCAGGTTGAGTGAAACCTTGTTGCCTTTATATTCAATAGAATATCGTTACTATTCTACCCGTTTTCTTACTCAAAGAAAACTGCTCATGCTTTCACATGAGAGTAGAGCATATCACAATCTCTTTCGAGACCCCTCCCACTACCTAGACTACTAGGATACTTGTTCGTTGAAGTTTATTCATATTGTTTATACAACTTAGAATCTTACCTGCTGATTACCCAATCCTTAAACTTTTCAAACCTTCATATAATGATTTCTCTTATATTGTGGTATTAAGGCTCTAAGGGTTTCCCAGCAATTCAAGAGGTTTGCTATATAAATCACTTTACATAGGGACTAATATTTAATCCGTAGTCCAAAGCATTTTAATAGTACTACTATCTGTATATTCTCTCATTTCTATCATTTGTACATCTGACCAATAACCTTCTTCTCCACATTGATATTCGTATAAACCAGGTGTTATATTGGTTATTTTAGTTCTATGTATTGTCATAAATGTACCATGATTATTAACTATTTCACGTTCACTTTCATATTTTTTCCAATTTTCAGTTACTGCTACTCCACTTTTATCTTTTATTCTTCTAAGTTTTACACAACCATTATCTGTTAAAACAGATTGCCATGTAAAAAGTCTTGTTGTAGGTTGTTCACCAAAAGTTATATCTATAAGATTAGGTATGTTTTCATTTATAGTTGCTTTATCACAATAGTTATCCCAAATTCCATCTCTTAAACTTCTTGGTCTATAATGTTCTATATTACAAGTTTTATAATTTATAGCTTTTGTATCATATTTGTTATTTTTATTATTATAAAAATCTATTCTTCTTATTGCAGTATCTTTATCCATACAAGTCCAATAGAATTTTTCATAAGCAACTGGGTTTTTTGTTCCATCAGCACTACCCACACCTAATAAATCTACATAATATCCATTGACATATGATAATGTTGATACACCTGAAGTATCAGTTGTTATAAGATATCTATTAGGGTTTTCATTAGCATTAGGCGGAGTTGAGTTAGTTGATAAAAACATTGACATACCATTTCTACTAAATGCAATAGGTTCATTTTTATCAGAATCTATCCATTCTTGGTCATAATCGTATATTTTACATCTTACTAAATCACTCATTAAATCTCCATGTTGTTTACCTCTAATTAAAAAAGCAGTGTGTGCTGGTAAAAGTCCTCTTAACGCTAATGTTTTCCAAACAGTTTCATCATTACCTTTATAATGTAAATATAATCCTTTTAAATTAATATCTACAACATTACGATTGTATAATTCAACAAAACTATGACTAACGCTAGGTGCTTGTAAAGTTGATGTTGGTACTAAATCTCCACCACCATAAATTTGATTAATAACAATACCTCCATTATTAACAGTAGATAATGCAGTTTGAGAATTACCTATATAACTAGCTAATTTTAAAGGCATTTGTAAATTATCATTTTCAGCATAAGTATGACCCTCAACACATTCCTTTGGAAATACTTGAACTTTTCCATCATCATTTATAATTAATCTAAATTCACTTTTATCTTCATATGATTTTAAATCAACATAATTGTCACCCATATTATCTGTTGTCATTACATTGGCTAATTTTAACTTTTTATTATCTGCTCCACGTTGTACAATTATATAGTCATTTTCTTTGTCAACACTTAACACTTCTGTTAGTTGACTTATTTTTTTACCTTCTGTAGCCATTTATTTATCATCTCCTCTATTTATTCTAATAATAATGGAGTCTTATCTTCTAATAATATATTTGTTTTATCTTCTAATAATATTCCATTTATTACATTACTACTACCTTCACTTTTTTCTTCTTCAAGTAATAAAGGCGTTCCATCTTCAAGTAACAAAGGTGTTCCATCTTCTAATAATAAACCGATACTTATTGGTGTATCAGGTGTGTCAGGTTTATCAGGATTGACGACTCCATGTTTTTCTAAATAAGCAACTCTTTTTGTCAATAGTGATATTTTTATTTCTAAATCAGATATTTTATTAAGTAATTTTTTTACTGTTTCTATATCAGTTTCATCTTCTAATATTCCATCTGAATTAGTATCTAACCATAACATATTTTTATCTTCTGGTGGTTTATCGCCTATCCATATATGTGCATATCCATCTATTATAGTACCTCCACCATTTGAGCTACCTGATTTAAACTCAATCCAACATTCATTAGTTAATCCATCTACTAGTTGAAAAACCTTTTTTTCTTCTTTAACCCAACAAAACATACCTTCCTTTCTTCTATTTAAAGGTATGGAATTTCTTTCAGTTATATTATCTGTTTGATAAAACCCACCGATAATATCATTGCTATCTACTAAACCAAAAGTACCATTATTCTTCTGTTTTAAGGTATCTATAATTTCTATAGCCATAAAATCACCACCTTTACTAAGATATATCTACCGTCGTATTTCCCAATCCTGCATTTGTACTTTTATAAATATCATATTTTTCAACATAATTATAAGAATTAGTAAAGTAGATTGTGCTAACTTTATTAAATCCACCTTCAAATCCTCCAACTTTAAATACAGGAGTTCCTAATCTTGTGGGAAAAGCATAGTAAATATATTCATCAGATGTGGCATTAACATTTATAGTTCGTTTTATATTATTGCTTAATGTACTGTTTTTTAAAGTAGAAATAAAATCATTGTTAAAAGTTGTATTACTTGAAGTACCCCAATAAATTTTATTACAATAAGTAAGTGTTATTGTTCTACTTATAGTTTCTTTACCATCGGTAGCCGTTATTTTAAAAGAACAATTATCATTTCCATTTATTGTATCGTTGCAAGTATATGTTAAAGATTTTTCAAGATTGCTAATTACTCCACTTTTTGGAAGTGTTAGAGTTTGATTTGTTATTTCTTCCATTGTTTTATTATAACTCCAATTAATAATTATTGGTAAACTAAAAGTTTTTCCTAATTCCCAAATGATATTATTAGAATAAGCTTCATCTAATTTTACTGAAAAATTAGATATTGCTAAATTTATATACAGTAATTTATCTAAAGCTTTTGATACAGTTGGATATAAAGCATTATCGTATTTTACATTAGAAGCATTTATATCGATAGATTTGCCTAATTCTTTTAATTCAGTCCATATATCATTTAAATTAGATGTTATAGCATTCATTCTTGTAGCTGAAATTATTTGTCCATATTTCCATTCTTCTAAACCACTGTCTTCTCGTAAAGCCATAGCACTAATTTCATTACCTTTATTACCACTAATAACATAATCATCATTAACTATTCTTGACATTCCTATTTTAGTTATATCTATTTGTCCTGGTATAAATTTTTCAGCATATTCATCTGGAAATATAGGTTTTAAAACTTCAAAAGGAATAGGTGGTATTGTAATTTTACCACCTCGATTTTCATCCCATAAAGAAATTTGAAGTTGATAATTTCCTATTTCTTCTACTTCATCTATAAAACTTTCTGTAATAGTAAATAAAACTTTTCCATCTACAACCGGTATTGGTTCGTCACTAATAAATTTTCTACCATTTTCTCCAAGAGGTTTACCGTCTTCTCCAATTTTTGTTGCATAAATTTCAGGTTTTAATACTCTTATTGTTGCATAACTAGCATTTGTTTTTTCAACAATATTAATTATTTCTTGAGTACCTTTTACAAAGTCATATTTAAAATTCCTTATTAAAAAATATATATCTATATTTTTATCACGCTGATATAAATATAGTGGTTCATCTAATTGTGCAGTAGTTCCATTTATAGTAACAATAATATTTTTTGTAATATAATTTTCAGCCATTATTCATCATCTGCTCTTACACAAGAAACAGTTGCTATACTTTTATCATCATGGAATATAGGTTCATATACTTCAAAATTTACAGGTGGAATAGTAACTCTACCTTGTATTTTTTTTCCTGTTGAATCATTTCTTTCATCATCATATAAATGTATTTGCATTGTGTGAATTCCACATTCTTCGCATTCATCAGCGAATTCATCTGTTATAGAAAGTATAACTTTATTATTTTGTATTGGTAATTTATCAGTCATAAATTTATCACCATTTGGTTTTAATACTTTAATTACTGCATAAGAAGCACTAGATTCAATTAATATATTACCACTGTATTCATTAAATTTATACTTTACATCTGCTATAGTGAATTCAAAATCTATCCATCTATCCTCTTGATAAAAATACATAGGTTCATTTAAACTAGCAGTGTTTTCATTAATAGTAATAGTTAAAGGTTTTTTTATTAAGTTATCACTCATTCTATCACCTTCTTTTATTTATATTTATTGAGGATTATCTTTTTCTAATTTTGCTATTTTTTCTTTTAATTCTTTATTTTCTTCTTCTACTTGTATTCTTAAACTTTTTTCAAGAATCACTCTTTGATTTAAATTTGCTATTTCTTCCATTGCTTGTTGAAAAGCAATTTCAAGTTTTATATCCATTAATATCTCTCCTTTATTTTTATTTTACATTATATTTATAAGACTTTAATCTATTTATTTATTTGTTCTTCTAATTTCTCTATTCTTTGTAATGCTTGTTTTAAAGCACAACCTAATAAATTAACATAGTTTCCACTATTGTATCCTAACATAGGAACTATTGTGTCATCTTCACCCTCTTCTACATCATAACTACCTTTATCCAATAATAAAGAATTGGTTAAATCAGGATAAGCTTGAATCAAATCTTGCAAAATAAATCCTATTTGATTATCTTCTTTAGCTCCTCCTGTTTCATTATCTATAAAGTTATATGTTGCAAAATCAATATCTTTTACAAAATTCCATATTTCATCTTCATTAAATAATGGTTTACTTGCAACCTTTACATTATCTGAAGTAAGATAATTTATGTTTGTTTTACATCTTCTATCTGAAGTATTTATTGAACTATTGCCACAATAAAGTTTTGCCCATCTATAACCACCAGTACCTAATAAGGCAACATTGTCGGTATGTGGTCTAAATGTTCTCATTTTGTCTCCTGAACTTGTTTTACCTGCTTTTACAAGAACTGCACTAACAAAATCACCTAGACTAGAATTATAACCATTACCAGAAGAACTCATATAATAATCTCCTAAGAACAAACCTTTACTATTAAAATTATTTGTCACAGCATAAGTTCTCATAAATCCAGAATACCATTCAGATGAACTTGAAGCAAAGTAAGCTACTTCATATTCTGAACCGCCTTTCGATACCGTATTATCTTTTTGATGGGTTCTTATTTGAAGGTCACAAACTGGAGCTATTATCATATCACCATCACCAAAAAATCTCAACTGACTTGCAATTGCATTTCCTGTATCAGAATCTGTATATCTACTGTTGAAATTTATTTCCATCAAAGGAACACCAACGTGAGTATTTGACATTGAAGTATGACTATCAGTAGCCATTATTCTACCAAAATATCTACCTGTTCCAGCAGTATAACTACTACCACCTTGATTATTTATACCATCTGCCCCTAAATATATACAAGGTGTTGATGTAGAAGTATTACCATTCTCAAATGTAACATCTCTAAAACCTAAAGTCATAGCAACAGTTTTAGAACCATTATAAATTTTATAACTTGAACTATTCATTTCCAAATATTGACCTTTTGAGTTAGGTTCTGTTCTTGCAATGATTTGACCATTTTTATTAACTACAAATGTACCGCTACCTATATTTATTGTACCACCTGTAATATTTTTACCAGTAATTGCATTAGCACTTATTTGGTCAGCAGTTATTGTACCTGTTTGTATTTTAGCACCATTAATTGTAGTTGTTCCTCCATATGACCAATCTGAAGTCAAATTATATGAACTATTTATTCTATTTTGAGTATAACTATCTAAACTAGAAAAAGTAACTGTACCTGTAATATTAATATTTTTTGAAATAATATCCAGTGCTTCATCTGTTAATGTCATATTACTTGAACTAGTACCACTTTTTACTAGCCAACTTATTTTATTAGCAGTTTGTTCAATTCTACTAAAATTACTACTTAAAACAGATGTATCATTAACATTAGCAACAGAAATAGTTTTACTATATGTTTTTTTATTTTCAATATTTACTGATATTTCTATTGTACCATTATTTCCTGTTACAGAATTTAATAATATAGTTTTATTATCAGATTTTATACTAGCACTACAATTTGTTGTATTTGTTATTGTAACTTTATACTCTCCGTCTCCTGGTGTACCACTTACAGCTTGTAACATTTTTTCATTTTTGTATATATTAACGGTTGATACGGGTTCAATTGTTCCAGTAGTCGGTCTATTGACCGATACTGAAAACGAATTACTTATATAACTACTCATTGTTTTATCACTCTCCTATTGTGGGAATCCATTTGTCCAATTTTGTGGAACAGTAGTCATACTGAATCTTCTCCACTCTTTTGTAATTTCTATTATTTTAGGTTGAGCTATACCTTTGTTGTGTTGCCAACTGCTATCGAAAGTTAACCCTTCTGCTAGCCACCAGTCGCCACCACAACTTGCACAGTAATGTGAACTATCTCTATCATCTGTACCACTTTCATTCCATTTTACTTTTCTTAAGTCTATACAAGTATATACATATTGATATTTTGTGTCAAAGTTTTTAATATTACTAAATGGATGATACATACAGTTCTCACCATTAACCTTATTAGCTTCTCTTAGGATTATAGTTTTACTAGTACTAGTTGTTTTTATACTATCACTAAAATATGTATTACTATCACCTGAGAAACTTTCAGCGTAGAAGTTTCCATTAGGAACTGCTAAATCTTGTACTTTTTCCCATTGACCATTATACCAACCATAAACTTTTATGTTTCTCATCTCAACTCCAGTATTTGAACTAAATCCTGAATTTTTAACTCTATAAACATTAGCCCAAGCACCAAGTGCCCTAAATGCTACTGCACCTGGACAATTTGCTTGACCACAATTATGTGCTATTGCAGTAGGTCTTTGTTGGTTTTCCCAACGAGATTGAGTTGCCCAAGTATCATTTACACCACTAGGTAGTGCTTCGTGATTTTGTGGCATCGGATACATTTTATCTAAGATATAAGCTGATGTACATGATGTAGCATATTCAGTACTATCAGAACTACTTCCTCCAGAACCTACATTAACAGTTATGCTAGCTGAATTACCTTCTAGTGTTGTTGCAGTTATAATACAACTTCCGTCAACTCCTTTAGAGTCCACTCTACCGCCACATACAGTAGCTATGTCTGTATTACTAGATTTCCATGTAACTACTTTATTAGTCCAACTTTCATTGAATTTAAGAATTAAGCCAAGCTTACTCCATTTATCCATATGTCTAGCACTTGTGTCCTCAAACCAAATTTGGTTAGAAGTACCTCCACCACTCGGTGCCTCTTCTGGTGCATAAACTCTAACCCAGTCTACATACATAGTATATTCAGTCATATTGCTAGGAACACTACCACCGGCGGCACCTAAAGCTTGATTTAGTAGTATATAATGTGGTTGGTGGAACATGAACCATGTGTTATCATCACTTATGTCTGAGTGTCCTATAAGTCTATCGTCTACATAGTAGTCTAGTTTGTCATGAGTCCATTCCATAGCATAGATATGGTAATCATCGAAGCTTCCTATGTTTCCTGAATCAACCCTACCTAAATCTTTCGCATCCCAGTTGTCCCATACTAGGTCTGTTCTATATAATGCTCCTGCTGTAGTCCAAGCATATCCTTGTTTGTGTTCCATGATATCTATCTCACCACAGTATGGCCAGGTAATACCATTGCCTTCTTCGTAGTTACCTCCTAATGTCCAAAATGCTGGGAATGAACCTATTGTTTGTGGTATCTTAATTTTAGCTTCAAATCTACCATACATGAATTCTCGTTTGTTATCTGTATGGATACAACCACTTGACCATTCTTTACCATTAGAACTTTCTCTTTTAGCTTTTATAACAAGATTACTATTTTCTACCCATACGTTATTTGTTCCTGCCACATAATTTTGAACTTCATTTGGTCTACTATAGTTGTTTTCATAATCCCAGTTAGCAGTATTTAAAGTTGTGCCAGTAAAATCATCTTCCCATATTAGAGTTCTACCTGGTCTATAAGCATCACTTGAACCACTATCGCCACCGCCTGGGTTACTACCACCGCCACTAGATGAGTTACATAGTTCTTTTAGTTGAGCTACTGTGAAAGCTGAATTCCATACTTTGAAAGTATGTATTGTACCTTTCCAATATTTGCTCTTATTGCATTCTACATCCTGATAAGCTCCTAGTATTAATGAATAGTCGTTCATGTCGTATGCATTCTTAGTAACTGCAACAGCTGAGCCATTTATTACTATCTGGCTAACCACACCTTTAGAGATTGCTATAGCAATTTTATTATTTTTACCACCAACTAATGTCCAACTAGATTCATAAGTACCATCGCTAGTGTTTTGTCTATTTCCTATTATATAGTAGTGATTATCTTCGTTATTATAATATACTTTTAATCCGTCACCGTCGGCATTCTCATATGCACAGTGGAATAAATATGGCAGTTGCCCTTGACTGGCTCCATAATCATCAAAGTCAATGAATATAGTGTAATCACTTGCAGTCTTGAATGGTTTTACTCCAGTGTCTACATATTTAGAAGAACCATCAAATACTGTATCAGCTAATTCGTATACTGGTGTAGGAGTAGATGTGCTTGTAAGAGTAACTGTAAATACATTACTTGTTTTAGTAACACCTGATGAAGTTGTAACTCTTATAGCCATTCTATAAGTTCCAGCACTAGCTTTATTGTCATGCTTAAATTTATATGATGTTCCAGTAGCAGTTACATCACTAGTTTTATCGTAGAATGTATTTCCTCCATCCCATGATACTTCATGTTTTGCTACTGCTATATTAGTACTATATTCAATATAAAATTCTGTTTGAGCAGTTTGTGTAATATTTGAAATATTGCTAATAGTTAATGTTTCAGTACCACCTGAAGTTTTAGTTAAATTACAATATGTTAAATATTTACCTGGGTCATAACATCCATATCTTATCTTAGTTGTAGGTGCAGTAAATGTATAAGTGTAGTTGTTATTACCATTACTTGTAAACAATTCACTAACATAATTATCACTATCATCAAAAGCGTAACCCCATACCCAAGTACCATCCATTTGTAATGTGTAAGTCGCACCCTTTTCAACTGTTACTGCCTTAACTGTTGCCCAACATTCAGCATTATCAGTTATAACATGGGTACTTTGGTTTATACCTTTTCCATATGTCATATTTCCTATAGTACCAGTTTCAGGTGTAGAAATCGCTTCCGTTATAACAGTAATATAAATTTCACCAGTAACATTAGGTATATTAATATTATTACCACTAACAGTTGAACTACTTATATCTGTACCACCCATTACACAGTATATTGTTTTTATTCTATAACCATTATTAGGAGTAATAGTAGTAGAATAACTAGAACCTTCTTTAACAGATGTAGTTAAGTTAGTGCTACTAGAATCAGATAAATGATAATGAACTGTATAGTAAGTATTTGTATCACCAATTGCTTCTGTATCTGCAAGAATAGAAACATCACCTGTAACATTAGGTATATTAACAGCAGTACCACTAACAACTGAATTACTTACATCATTACCACCCATCATACAAGATATCGAATTTACTCTATAACCATTTTTAGGAGTGATAGTTGTAGAATAACTAGAACCCTTTTTGATAGAAGTACTTGTGTTAGAACTAATAGAATCATGTAAATAATATCTAATTGTATAGTAAGTATCTGAACTTCCACTACTTGTTTTAGTTAAATTACAATATGTTAAATACTTATTAGGGTCATAACAGCCATATCTTATTTTAGTAGTTGGTGCAGTAAATGTATATTTATAATCATTGTTACCTGTACTAGTGAATAACTCTTTAACAAATTTATCATTATCATCATAAGCATAACACCAAACCCATGTTGCATCCATTTGTAATGTGTAAGTAGCACCTTGTTCTACTGTTACTGGATTAATTGTCGCCCAACAATCTGCATTATCATTTATAATATAAGTACTTTGATTTACGCCTTTTCCATTAGTCATATTCCCTATGGTTTGAGAAGGAGTACTTTGTTCAGTAGCTTTAGCAGTGATAACTACGTTTCCTGTAACAGAATTTATAGTTATAGTATTATTATTAACAACACTACTTGTTACATCTGAGCCACCCATAATTACAGTAATTGTACTTAACGTATATCCTGAGTTAGCAGTTATTGTGGCAGAATATTTAGTATTGGCATCTATATGTTGAGCTCTATTACTTGTAGTACAATATGTTAAATTATTAGTTATTGTATAAATAGTAGATGTATTATCTGTTAAAGTAACAGTAAACACATTACTTGTTACGGTTTCTCCACTTGAAGTAGTAACTCTTATAGCCATTCTATAAGTTCCTGCATTACCTGAGTTATCATGTTTAAACTTATAACTTGTTCCACTAGAAGTTACATCACTAGTTTTATCATAAAACACGCTTCCACCATCCCATGATACCTCATGTTTTGTTACTGCTTTATTTGTTGAATATTGAATATAGAATTCTGTGTTAGCAGTTTGTGTAATATTTGAAATATTGCTTATAGTTAATGTAGTTGGAGTAGTTCCTCCTCCATTACTACTTTCAACTGCTTTATCAATTATTACATTGATATTAGAATTATTTTGATAACTTTGTTTACAGTCTAACTTAGTTAAACCTATTGTACTATAATCTCCCTTATCATCCCATTTTAAAAATTTCAATACTTTTAAAAATGTATTATTGTGTAACTTAATATGTGATTGAGATTCAAAACTAGTTGTATAAATACTTCCATCATTAAAGAAATTATTTTTAAAAAGACCACCTTTTATATGCCCTCTAATGTCTAATCCAAAGTTTCTACAATTAATAACATTACTATTGAAAGCTCTTTGAATTGTTAGGGCAGATGTTCCGTTATAAACTTCATTATTTATGAAAAATAAATTTTTACCGTTCTCATATCCATCTTCAAAATCCAAGGCTAATTTTGTTACTTTGTATTCGTTCTCATCAGCAACATAATTAAATGAACAATTTTTAATCAATAGATGATTGTATATACCAGGGTGCATAGCACATGTTCTTGTATTATATGATTTTATATTAATTAACTCACAATTTGTAGCACCACCTGTATGACATATTGTCATACCTGATGATGTTGTAGTTGAAGTAAAACCAGTAATTCTCAAATATTTTGTACCACTTGGTATTTTAACTACTTGATATTGTCTTGATTTTATTGTTGTTTTATATGCAGATTGACTATCATAAAAATGGAAAAACAATTCTGCCTTATTTAAAGCCAATCCACCATAACCTAGGTACACATTACATTGTATTTCACCTCTATCTAATAATGTTGAAATATCAATTGATTCTGTTGTACTCATAGTAGTACTACTAACTGTGTTACCTTGGTCATTTATATAATATGCGTTTGGAAAAGCTAATTTACCAGGAGTTCCTACATATCCAGCTCGTTTACCACCGAACACACCTAAATTGTATCCAACTGAATATCCCATTTCCATATTTTCAAATGAAGAATATTTAGCTCCATTGATTTCAGCAACTGCAAGACCTTCACCAGGTATATTGTAATTTGTATTAGTCTTTGTTGCTTCAAAATCAAATCCATCATAGTTACCAATTAACTTACCATTTTTAACATGAGAATCAAAACAATCTCTTAAATCTACTAAATTTGATACGTTAATATCATTACATTGAGTTGCTTTAAATGTTGCTCCATTCATATCTAATGTAAAATGGTCAGGTAAAACTACTTTATCAGAATGATAATCTAACATATAAACTTTATTTAGCATAGTAATCTTATTATGACCATTATTTTTAACTGCTTTAAATAAGTTATTCAACCCTGTATTATTCGCTTTAGCTTGTGATATACTAGCAGTTTCACCAACAGTAATATTATATGTAGATAAATCAGCAGTTGTCATATTATAATTGTTCACTTGATTGTATGAATCATTAACTATTAGTATATCAAAAAATTGTTCAATACTTGCTACTCCATTGTCATCTATAGTATAAATACTAAAATAAGTTTCTCCAGTATTAGCAATCGAACCTATATCTATTGAATATTCTCCAGCTTTAGTAGTTTTATTATATGTTTTATCTTTTATTTTAACAATAGTTGTAAAAGTTTTACTATCATCTTTATTTAAATATTCAGCTTGAGTACTATCAGATACATAATATTTAATACTTATCGTCTCATTAACTTTTTGTTTAGGATTGAAATATCTAATATATAATTCAGGTATTTTTGTGGATGTGAGATTATTAGTAGAATTTATTGTATTCGCCATACTTATTTCCCTCTTTCTATATAAATTTTATAAATATTAACTCGTGCGAAATAACATGTGAATGTTAAAGTTATATTTGATAAATTACCAGCTATTGTCCAGTAAGTATCTACTTTACCATCACTTGATAACGCTTCATTTATTTGCACTTCATTAATCATGTTAGAATTACTTATATTATTAGCTGAACCATCGCCTAAAACTAAACTACGTAAAGAATAAATTGATGATGGGTCACTTGTTCCTAATCCTAAAACTACATGTACTTTATCATTTTTATTAAAACTTAATGGATGATTGCTTATACCAACACTAACATCTTGGTTTTGATTAGTACTTATATAAGTTCCATTGTTGACTGCATTACTTAATGAGAATGAAGCTCCATCAATTAAAGTACCATTGTCATAAATCACTTCAAAATTACTATTAGCACTATCTATAACATCTACTGTTATTGTTTTACTTGTTAAGCCATTTGCTGATACGGTTATATTATACATGTCATCAGTTTTATTATTATCACTAATAGAAGTTACATTTACAGATTGAGCAATATGATAATTATCAGCAGTAAAAGTTAATTGACTTGTAGAAAGTGTTAAATAAGAAGATGATGAAGAAATATTTATAGTTGTACTTGATATAGGTTTATTTGATAATTTAAAGTATATTGTTTTACTTCCACCTTCAGCAATATCAATATATGTGCATGAAGGTAATATTTCTAAAGTATCATCTACAATTGGTGTATCAGGTATGTCAGGTTTACTAGTTTCTTTTTCGGCAACTGCATTAATAACTATATTACCATTTACGTTTTTAATAGTTATTAGTTTAGCAGGTTTTCCATTCCATTCCATATCTGTTATAACATCAAGACCATTAGTATAGTCAACTCCACCCATACTTACAGTTAAAGTTTTTAATACACATCCATCATTAGGTGCAACTACACTTTGGAATGTTGTAGTTATTGAAGTATCTAAAGTATCACTTCCTGTTGATGTACAATTAGTTACATTTCTAGTTATTGTATAAATCTTAGTGCCTGAAATTGCTTCTGTATATACAGTAATATAAACTTCACCTGTAACATTAGGTATGCTAATATTATTACCATTAACAGTTGAACTACTTATATCAGTACCACCCATTACACAATAAATTTTAGTTATTCTATAACCACTCTTAGGAGCAACAGTAGTAGAATAGCTAGAACCTTTTTTAATAGAAGTAGCTGAATTAGTACTTGTTGATTCAAATAGAGTATAAGTTACAGGATAATAAGTATCTGTACTTCCACCAGTTGTTTTTGTATATACCGAAATAACAATTTCACCAGTAACGTTAGGTATATTAATATTATTACCACTAATAACTGACTTGCTTACATTAATACCGTTCATTACACAATAAATTTCAGTTACTGTGTAACCATTTTCAGGAGAAATAATAGTAGAGTAACTAGAACCTTTTTTAACAGATGTATTTGAGTTAGAACTAGTAGCATTATTTAAACGATATTTAACTGCATAATAAGTATCGGTATCTCCACCTGAAATTGCTTCTGTATATACAGTAACATGAACCTCACCGGTAACATTATTTATGTGAACATTGTTACCATTAACTGTTGAATCACTTATATCGTCTCCATTCATCACACAGTATATTTTAGTTATTCTATAACCACTTTCAGGAGCAACGGTAGTAGAGTAACTAGAACCTTTTTTAATTGAAGTGGCTGTATTAGAACTAGTAGCGTTATGTAAGTGATAATTAACAGTATAATAGGTATCTACTGACATTCCTGAATTTATAGTTAATGTAAATATATTACTTGTTACGGTTTCTCCACTTAAAGTAGTAACTCTTATAGCCATTCTATAAGTTCCAACACTACTTTTATCATCATGGTGAAAAGAATAATTATTGCCACTAGAAGTTACATCACTAGTTTTATCATAGAACGTACTTCCACCATCCCATGAAACTTCATGTTTTGTTACTGCTTTATTTGTAGAATATTTTATATAAAATGAATTTCCTACTGTTTGTGTTATGTTTCCTATATTATTAATAAGTAATTGTGTTTCTTCTCCAGTTTTACCATATGTGACTCTTAAAGTACATGAATTATAAGTACCATTTTTCCAACTAGATACGTCAAAAATTGCAGAACTGTTTGAAAAAGTTGTTGCACTTATATAATTGCTTCCATTATTACTAATTTCTATATTAGTAATATCTGAAATATCCGTACTATAATTAACTATAAGGTTATTATTGGTAGTCGAAGGACTACCAATAATTGAAAGATTTGCCATCATATCACCTTCCTTAATCTATTATATTTCCATTTATATCACATTTAGTTACTATTGTATCTTTAGTTATAACTATTGTATAATCATCTACATTTTCTTTTATTTCATTAATCTTTTGATTTACTTTGTCAACATCAGCTTTACTGGCAACTGGACTACTACCACTTACTATCTCTAAATTGCTACCATCCCAACTAATATGTGAAGCATTTTTATTACCTATCAATACTTCTCCATTAGTGTTGAATTCATAAGTTTTAGTACCGCTCTTATATCCAACTATACCATTAACACCACTATAACTACCACTAGTTCCAAATACATTTTTACCCATAGCAACACCAGTTGGCAATCCATTACTAACTGTACCTGCAAAGATTTTAGGAGTTAATACAGTTGAACCATTGATTGTTGTCTTACCAGTATCCCATTCAGTAATCCAAGTTGGTAAATCTGCCTTACCATCTTGTCCTGCATTACCTTTAAATGCTTTCGCCCAACTAAATACTTTATAATAAGTAACATCATTAATTATAATCGGAACACTAAAGTTACCAGATGAAGCCAATTTATTACCTGTTGTAGCAGTAATAGTTATAGTTGTTCCACTTTTACTTAATGTTAATCCATCTACAGTAGGTAAAGTACCAATAGTAGGCGTTATTTCTTTAGTACCTTGATAAACTTTTACTTGTGTTGTTGTAGTAATGGCTGTTTCTATAGTTCCATTATTTTCACAAGGAAATGTATGATTCTCATTAGTTAATATTATAGTATATCCATCTGCTCCGTCATCACCACATTTTACTTTACTATAACTAAATGCTTTATTAAAAGTTATTCCATCAATTATTACAGGAATATTAAATGAGCCATTTGAAGCAAGTGTACTTCCAACTAAAGCAACTATTGTTATAGTTAATCCATCTCTTGTGATTTTTAAACCATTAACAGTTGGCATTGTACCAAAACTAGGTGTTACAATCTCACTACCTTTATAAGCTATAACTGTTGTAGTAACAGCTTGTTGCATTTCAATTTGTCCTTCTGCATTCGCTACGAAACTATGATTATCATTAGTTAAGTTAATAGTACATCCATCTACACCATCAGTTCCATCAGAACCATCTATTCCATCTACACCATCAATTACTTTAACTAATGTTATAGTATCACTTAAGTCACCTGCTTTAATAGTAATGGATATTTTTAAATTATTAGTAAAGTTATTAACTGATAAGGTTCTTGTGTTTCCTTCACCATTTAAAGTAACATTAGGACTTGTAGACCATGTTATAACATCATTAAAATTTTGTTGATTAGCAGTTAAGGTTATAACAGTTGAATCTTTAGGAGAGTTATTTTTATCAAATGCTATTGCTTGTCTATTTGCTGATAATGATAATAATTTAGCATCTGAACCATTAGTACCATCTGTACCATCTTCACCTTTTAATGATAAAGCATAAGTGAATTTTTTTGTAAATGTTATCCCATCAATTGTAATAGGAATTGTTAATGTACCATTTTTTGTTGACATACTGTTGGATACTGTAACTATAAAATAAGCATTTGTCGTACTATTATTTGTTATTGATACGCTCATACCTTTTGGCATTCCTGTAATATTGCCTATTGTTGTAGCTACTTGAGTACCACCTTTATAACCTATAATACCACAGTTTGCAGAACCAACTAGGGCAGTTGATGAATTACCTGCAAATGTATGAGATTCATTTGTTAGCAAGACAGTATAAGCATCCCAACCATCATTACCTTTAGTCAAACTCCAAGTGTAATCAGAAGGATTTGTACTATCTGCTTTAATCTCATCTGTATATACACCCATATAATCTCCAGCATCTTCACCATTATTATTAGTAAATGTTACACCACCATCATTAGAATATTTTATATGTATATAAGCTGAAGTACCGTTTAGACCATCTTGACCGTTTTGTCCATCATTTCCTTTTATTTGACCAACGTTTATGAATTCATTACCATTCCACACCCATAAATCTTTATCAATTATATATCCGTCACCATTTTCATTTCCATCAGGATGAGCTTGGTCTAATTCTTCTTTACTATTATAAGAATCTAATATTTTAACTGAAGTACCATCTGAACCTTTTTGTCCATCTAATACTTTTACTATTGTAATACTATCAGTTAAACCTCCACCAGTTACTGTTATCTTTATTTGATTATTATTTGTAAATATTGTTGGATTCAATGTTCTATTATTACCACTACTACCTAATTCTACATTAGGACTTGTAGACCATGTTATAACATCATTAAAATTTTGTTGATTAGCAGTTAATACTATTTCAGCATTATCTTTTAATGTATTATCACTATTAAAAGCTATTGTTTGTCTACTTGCAGATAATGATAATAATTTAGCATCCGAACCTTCTATTTTTTTCCATTTATATTTTGAAAATACTGTTGAATCTTCTTCAATATTATCTACATACATACCCATCCAAGTACCAACTTCTTCACCATTACTGCCAGTAAAGGTTACTCCATCATTAGAATATCTAATATGTACATATGTAGATGTACCATCTTCACCTTGGAATTGACCAACATTTATAAATTGATTTTCTGTCCATACCCATAAATCTTTGTCAATTATATATCCGTCACCATTTTCGTTTCCAGTAGGATGAGTAGAATCTAATTGTTCTTTACTATCATATCTTCCCAATACTCTTACTGAATTCCCATCTTTACCATCTTTACCAGGAGTACCTGGAATTCCTTGCATACCTTTAAAAGATATTGAATAAGTAAATGTTTTAGTAAACTTTAATAATCCAACTGTAATAGGTATACTTAATTCACCGTTTTCAGTTAAGTTAGTATTAACATTTATATTCAAAGTAGGAGTAATTGTATTGTTATTATCAATAGTGATTGTCATTCCTTTAGGTATGTTTTCTATTGTTCCAATAGTAGCCTTAACTAATTGGTCTCCTCTATATACTAAGACATCACAAGTAGTAAAACTTGCTAAAGCATTAGAAATATCACCAGGAAATATATGTGCTTCATTTGTTAATACAACAGTATACGCATCTAAAGGATTTTTTGCTCTGTTAATTGTAAATCTTTTTGTATATGATACTCCATCATAAATAGCTATTAAATCAACATAAGTACCTTTCGCTTCTCCTGTCCAATTTGTAACTGTATAAGTCCCTGTTTTTGTATCTAAAGTACCTTCTATATCGCTATTAGGTTTAGCACTATATGAAACTCCATTGATTAATTCTTGTCCAACATAAGATAAAGTTATCTTAGTAGAACAACCTTTAAAAGAATCTTCTCCAAAAGTACCATCAGATTCAATAGGTACTATATGAGTATCATTAGTTAAATTTGCAACTATACCTTTTTCTCCATCTTCACCTTTTATTTTTTTCCATTTATAATCAGCAAAATTAGTTGAATCAGTTTCAATGTAATCAGTATATTGCCCTATCCAATCTCCAGTATCTTCTCCATTATTATTTGTAAATGTTTTACCATCATTACTGTATTTTATATGTAAATAAGTGGTTCTTCCGTCAGTACCATTTTTACCTGGGATACCTTGTTCTCCTCTAAAAGGTACACCATCTGACCAACCATTATTTTCTTCTAACCAAACATATAATAAACCATCTATAACATAAGCATCTCCAGGTTTACCAGTTGCAGGTAATTGGTCTTTATTTTCTAGTTTACCAATTATATTAACACCTGTACCCTCTTCACCTTTTTCTCCCTTAATTGATTTAGTTATAGTCATTACTTTTTGGAAGGTATTTCCATCTACTGTTATATTTAATGTAACAGTAGCTATATTTTTAGATAATGAAGTTACATCTAATCTTCTTGTTCCATTACTATAAACAGAAGTACAACCATCATCTATTCTCTCTAAATTAAATGAAGTAACTTCCGATAATCCTTTATAAACTTTTACATAGGTATAAGCAGTACTTATAGCTTCAAATGTATAATTACCATTTTCATCACAAGGAACACTATGATTTTCATTAGTTAACAATACTGCATATCCATCTGCACCATCAGTGATTTTTGCTAATGTCATAATATCATAATAAGTTTCTACTTCATATCTTATCATTAATATTTTTGAATCACCAAAATAACTATCATGATTTACTATTAAAGTATTTGCGTTTTTTGATGAAGTTATTTCAGTCCAATCATCGCTTTCAGAAATCCTATAATACCATCTTGAAGTTTTATCAGCTGATATATTATTTCTAGTGGCTGTTAAAGTAATTGAAGTTGGATTTGGAGTTTCTGTAAAGCCACCTTTGTATCTAAATAATTGGTTACCATTAATTGATACTGATTTAGCATCTTCACCAATTACACCATCGTGTAATTTTACAATAGTCATTTCATCTGTGTAGTCACCACATACCACTTTTATAGTGATAGAATTTGAATTATTTCCCCATATTGGGTCATCATGTTTTAATATAAATGAACTTAAGTTAGAATTGCTAGGTATATTTGTCCATTCACTAGATACTTTAGCATCTCTATAATACCAGTCGAATACAGGATTTTGTATATTGGATACTTGAACATTTAAAGTTATTGCTGAAACATTAGGATTTCCATCTTTATCGTATTTAAATATTTGGTCTCCAACTAACATTACATATTGAGCAGAACCTGCTTCACCTTTTAAGTTCTTTTTAGCTGAATCGTCCAAACTATCCCAAGTTAATGTTCCTGTCATTAATACTTTACCTGCATCTAATTTAATTACATTATCTCCAATAGTTAATTGAGAAGTAGTTTCATTATACTTAACATAATTCAATATTAGGTTATCAGCAGTTTGTTTAATTGCAGTAGCATTTTTTTGAACTAAAACTTTTAAGCCAGTTTCACCATCAATATCTTCTTCCATTTTAGATATTGTTTGACTAAAATTATTAGAAGTTTTTCTTATGTCTAAAATACTTTCTACTAATTTACCACCTATACCTAATAATATTGCATCTGATACTGCATTTTTATATTGAGTATTTTTTACAGCCACATTAGCTATTGCATTTAACATAGTAGTAATTTCACTAGGAACTATTGTATTATCACTTATAGAATCATTAACTAATGAATTTAAATTATTAATAGAAGTATTTAATGCATCTAAATTTTTATTTAAATTATTTATTGTATCGGTATTATCTTCCTCTGAACTTTTTAATCTTTCAATTAAAACTTGATGATATTGTGACATAACAGTATAATTATCTAGTAATTGGTTTTGTATAGCTGATATATCTATTTTTTCATCAGATGAAACCTCCATATCTTCTGATACTTTTGTTATCAATTCTTCATATTGAGCTAATGTTTCACCTAAATTTATCATTGAAACGTTTATATTATTTCTTAATTCTTCTAACTCTTTGTTATTACTAAAGTTTTTTTCAACAGTGGATATTGTTTCTTTAGTTTCTTCAGCAGTTTTTTCTATTTTATTAACCCTTTCAACTAAAGAACCTGAACCACTTTCAGTAGAACCTAATACTTGTTTAATCCCATCTACATCTTCTTTTATTGTCATATATTTTCCATTTAATTCATTATATTTACCTAATGCTTCACCTGTTAATTGAGAAGAACTTCCATTACCAGTATCATTATAATAAATATCATAATCATCATGGGGAACTTGTGTTCCTATACCATTTTCATTTATATATATCATTTTTTTAGTTGCTGTTTCTTTTATCCATTCATTACTTTCTTTTAATACATATGGATTATCATTCATATCCCAATATATATACTTCATACAAGATTTACCATCATTTACTATGTATGGTGTATTATCTGATTTATCAATTATTACTAATCCAGTCCAAGATATATATGTCGTTGCAGGAATGTTAGGTAATAACATTAAACCAACTCCTTCCTATAAAATTTTTTTATTAATCTTGTCATAATTAAGTCCTACTCTATTCTTATTTACTCTATTAATAGTACTTCTACTTTTTTTAGCTATTTCATAAGCCTCTTTACCTTGTGTTAATCTCTCACCTATTGATAGTGAAAATGTATTTTCATCTTTTTTATTAGATAATTGTAATTCGATTGTTTTATCTTTAAAATTTTGTGTATAATTTATTAAATATACAACTTCAATCGTTTCTTCACCTTTTAATACTATCATATCTCCTAAGCCTAATTCTCCATTCCAATGTTGTCTAAAACCATTATCAATTAATTTTTCAATAAAATTAACAGAATCAATAGTCCAAGTTTTAGTAGGATAACAACTTTCTTTTAATTGTTTTTTACCTATTCTCATTAAGGTTAATCCATCTGTAATAGAATCATTACTATAAGTATCCTGATATATAAAATCTTTTAATTCATTCAATAAACTCTCGGTAAATATCAATACACCATTTTCATCAGTTGCATATTTTTTCTTACATAATTTATTTATATTTTCTATTGAAGCATCTATATTTCTAATGTTTTCATCTAATTCCGTTACTTCTTTTTCTAATAATACTTTTTCATCATTTAGTTTTACTAATCTTTCTTGTTGTTGAGCATTAAACTTTTCATCAGTAGTTTGTTTCATAGTAAATTCAATAGATTTCATTTGTGCATAAACTATTAATAATCTATTTTTCTTCTGTGTTAATGTAGCAGTTTTTTCTTCTTTTTCTGTTCTCAATTGATTCCATGTTACTGCTCTTACATTTACCATTTGATAATATTTATTTAATGCATTTATTAATTCAGTACTCATTTCTTCATTTTCCATAAAATATGAAAAATTTTCCACATAAGTATCACCACTAGGATTAACTTCACTTATAGTTAAATCATCATTTCCTGATAATATTAATACAGTTGTAATATCTTCTGTATCATCTTCTTTTTCCATACTCTTAAGATAATTGTCATAAGACAACATTAAATTAGGGTCATTACCTAATTCTTCATCATCATATAAATCAACTGTTTTATCATAGCTGTTAAATACAGGAAAACATTCAAATTGTTCTGATATATCATCATTAATAAAATCATACCAATTTGATGATACGCTTTCTTGGTATCTTAATTTTTCTTCCTTTGTCAATTCTACTATTATTTCCCCTGTAACATTATCCAATATTGTTTCTTTTGATTTATATAAAACTTTAGGACTTACATATCCAACATGCCAACCAGTTGCATCATATAATAATTCATCTAAACTAAAACAACCTTCTATATCAGCATATGGAGTTTTTAATGTTAGTGTAATATCCTCAAATTCTGCTATATTTTTAAATAATTTTTTTTCTCTCGAATAAGCTGTTATAGTTTTTTTCTTCTCATTTTCTTCACTTATATTTTTTATTACATAACATTCATCTTCATCTAAAAATATAAATCTTTCTGTTTTAAGTTCATCGTACAGAGGATTTATTTCATTATTTTCACCATAATATTTATTAACTGAAAATGTAAATTCACTAACAGTTTTAACACCCTTTTGCATACTTTCTATAATAGAACAAGGTATGATACCTAATTTTTTTCCATTCATTTTACTTAATATTAGATTGTATGAATCTTTAGCACCTCTTATTTTCATTTAATCACCTACTATATAATTACAGGAAATTCGCAAATAAATTCTATATTTGCACTTCCAGTAAGTGTTATATTATTATTTCCTTTATCTAGTTCTAATAAATTATAATTTTTTAATGTTTCAAATCTATTAGCTCCACCACTGTTTATTACAGTTCCCATAGCACAATCTACTGTAACTATTTCTCCACTGTTTAATCCACTTAATTCTACAAAAGTACCATTTGTATTATTTAATATTTTAATATTATCACTATTTGAAGCAGTTATTTTAATTTTTGGTTTATATGTTTCATATAGATTACTATAATTAAATAAAACACCTGATTGACCATTGGCACTCAAACTAAGTCTGTTTGTTGGTATAGAATAGCAATAAGGAGCATAACTCATAAATTCTATTTCTAAATAACCCCTAAAATCAGGAGTTAAAAATTTTGAAAAACTTACTGCTTTTAAATAATAACATAGATTATATCCACTAGAATAATCTACTGTTTGGAATTTTTTAAAATCTTTTTGGAATAACCAATTATATACATTGATTATATCTCCATCACTCCATATATCACCATTTTTTTTCATTAATTGTAAAATTATATTTTCAGAAGTGCGAGTTCCTTCAATATAACTCTTTTTTCCATTAAGTGTATTTTCTTCATTTAATTCTATATTAATTGTACTTCCTATTTGTTTTAGTCTATCCGAACTATCAAAATCAATTATTACAACATTGAAAGTTTCAGAATATACATTATCAAAATAAAATTCCCCATTCCAAAAACTACTTGCCATATTCTTTCTCCTTTCTTTTATCTTACATATATAAAATAAGAAGGAAGAGTTATATTTTAACCCTTCCTTCGTAAATTTATTTCATATTTTTAACAATTTCCTTACAAATACTTGCTTTGTAATCTTTTAACATTTCATCTACTTTTCCTAAAGTAACATCATCTGCACTACCTTGAATTGTAATATTTGTATCTCCAATTGTAATATTATTAGTTTCAACATTACTAGAAACTTGTGGAGAAGTATTAATAGTACTATCTTTTGGAAGTACCGTATTACTATAATCTATATTAGGAGCTGTATAATTATCTGACATTTTTTGAAGTTCTTTCATAGTTTCCAATGCTACATTAAGATTGTCTAATAATTCTTTCTTTAAGCTATCACGTTAATATTTATTTATAGTCGCTACACTATAAACCTTAGTTAATTCTAAGCACCTAGTTTCCTAGAGTGACTAGACTATTTCTTCACCTTAATATTAAGGGTAGACCTTTTCGAGTGTCAATCGCTTACACCCTACGAACTTGCGTTCTAGTCGTTGAAGTTTATTCTTGTTAAATTATTTTAAATTCAATTCTTTTATTAATATATTTTCTATATTATCAAAATCATAATACCATATTTCTAATAATTTTATGTTATTGTCTTTAGCGTAATTTCTTTTTCTTTTATCGTGTTCTTTTTGGGTTTCAAATTTTTCTTTAGTTTGATTATATCCCGTACCATCATGATATTCTCCTTGATATTCTATCAATGTGTTATATAAAGGTAAATAAAAATCATAAGACAATTGTCTGCCTTTAATTCCAATTAATTTACTATATTTCTTTTGAGGAGTAAATTTTATATCATATTTATTAAGTATCTCTCTTATTTTTATTTCTCCCTTGCTCTCATTACATATAGGACATCTTGTATTTAAATTTTTAAAACAATAAAAAGATACTTCATAAATATGTCCTTTATTACATTCTATTTTTAGTTTTTCATCACAATTTTTATATTCTTTTGATAACAATTTATATCCAAATGATTCAACATATTCTTTTACATATTTATAATCAAACTTTCTATATAATCCTCTTTTTTTATTTTGACAATAAGGACATCTAGTTTCTTGATTTTTAAAAGAAGAAAATTTAACTAAATAAGGTTTATGATTTTCATCAGGGCATTTTATTAAAATATATTCATTTGTATTTTTATATTCTTTTGATAATAACTTGTATCCAAATGATTCAATATATTCTTTTACATATTTATAATCAAATTTTACATGATTAGAACAGTACGGACATCTTTTTCCATTTTTAAAATTAGCAAAAGTAACTTCATATGACTCATGTTTTTTATTATTACATTTTATTAATATTCTTGAGTTTAATTTGTCAAATTTAACAAATTTGATAAATTCATAATTACTATTTTTCACAAAATTAATTATTTTTTCTTTATTCCATATCGTTCTTTTTTCTCTTCTTTTTATTTCACCACATTTGGGACATCTTTGTCCTTTTTTAAAATTATTAAAAATCATTTTAAACTTATGTTCTAATGGACATTCAATTAACAAATCCGTTGAATTATTTTTATACTCTTTTGATAATAATTTATATCCAAATGATTCAACATATTCTTTTACATATTTATAATCAAGTTTTTTATTATCATTTCTGCACTTTCCACATCTACCCCCTTTGAGAAACTTACTTAATTGAGGTTTTATATAATTATGATTTTCATTTTTACACCATACTGTTATTTTAGTTGATGTTTTAACAAATCCCTTTTCATCAATAATTTCATTTTCTGTACTTATTAATTCATAATTTTCATTTTCAACAATATTTTTAACATCTTGATATGTATATCTTTTTCTTTTTGCCATTTAATCACCTCGCTTTACTTATATTATACTCATTTTATTATTAAAAGTCAAATATTTAAAATAATTTAATTTAGAATCTTACCTGCATGAACATCCATTATTACGAATACTTAGGGTTTAACCTTATATTCATCCTTACGTTTTTTCTACTTTCGTACCTTCAGTATCTCTTTTCAGAATACTTGTGGTGTAAGGCTTTAGGAATTACCTGCAATTAAATCTATTTTCAGTCGCAAATTACTCTACGACTAGGGCAACATTACCCATAACTCCAAAATAATCAGAACTTTCATTAGCAAAATCCATTAATGCTGTTTGAAGAGTTTTTATATTCCCATCGATATCTGTAAACACCTTAACATTCATATAAAGTTCGTTAAACCTTATACCGTTCTCTTATGAACTGCTCATGCTTTCACATGAGAGTAGACTATATCATCATCCTATAAGGATGCTCACCACTAACTAGACTACTAGTATATATAGTCGTTGAAGGTTTCCCATTTTAAAGGGACTTCCCTGCTGATTATCCATTTACATTCACTTAGGATTTAACCATATGAATATCTAACTAATTTTTTCTGCTTTCGCCACATTCATATTCGCCATTTCTAGCCATATTGTAGTTTAGTTAGCTTTAGGAAGTTCCAGCAATTCAATGAGTTTTAATACTAATTACTTAGTAAAAGGAGCTAATTTACTCCAGTATCAAGTGCTTGTTTAACCATTTCAGCTATTTTGCTTTCTGACCATGTTTTTTCCAAATTCTTAACTTCTTCATCAGAATTTTCTTCTATTTTATCTATTTGGTCATCAAACATGTTATTTATATCTGAATCTATTTTGTCTTGAACTAAATCTTCAAGATTTTCTTGTTCTTCTTTTAATTCTTTCATCAAATCAGCTAAACGTTTTTGTCCAGTTAAGCTGTCATCACGTTTTGCTATTTCTATTTTCTTTTGTAAATCTTCAACAGTTTTTAATTGTTTATTATAATCATCTTTATAGTCAACTTCGTCTCTCCATCTCTGATAAGATTCTTTGGCTTTATTAAGTGCTTTAGTTTGTGTTTCTGCTTCTTCTTGTATCTTTTTAGTTCTTTTATCTATTTCATCATTATATATTTCAGTAATTTTTTCTTCAATAGTTTTAGTCTTTTCTAGTTTAGTATTTTGTATATCTTTTAAATCTTTTTGATATTTTATTAATTCTCTTTCTAATTCAGGAATTGTATCTAAAGCAGTATCAAAATAATCTTCTAATGTATCACTTACTATACCAAATTCAGTTTCAGATAATGTATTTTTAAGTTGTTCTAATTTATTAGCAGTTCCATCTATTGTACCATCATCATTAATAGTGAAACCATAATCAATCAATGTTTTTTGCATAGTGATTTTTCTATGTTTTTGATAAGCCAAACTATCCTCAGTCGCTTTAGTTAAATTCTTATATTCTTCAATTTTTTGATTTAGTAAACCAAATTGATTTTCATCTTCCAAATCTAATAAAGAATCTATTGTATCAATACGATTTTGAATAACTTTTAGACCATTTTCATAAGTTTTAACCCATGCATCATCTCTAAGTTTTCTCATTTCTTCTCTAATTTCCATCATTGAATCTTTTAATTCAAGTTGTTTATTAGTTTCTTCTTCAATTGATTTACTAGCATCATCTATTGAATCTTTGTAATCATTATATTCATCAGCTAAATCTTTTAAATCTTCCATATCTTGTAGATTATCTAATTTTTTCAATGCTTTTGATAGATTATCTATATTACCATCTTCATCAAATGTAACACCATATTTAACTAATTGTTTCTTACTATTATTTAATAACTCAGTATTTTGATTAATGATTTCTTGATTCTTACTTTTCATATTAGATAATATATCAAGTTGTTGTTTCATATAGTCTATTTTATTAGCTCCATATGCACGTTCCATTTTAAGGTCTAATATATCTAAAGTATTTGAAAGTACATCAAATTGTCTAGTTAATTTATCTACTTTAGCTGAATTAACTAAATCATTCATAGATTTAGTAGTTTCTTTTATTTGTCTTTCATTTTCTTTTATTTCTTGTTCTAATTTCCACCATTCATTTTCAGCTTTAGGAATATTTTCATACATATCATCAACGTAACTATCAAATGCTTCTTTTATAGCATCGTATTCTTGTGATGATTTCTTCTTTTTAAGTTTTTGTAAAGTTTTTTCAGCACCTGTTACATATCCATTTTTATCAAATTTAAATCCTTGTTTCTTTAAAAATGCTTTATTATCTTCCGCTCTTGCTTGAGCTGTTTCTAATTTAGATTGTTGATGTTGTTGATTTTTTGCTAATAATTTATTAGCTTCTTTAATATATCCTATTGCTTTAGACCAACTACTTAAATCAGCCTTCAACATAAATGTATCTGCCCAAGTTTCATTTCTGCTAATCATAGCATCTTTCATTTCCATCTTAATTGTCTTAAAGAATGTTTTAGCTTCTAATTCACATCTAATTATTTCTGCTTTAGCTTCAGCTATTGCATTAGCATATTCTTCCCATTGTTGTTGAGCTTCAGGAATTTCACTAAATTGTAAATTATAATATTCATTTAATTTGCTTTGAGTTTCTGATAATTCTTTTTGTGCTTTTTCTAATTGTTTGCTTATTGCATCCTTTTTCTTTTCTAATCCGCTCTTTTTCTTTTCTAATGCTTTAGTTGCTTTTGATTTCTTGCTTGAAGATGTACTCTTCTTCTTAGTGGTTGATTTCTTCTTAGAAGTAGTTTTCTTTTTAGTACTCTTTTTAGTACTCTTCTTCTTAGTTGATGTACTCTTTTTCTTACTAGTTGATTTTTTCTTCTTAGTAGTCTTCTTTTTACTAGCTTTACTTGATGTAGTTTTTCTATTGCTTCTACTAGCACTCTTCTTCTTAGTAGTTTTCTTCTTAGTGCTCTTTTTCTTAGTTGATTTCTTTTTACTTGAAGTTTTCTTCTTTTTGCTCGTACTCTTTTTCTTACTAGTACTTTTCTTTTTCTTACTAGTTGATTTTTTCTTACTTGAAGATTTCTTTTCAGATTTTGAAATTTGTTTTTCAGTTTTACTTATTTGGTCTTCTAGTGCTTTTTCAGCTTTCTCTAAACTTTCAACATTTTTTTGCATTTTTACAAGTTTACTATTGTAATTACTTATTGTTCCGTCATCTTTAAACTTAAATCCTTGTTTTTGTAAACTACCTTTAAGTTTTTTAGCCATACCTTCCATGTTTTTAATATTTATTTTAGTTAAATCTTGTTGTTTAGTTAGTAAAGAAATTTGATTTCTAAGTAACTTAGCACTTGCAGTACCCCAAGTTCTTTCTTGTTTAGCTTTTAATATATCAACTTGAGTTCCTAATTTTTTAAGCATATTAGTCATGTTAGTTAATAAATCAATATTATATTTAACTGCACTTACTGTTAAACCTGTATCAATATTAGCTTTATATGTCTTCTTAGCCATTACACTAACTTCATTGTTATTGTCAGTTTGTTGTTGCACACTATCATTTAATACTTGAACTTGTTCTCCTAATGATTGTACTTGAGGATTAGAAGCTTGAGCACTAAATGGTTGAGGTTGTAAATCAACAACTGTTGGTTCACCAATAGATGAACTCTTACCTGTACTTACATGATTAGTAGTAATTGTTACTGATTTACTACGAATATTACTTATTTTACTTATAATACTACTTAATTTACCACTAGCATTATCATTACAACTTATAGTAAATGATTTATTTGGTATTTTTTTACTAATAACCTTATTTATTTTAGCAGTTGCATTATCTGTACAATTTATAGTAAATTTCTTATCAGATATTTTTAAACCATTAACTCTACTTACTACACTACTAGCACTATCTGTACAATTTATAGTAAATTTTTTACTAGGTATTACTTTACTAGCTAATTGAGAAAGAGTATTAAGAACTGCTCCACCATTTGTACAAGTTACTACAACATTTATTGCTTTAGAAGAAGGTGCACTTGTAACTCTATTTATTGTAGAACTTGCGTTGTCTTGACAATTTATAGTAACTGTTACAGATTTATTACCCATACTAGCTATACTATTTATTTTAGAAGTTGCATTATCTTGACAATTTATTGTAACTGTTACAGTTTTATTTCCTATTTTAGTTATATTGTTTATTTTAGAAGTTGCATTATCTTGACAATCTACTTTTATTTGTATAGTTTTATCTTGTCTTGCCATTATTTTTTCTAATACTGGAGTTGCATTATCATTACATGTTACATTAATTTCAACATTTTCTGTTTTCTTATTTAATCCAAATCTTGATAATATTTCACCAACAGTTTCTTTTAATGAAACATCAATATTAATACTAACATTTTTATTATCTTTGGTTAAATCATCAACTTCTTTTTTTGCTTCAGAAACTTTTTCTTTACCATTAACATCTATATTAGTTATAGCTTGACCATTTACTTCTAATTGACCTTTTTCATTTCTAGCTAAAGTTAATTGGTCTTTACCATTAACATCTATATTAGTTATAGCTTGACCATTTACTTCTAATTGACCTTTTTCATTTCTAGCTAAAGTTAATTGGTCTTTACCATTAACATCTATATTAGTTATAGCTTGACCATTTACTTCTAATTGACCTTTTTCATTAATAGCTATTGGTAATTGGTCTTTACCGTTAACAGAAATAGTTGTAACTGCTTGACCATTTACTTCTAATTGACCTTTATTAATTTTAGCTTCAGCTATTTTTTCTTGACCATTTACTAATAAAGTAACTGTACCATTTTTGTTGACTGCTAAATTATCTACTTCTTTTTTAGCTTTTTCAGCTTCAGAGGTATCTGCTTTAATATCTACATTAGCAGTACCTTTTTTCCCATTTACATTGTCTACTTCTTTTTCTACTTTTTCAGCACCTTCAGTATTGCCATCCACATTTGCTTCAGCAGTACCTTTTTTTCCATTTACATTGTCTACTTCTTTTTCTACTTTTTCAGCTCCTGAAGTATCTCCATCTACATCAGCTTTAGCTGTCCCTTTTTTATTGCCTACTTCATCTACTTCTTTTTTTACTTTCTCGGCACCTGAAGTATCTCCTTCTACGTTTATTTTAGGATTACTTTCTTGCCCATCTGTTTCTTTTAACTTCTTTAATATTTCATCAATTGTTTTAATTATGTCATCTTTACCTTCTATTTCTACTCCAGGTTGACATATAAAATCTCCAATTATTTTTAATTGTTCTTCAAATGTACTAGCATTTCTAAGAGCTTCATCTATACCATCTAACTGTAATATTGCTGTTGCAGTTTTTCCACCAAAAGCATCTACTATGTTTTCTAGCATTTCAACATTTTCAACACCATATGTTTGAGCATATACCATAGTTCTAATATCTTTTGGTAATTTTTCAAGTCTACTTTGTATTCCTTCTAGTCTTTCATCACCTTCAACACCAATATTATATTTAAGTTTTATCTCATCAGGCATAGCATTTATTGCTGATTCAACACTATCATTTTCCTTAAAATATTGAGAAGCATCTGCTATAAAATCAACTTTAGCTTGTTTTCCGTCTATTTGGTCAACAACTGACATTATATTATTAACTTGGTCTGAATTTTCAAATCCTTCAGCTTCTATTGCTACTTTTATATTTCTATCTGTAATTGAATCTATTGTATCTTTTAATGCTTGAGCTTTTTGGTTTTCTCCGTCTAATCCTGTATCACCAATATTTAAACCTTCTAAAGATATACCTAATTGGTCAGCTAATGACATTAATTCTTTTATTTCAGATGATGTAAATTCCATACCACCTATTTCAATAGTTTTATTTACATCCCAAGTTCCGTCCATTACTTGATTTATTGCATCTATTGTACTTTGTTGTAATTTACCTTTATCTTTTATTTCTGTTTCACAAGCTAATACTAATTTTTCTTCTACTTCTGTTACTTCTCCATCTTTTGTTACTGCATCTATTATTGTTCTTAATTGTTTAGGTAAATCTTCATTATCTTTTTGTTCTACTAACCAATCTACACTAACTTTACCTTGCATCTCATATTGACCTTCAAATTCAGTTTCAAAATTTTGAAGTTCTTTAAATTGAGATTCTAATTTTTTAGCAAATGAATCACCTTGTTGTAATTTTGCAGTAGAAGAACCATAAGCACTCATAAAACCATTTAAACCTTCAGTTGCTGATTTAAAGGCTTCTTCTAAATCTGCTCCACCTTTTAAAGCTGGTAAGAATACATCTGAATCTATACCAGTTAAATCTTCCATAGCATCAGCCATAATTCCTAATGAATGTGTATATTGTTCATTAGTACTTACTCCTTGTTCAAAACGAGTTTGGACTTCTGATAAGTAATTACTCCAATTTGAAAAATCAAATTTTCCTGTTTCATTAGCTATTTTTCTTAAACCTTTTCCCCATTCATTTATAGCATTTGTTTTTTTGAATTCTGCATTTACTTTAGAAATTTCTTCTGAAACTTTTTTTGACATGCTACCTGATAATCCTTTTGTCATCTCTTGAGTTGTAAATGCTGTCTTTTCAGATAATTTTTGTAAACCATTAGCCATTCTATTGGCTTCTGCTTCACCATAAGTACCCCAATTTAACCCTTTCATAAAGGTAGCAAATTTATTTTGTTCTTTTTCGGCTAATTTAGTTTTCTTATTAAATTCATTAACATAATTATCTTCAAGTGTAGCATCTCTATTATTAATTTCTGTTTGTGAATTTCTAATTCTTTCTAATCTTTCATTAATACTTTTTTCTTGGTCTTCTCTATATTTATTTCTATCTTTAATAATATTTTTTAAGCTACCAGTATATCTTTTTTCTTCTCTAGTTTTTCTATCATTTGCACTTTGAAGATTATTTAATTCAGTTTCATAAGAATTTCTTTCTGGGTCTTGAGCTCCATTTTTAGTGTCATTTTTCTTCATATATTCTCGTGCTTGTTTTTTAGTTTCATAGTTATATAATTCTTGTTGTTTAGCAATTGCCTTATTTAATTCAGCTATATAACCCTGCATACTAGTAGTAAGGTTTAATATTGGATTGCCTGCTGAATCATATCCTTTAACAAGGTCAGGAGCTATTTGTCCTATTTGTTGTTTTAATTCATTTAATTTAGTTAAATCTTCAGCAGTTTTATCAGATTTATTATTTAAATTATCATATTCTTTAGCTATTTCTTGTAGGCTTGATTTTTTAGTACTTAAAGTTTGTGCTTCATCTCTATATCCATCTTGTCTTTCTTTAGAAGCCTTTACTGCGTTTTCTGTTGCATGAGTATAATCGTTCCATGCTTTTACACAAGCACTTATTCCTGCAACAACAGCAGTAAATGCAATACCCATTAGTACACCTTTAAATAATCCTAATGCTACTTTAGATAAAGTTACACCAACACCTAATTCTTTAAAGCTACCTGTTAATGTACTAATTGTACCAGAAATACCAGATGCACCTTGTAACCCACCTAAAACTTTGTCAAATCCAGTAAATACACTTCCCATTGTTTTAACTTTATCTAAATTTGATAAAGTTTTTATGAAAGATGAAATACCTACTAATGCACCAGCAGAACCAATGCTACCTAAGCTTGAACTTATTTTTCCTACTGCTTCTACTACTTTATTAGCACCATCTAATAGTCCTTTAAACATATCTGTTGTAACATTGCTAGTTAATAATCCTTTAAGATTTTCTTTTAAAGTATTAAATTTACCAGCAATGGAGTCCATAAAGACTTCATTTTCTCTTTGAGCTGAACCTATCATCCAACCTTCATTGTATTCTTTTTGATATTGACGAACTCTTTCCCAACCTGTCATTAATGCTTGGAATACACCGGCTTGGGTTTTTCCAGCTATAGCTTCTGATAGTCCTTTTTGTTCAACATCAGTTAAAGAAGACCATTTATCTTTTACTTCATCCATTATACTAACGATATCTTTAACTTGTGTTTTAGTACTATCAGTAAATATATCTATTTTAGCAGTCTCTTGCAATGCTTTTGCTGTTTTATTTAATTCAAGAGCACCTGTTTTGGCATTTGTTTTAATACCTGAAAGGTTAATTGCTATAGATTTTAGCCCATTACCTATACGAGCGGGGTCTTGTAATGCAATATCTTCACATAAGTTCGTTATTCTTACGCAGTTCTCTTATGAACTTCTTTAGCTTTCACTAAACGTTGAGACTATATCTTCCTCCTTCAATAGGAGGTTTCCCACTACCTAGACTACTAGGATACTTAGTCGTTGAACTTTATTCATATTGTTTACACAACTTAGAATCTTAGATGCAGATTTCCCAATCTTTACCTCTTTTACTATATCATTGTGGTTAGCAATGCCCTTATGTATATTTCTATCATAAGTTAGTGTGTAAAGCTCTAAGGGAGTCCCTGTCAATTCAAGAAAATTTAATTATATATTACTATATAAAAGAGCCATATTTAACTCATTTGCCCCAGTTATCATTGCGATAGAATCTTTTAAATCTACTCCATAGTTAGATAATACAGAACCACCACGTTGTAATGCTTCTGTTACACCATCAGATGAAATCGCAAAATTATTGCCTGCATAATTGACCAAGTCCATTGCCTCTTGTTCAATTAAGTTCGCTACACTTAATCCGTTTTCTTTATATGAAAACTGCTCATGGTTTCCCATGAGAGCAGACTATATCATCAACCCGTTTTTGATTGTTTCCCATTTCGAGTGTCAATCGCTTACACCCTACGAACTTGCGTTCTAGTCGTTGAAGTTTATTCTTGTTAAATTATTTTAAATTTAATTCTTTTATTAATATGTTTTCTATATTATCATATTCCCAATAAGGTATTCTTATTAATTTCCAATCATGTTCTTTAGCATACTCATCTTTTATTTTATCTTTCATTTTTCTTAAAACGAATTCTTTTTTAGCCCATTCTTCACCTTTACCAGCAAAATCTTTAGGTTCAAAATGTTGTATACCATCATATTCAATCCATATTCTTAATGATGGTATTACAAAGTCTGGTCTTAATAATCCTCCATTTATTCCTTTTAAATCTTTAAAGTATTTTTTATTATACATATATTCTATTTTATTATTATCTAATATTTCTTTTATCTTTTTTTCTCCTTTTGTTATATTACACATTGGACATCTTCTTCCTCTTTGAAAATTATTCCAACTTGTTTCATATGTATGACCATTAGGACACATGATTAATAATTTTTCTTTACTATTCTTATATTTGCTCGATATTAATTCATAACCTTCTTTTTCTAATTCTATTTTTACATCTTTATAATTCTTTTTATGACTTTTATCACATATAGGACATCTTTGCCCTTGTTGAAAATTATTCCATCGCATTTTAAACGTATGCCCTTTATCGCATTCTATTAACAATTTAGTAGAATTATCAACATAATCTTCATTTAATAATTTATAATTGTAAGATTCAATGTAAAACTTGACCATATCATATGTTATTTTTTTACCATTACAATACGGACATCTAGAGTCTCTATCTTTAAAATTATGAAATGAACATTTAAATACATGTCCTTTATCACATTTAATTAATAATTTAATTTTATTATTTTTGTATTCCTCACTTAATAATTTATATTTAAAATTTTCTATATATTCTTTAACTTTTTCATAATCCCATTTTCTTCCCATTTTAATCACCTCACTTTACTTATATTATACTCATTTTATTATTAAAAGTCAAATATTTAAAATAATTTAATTTAGAATCTTACCTGCTGATTGTCCATTCATTCACCTTTAGGATTTAACCTTGGGTAATCCTTACAATTTTTTCTGCTTTCGCCACATTCACGCTTGAGTTTTAACTCTACGTTGTAGTTTGTAAGGCTTTAGGAGTTTCCAGCAATTAAAGAAATTTTCTATACTAATTACTTAATATAGGAGGCTGTATGTTACCTCTGTTAAGTTGTTGTATCCTTTTACGGATTTACCTACACCGTGGTCAACTTGATTTAATGCTGAATCCATATCATAATATTGATTTATCATTGAAGAAACAGCTTTTGAAGCACTTTTTGCTGACATATCTGTAACATTTTGGAATATTGCAGAACTTTTTGCTATTTCAGAAGCAGTTTTAATATCGCCTGCACCTGCTTGTAATGCAGTACTCATTCCAGTAATAACATCTTCTACTGATTGTCCAACACTAATACCTATTTCTCTTGCTTCGTTAGCAACACTTTGTAAATTAGATGTATTTAAACTAAAGTTATCAGGAGCAACTCTTTTAAAATCAGACATTGCTTCATCTAAACCTGTTATAGTATCTTTTATTTCATAAACAGCTCGGCTTATACCATCAGCCATTAAATTACCAATAGTAAAAGTACTAAATGAATTCTTTATAGAACTAAAGAAACCTTGTATTTTAGAACCAAAAGAACCTATTTTACCAGCAGTTGATTCAAAAGAACTAGCAGTTCTTTGTGCTTCCGAAGATAAAGATTTCATTTTAGAAATTGCATCATCTATTCCAGTAGTACCTTCTCTTATACCTGTACCAAGTGTAACAAATTTATTTTTTAATTCTTCTATTTTTGATGTGTCTCCACCTATATCTTTTATCTTACTGCTAAGTCTTTCTAATTCTGTTATACTTTCAGCACATTTTAATACTATAGATTTTTGTTTTAATGAATCTGCCTCTTGCTCAACTTGTTTTAATTCATCTTTTATTTTATTTATTTCACTTATATCAAAAGTACCAGATGATAATGCACTTTTTAGTCTATCTCTTAATTGTTCAGCTTTTGCCATTATTTGGTCAAATTGTTCAGATAAACCTCTTCCTAAATCAGTTTGAAAACCTTTGAAGTTTACAGCTTTATCTAAGTTTTGCATTGATGATTTAAATTTATTTATACTTCTTTCAACTTTGTTTATTTCAGCTTCATATTTAGAAGAGAAATTACTAAATGTACTACCATTAAAAGCATTAGCTGATTCTCTTTGTGATTCTTTGAAACTTGAAACTAAACGTTTTATGGCACTTTTTATTCGTTCGGCTTGTTGTTCGAATCCTTTAGCCGTATCAGAACCACTAGATTTTAACGCCCCACTCATGGCTTGTTGTAATTCTCTAGTATATTGTTTGTACTGAGACATAGTACCACTTATATTACCTAAACCTTGTTTGCTACCCATTTGTTTCAATTTATTAATAAAGTCATCAATCATTTTTATGGCACTACTTAAATTTCCATTAGCTGAATTTTTTATACTTTCAAATTCACTCTTTAAAGCATTTATTCCACTAGTTGATTTACCTAACCTCAATAAAGCTGATTCAAAACCTGCTAAATATTGTTCTGCTTCATTTGATTTAATATTAAATGAAACTTCTAATTTCATATCACTAATTGTTTTTTTAGTATTTTCTATTAATCTCTTTAATTTTTCTATGTCTTGTGCTGTTTTATTTATTGAATCAACATTAACATTTCCTTCTCCGATAGATGCCAAATTTCTCTTTACATCATTAACAACTTCATTCATTTCTCTTAATTGACTTATATCAACCTTATTCAATGCTTCGTTGTTTAATTTATTTACTTCACTTTCCAAATTAGAGAATGTTTTCTTTAATCCATTAGCAGTATCTTCTAATTGTTTTAAGTTATTATTGTTGGCATCACTAATTAAACTTGCACCAAGTCCACCACTAGTTTGACCTTTAAGTTTTTCTATTATGCTTTCAGTTTTTTCTAATTGACTATTAAGGTCTTTTACTTTTGATGAATCTGTTTCAATTGCTATTTTATTTTTTAATTCATTTCTATATTGTAATATGACTTTTAATGCAGATTCTATATCTTTAATACCACTAGTACCTAAACGTAAATTAATTTCTTTACCAAGTGCATTTTGTATTTCCTTAAATTCTTGACCTATTTTATCTACGCTTAAGCTTGATAGTTTTTTAGTTCTTTCTATTAAGGCATCTATACCACTAGTATCCATATTTTTAAGTGACATTAAATCTTTAACTGCTTCTAGTTGTTTATTTAAATTAGGTATTTTAATGTTATCAAAAGATTCTCTAATAACATTATCCATTGCAGAATTTTTTAAATTATTAACTTCACTTGCAAACTCATTTATTTCTTTTTTAATTTTACTTAAAGCAGAAATATCTACATTATCAGATGCTAATATTTTACTTAATTTATCTTTTAATTCTTCACCTTTGTTAGCTAAAGTATTAAATTGACTATTTAATTCTTTACCTAATTCAGATGTCATATTTTCAAAATGTACATCTTTATCTAATGTATTAAGTTTTTCTTTAAGACCATCAACTGTATTAATTGTTTTATTAATTTCAGAAGACATTTTTTCATTAGCATTAGAGAAAGCATCGGTTTTTAATCCTTGAGCAATAGATTTTTGAGCTTGTGTAAATTCACTCTCTAATTGAGTTAATACACCTTTTATACCTTCTGCTTCTTGTTGATATTTTGTAGCTAAATTAACATCGTTTGTTTTACCTGCTTGACTAGATAATCTTTTATATTCTTCTAAGTATCTGCTATACTGAGTCAATTCACTACTCATTTTTTCTACACAGTTGCTTAATTCATTTACTTCTGCTTCAACTTTTTTAACATCTATTAAAGATATGTCGTTTTTATTTAAACCTTCTATATGAGATTGTATTCGTGCAACTTGACTATCTAAAGATTGAAAAGCACCTTGGTCTATATTACCTATATTTTTAACTTTTAGTTCTCCGACAACTTTAGCTAAGTTATTAAATTTTTTAGTTGATTTTTCTAAAGAACTATTTAGTTTTTCTAAGTTATTATCTTTTCCAATAGCCTTTATTCCATTAGCTAATTCTTTATAACCTGCTGTACCACCATTGAAATTAGCTTTAAGTTCTTTTAATGCATTAATAACTCTTTCTATTTGACTAGTATCTTGACCTAATGATTCTAAATCTTTTTTGATTTTATTAAGTCCTGATATAGTTTCATCAGTTTTAATTTTTATACTAGTATCTTTAAGTTTAGAAAGTCCAGAAAAAGTACTTTCAAGTTCTGATTTTAATTTAGATAATTCAGTAGTATTTACATTACCAGATGACAACATATTATTAAGTCTTTTTTCTAATTGATTAGTTTTATTAATCATTCCGTCAAATTCTTCTTTGACTTTTTGACCTAATTTAGAAGTAAGACCATCAAAATTTACATCTTTATTAAGAGTTTGTAACTCTTTTTTATATTCTTGAGTTTTCTTAATAGATTTTTCAACTTGATTAGTAAACTCTTGAGTGTTCTTATTAAGTGATTCTAATCTCAAGGCTTTAGCCATAGATTTTTGAGTTTGGTTAAATCCACTTTCTAATTGGTCTAATGCCTTTTCTATTTGTGTAACTTCTGATTTGTAAGCTTTTGCAAAACCAATATCTGTAGTGCCACTAGCTTTTTTAACTAATGTTTCATAATCTTTTAAATATTGTTTATATTGGTCTAATCCACCAGTTATTTTGCCTAAACCTTTATTACTTGCTTCTTTATTTACTTTTTCTATAAAACCACTTATTTTGTCTAATGCTATACCTGGATTAGCCTTAGATAAATCAAACAATCCTTCTAATTCATCTTTATATTTTTTAACCATTACAGTGGATTTATTAGATTTTATTAAAGCAGAATACATACCATTTAATTGGTCTTGAGCAGTTTTCATATCTACTTTAACTGTCGCTTCTATATCTAATTTTTTAGCTGAATTACCAGTTAATTCTATTGTTTTTCTTAAATTATTTATATCGCCAGTAACTTTATTTATTTTATCTGTATTTAAATTTCCAACATTTAAACTATCAAGAGCTTTCTTTATAGCTAATGATTGTTTTTCTATATTACTTAAATCTTCTGTTCCAATGTATCTACTATCTCTATTTAATCTTTGTCTTTCTTTTTCTAAGTTAGCATAATCATTCTTACATCTCTTTAACTTAGCACTTAATGTATCTAATTCTCTTTCATTGGATTGTTCCATTAAGTTTAATGCTGTACTTCTACCTACTAAATTTAAGTCTCCTTCAAGTTGTTTAACAACTTCATCACATCTTACTATTTTATCTCTTAAAATATCTACTTGCTCTGAATTTGTTTCAACTGAAATTTTAGCAGTTAATTTGTTTTTATAATCTAAAACATTTTTAATTGCAGTTTCAGCATTCATTACACCATTTAAACCTAATGGTATCTTTAATTCTTTACTAAATACTTGTCTTAACTCTTTGTATTGTTTTAACATTTGGTCAACACTTAAAGAAGTAAGTTGTTTAGCTTTAGAAATTAAAGTATCAACACCAGTTAAGTCCATGTTTTTAGCTGACATAGCTTCTCTAACAACTTTTAAATCCTCTAATAATCCTGATACTTCAACATTATTAAATGCTTCTTTAGTTGCATCTGACATTAATCTTTTATAGTCATTTGCTACTTCGCCTAATTTTTTCTCTACATCACCAACATTGTCTATTCTAAGGTTAGCTTTCATATCTTTTAATTTAGCTAATCCTTCATCTAAACCTTTTTGGTCTATTAACTCAACCTTCTTAGCTCGTTCAAGAGTACCAATCATCTTGTCAACATTTCTTTGGGTATTTTTCATTTCTGTAGTAATACCTTTAAGACTATTTTCAATACCCTTTTGAGCATCTTTAGTTAAATCTCTTTGTGCACCACTAGTTATTTTAGCAATAGATTTTGCTTGTTTGTCTATGCTATTTTCTAATGATTTAGTAGCTTCATTGGTTGCTTTACCTATGTTACTACCTACGTCAATCTTTGTATTTCCTAATGCCTTAGCTATTTTTTGCATTTCTTTCATAGCTTTAGTTGTATTCTTTACATTATTAGCACCTTTTGATTGACCTATGTCTATATTTATCTTTTCTTTATTGTCATATTTTTTGACAAATTCCATTAATTCTTGTAACGCTTTACTAGTATCTAGTTGCGTACCAATTCTTATATCAAATTGACTCAAATTAATTCACCTCCTCCACGTATTCCCAATGATAGCCACCACATTTACCATTACGTTTCATCGCATCACATAGAGAACTACGTGTTCTATTAATAAATTCTAAAGCATCTTTAACAGTATCAAATACTTTGTTTAATTCAATACATCTTATTTTTTTAGCATTAGGATTTTTATTTCCTAAATATATATCTTTCTTTTTTTGTCTCATTTTTTCTTTAGCTCCATCTGAATGATGTTTACCATACATACCATTATTTTCACCACTTATAGATTTTTTAATTTTTTCTTTTGTTTCTTTAGTATGTGAATGTTCTATTCCTCCTATAGAACAGTTATATCCCTTTTCTCTATTAGTAGTATCATATAATGCAATATAACATTGTTCTAATATACAAGCTTCATGTTTTGTTAAATCATCAAATAAAACTTCATGAACAAAATTATCCCAACCATATTTTTGTATAGCATTCCAAAAATATGGTTGTCTATTATATCTTTGTCCATCACAACCCCATCTTTGTTCAACTTTAGTACAAGTTATTCCATAATATCTTTTACCACTAGGGGAAATGTGAACATATAATTTATATATTTTTTCAATCTCGTTCACTAATTACCACCACTCTTTCTTATTAATAGATTGATTAAACTATTGGTATCCCAAATGCTACTAAACAACTTCTATAATAATCTGGTATCTCAGAAAGACATCTAGTGTAAGCAAATGGGTAAACATTCGTTGCTTCTCTTCCCCAAGAATGACCACCTTCTAATCCTTCTAATGCAAAGAAATGTTGCCCTTTTGTTGCACCTACTAAACTAAACCAACCACCATTATCTACAAATTCTGTATGCATTCCAGTTGAATTAGCAGAAATTATTTGAGGTGTATTCATCAAATCACCTGTTCTTACATATATATTAGGTAAATAATTATCATAAACTCTATTTTCTAATTCTTCTGTCATTATATCTAACATTTTTTCTGCACTTAATTTAGCACAATCATCCATTGCCCTTAATACATATGCTTCTAGTTGTCCCATTGAATCAAAAACCAATTCAATCACATCCTATTTTTTATATTTTTTATTTCCTTTTCTTTTACAGGCAAGATGTTTTTCTCTTTTTTCTTTTTCTAAATCTATAAAAATATTTTTATCTCTTTTATCTTTAGCACGGTCTACTCTTTCTTGTGCATAATTCATTTCATCTATTGCAGTTTGAGTTATTAAAGCCATAGCTAAATTTCTAGTTTGTTGTAAGTTATCCATAGCTATTTCATATTGTATTTCATATATCATATCACTAAATTCTTGCATTAACATTTTTCCAGCTAATGTGCTATCATTTAATAAAAATAATACATCATCAGTATCCATTACTAAATCAGTAAATTCTAAGATAAGGTTAGTATAAAACATATTAAATAATTTTTCATCATCTTCATTATGTAATTCCATAATAGTATTTAATTCATTTAATACTTCTTGTCTTCTTTCTCCTTTTATATTCCATACAGTTATATAGCTAGGTTCACCATCCTCTTTACTTATAACTTTTAATTTACATCTTATATCGTCTGCGATTAAATCGCTTGTGAATGCTAATCTATCCACAAAAATCATCTCCTTCTTTTTATTTTACATATCTAAAATAAGACTATTAGGGCATAAAAAAAATGGTAAGAGATAATAGTTATCTCTCACCATTTATCAAGTATATATTTAATTATTTATCAGCTTTAGTTTTTATAGAAACAACTTCTGGTTCATTAAATCCAGCAGATATACCACCAGCAGTGTTTTCTATATCTAATATTTTACCAGTATCATCTGCCATTATATCTAATTTTAATGAGAATTCAGAAACATCAGAAGCAGATAAAGTTAAGTCAGCTGAAACTTGTGCTTTTAAGTTATAGAATTTTATTTTTTTGTATTGGTCTCCAGCTAATGAAGTAGTTCTAAAAGTACCTTCTGCAGTATAACCTTATATTCTACATAATTCGCTACATTATGTACGTTCTCTTATGAACTGCTCATGCTTTCACATGAGAGTAGACTATTTCTTCACCTTCAGCATTACCTGTTAAGGGCAACCCACTTCCACTCGCTTGAGTGTACGATATTCCTATCTAGTCGTTGAAGTTTATTCATATGATAAATTATCACTTAGAATCTTACCTGCATGAACACCCATTTTAAATAATAATATAAATTATCATTTATAACACTTAGGATTTAACCATATGTCATCCTTACGTTTTTTCTACTTTCGTACCATTGCCGTTTAGGTTTTCACCTTCCGTTTTGGTGTAAGGCTTTAGGGATTACCTGCAATTAAAGTTGTGTCCTATACACATTTCTGTATATACGAAGCTTTATATTATATTTATAATATGTTACTTTGATTTGGAACTGAAGATGTTACAGATATTTTACCATCTGTACCTTTAGTAGCACCAAGCATCATACATAAGAAGTCATCGTCCATTACTTGACAATTCATTGTCAATGTTCCTGTTCTACCACTTGAGAATGATATATAGTTATCTTTGTGTTCATATATGTTCGCTACACATACATCGTTTATACTCATTCAATATAAACTGCTCATGCTTTCACATGAGAACAGACTATATCACTACCTATTTCTAGGTATCCTCCATTTCTTCCACCGATAGCTTGTGACTTTACTTCCTTACGGAATAGTCGTTGAAGTTTATTCATATTTATTTTTTACTTTTAACTCTTTGTTTAATATATTTTCTATATTATTAAATTCCCAATAAGGAATTCTTATAAGTTTTATATTATTATTCTTACAATAAATATTCTTAATAGTATCTCTTATTTTTGTGTTAACAAATTTATTAAATCCACCAAAATGTTCTATTATTTGAAAATGATATTCTCCATCATATTCAATCAATGTATTATATTGAGGTAAATAAAAATCAAATGGCAAATATTTTTTATATTTACAATCTTCAAAAGAATATTGTTTTTTATAATCTATATGAAATTTATTTAATATTCTTTCAACTTCTTTTTCACCTTTTGATTCAATGTTTTCCATATTACAATATGGGCATCTAAATCCATTTTTAAAATTTCCAAAATCAACTTCATAAGAATTATGTTTATTACATCTTATTTTTATTCTGCTTAAATATCCTTTATAATTTATAAATTCTATAAACTCATAATTATTTTTCTTTATATAGTCTATTATAGATTCTTCAGTCCATACAATTTTATTTTCATTAGAACATTCTCTACATCTTCCATTTTGATGAAAATCGTTAAATGTAGAAATTTTATGTTTGTGATTAGGATTTCCACACCAAATTTCAATTATTGATTTAGAATAATCAAATTCAATAAAATTAATAAATTTATATCCATTATTTTCAACATGTTTAATTATATTTTCTTTAGTCCATTTTACCTTTTCTTCTTTTCTACATTGTTTACATCGTCTATTATTTTTAAAATGTTGAAATCTAACTTCATAAGGTTTGTGATTTGAATTTTTACACCATATAATGATTCTTGTTTCGCATCCTCTAAAATCTTCAGCAAATCTAATAAATTTATACCCATTATCTTCGATGTATTTAATCATACTTTCTTTAGTCCATTTCTTATTATATTGAGCCATTCAATTTCACCTCCATTTACTTAAATTATACAAATTTAATTATTAAAAGTAAAGTAAAATAAATATAAATCTTACCTGCTGATTGTCCATTTATTCACCTTTAGGATTTAACCTTGGGTAATCTCAATTACTTTTTTCTACTTTCGTAACATTCACGCTTAGGATTTAACCTTACGTTGTAGTGAATTGAGCTTTAGGAGTTTCCAGCAATTAAAAGGATTTGCTATGCAATTTACTTACATAGGGAGCAAATTACTCCTTTTTTAAGTGCATATACTTGTTCTGAGTCCATTTCTATTTGACAGTCATTTAAGTAGTCTATTGTAGTGAAAACTGTTTGTTCACCTTTTTTAGTTATTTTTAAATCTATAGCATCTTTTATAGCAAAAAGTGTAGCCATTTATAATCACCTTTCTTTTTATTATTTTATATTATTATTTTATATTTTATTTATCAAAGAACCAATGTTCACTTTTTTTATCTATTTTAAAATTACCACTAGTTCTATATCTGATATCTATATCATAACTTTCTTGATTTTGATAATATTTGAAAGTATTTTTAATTTGATATATTGTTAAATCTTGTATACTTTCATAAGTGTATTGAGAATTTTTATTATTTACTATGTAGTTAACTAGAGTATAAATTGTTAAATGGTCTTTATTTCTACCTTCTCTAGCTTCTCTACCATATTGTTTCTCATAACTTGCTTTCTTCTTAGCGAATCTTTTAGCAAGTTCATCTTCTTCTTCAGTTTGAGGACGTTTTTTTTCTACTTTCATATCTGTATCAAAGATATCACAGATTATCCATTTAAAGTCCTCATAGTTGTTTCTATTTATTTTATAAGACTTATTGATTAAAATATAATTATCATCCAATTTATCAATGATATTTTCACATATTGAAACTTGAACATCATCAGTCTTGAACAAAAATTTAATAACTTTTACAAGCCTATTAATTACTAAGCCTTTAGAGATTTCTGAATCTAACCATTCTTGCAAAGTGATATTTTCACCATTTTTAAGCACAGATAAATAAGAAGTGAATATTTGAATAAAAAACATATCAAAATTATTTAATTCATTATTTTCTTCTTCTGATTCAAAATTTCTTTTATCTAAAGACATAAATGGTTCTACTAGAGCTTCAAAAGATAAATCACTATAAATTATATCTTTTAAAGTTGGTTGATATAAAGTAACTTCATTGTTAAACTTTATAGGTATACCAAAATATAATTTTTCTTCTTTTACTTTTTTCATATATTAATCTCCATTGAATCCATATGCTTTGAATTGCATTTGATATCCAATAAATTCTTTAATTATACCTAATATAGGTGCAACCCTAATTAAATCAATAGAACCAATGGAATGTTTTTTTACATATTCACCTAACGATTCTTCTAGGGCACATAATATACAGACTGCTCTATTACCATTCATTGTATCAACACAATCTTGATGAACTAATATATCTACTGTAAAAGTTACTTCTCTAATCTTACCCCCAATTTTTGTAGGAGTAATTCTATATACATCTATAAACATATAAGCACCAGCATCTTTAACTGTTTCTTCTACTCTTTTATACATGAATATTTTTTTATTTGCTATATTACTAACTGTTGGTTTTTCTTGTTCTAGTATATCTTTTTCTTTATATTCATTATCAGTATAATATAAGAATTTTGTTAGCTCTGGGTGTTTCATTAAATGTGCATAAATCTCAGCTAACACTTTATTCGTATAACCATATAATGCCATATTCTAAAACATCCCCTTCACTAAAATTTCTTTAATTATATCTTCTTGATTTCTTCTTATTATTTTTAATTTAACTTTAGTGCCTATATAATCAATATCATCCGTACAAATTATCCTACAACCTTTGCCACCATATTTAGTATCTATGTAAACACAGTTATCTTTTGCTTCTACTTCCCATCTGATAACTTCTTCATTTGTTGTATAAACTTCATTACCACCTAAATATATATAATCAAGACCTATAATTCCACTTTCATCAATTTCATCATTTACCTTATTATAGGCATGATTATTCTTTTTATCATCCAGTGATGTTGAAAAAATTTGTCCGATAATACAATCTTTTACACCTGGTCTACTGAAATCATCTATATGAGTAATTTCAAAGACTTTACCACTAACCATTATTTTAAGACCACAATCAATTGATTTTGTTAATTCATTATCGGTAAAAGTTAATCTTCTCTTACCGTCTTCATTAGACATATAGACTTTGTCTTTTAAACCATCACTATATAATGTTAAGTTTGTTACTAACATTGGTATGACATATCTTTTTCCATGAAAATCAAATGAATATGAAAAGTTACATTTTTTAGCTGTAAAAGTTTTATGTGATAATACTGCTTTCTTTTCTTCATGATACATTACCCACCATAATCCATGCCAAAATAATATATCTCCACTATTAACATCCATTTCCCATTTAAAACTAAAGTATTTTTCATCATTTGTTTTTTGGTCATTCTTAGAAGTATCTTCAACTAAAACATTAATCTCATAATCTTTAGTACTTTTTCCAACATTATCTCTTTTTACATAAGGAACTGTATGTACAGTTGGTGCAAGTTTATTATCTATTAAATCATTGAAGGTTTCTCTAGCTTCCAGTGTTCCTGCTTCTGATGGATTACAAACTCTATTAGTATACATTCTTCTTCTAAATATTTGAAGGTAATCTTTATTATTCAAATCCATCACCTGACCAATCTCTATTTCTGTATCTTATCCTCATTTTAATGAAATCTTTTTGAATTCTTTCATGTAAAACTTCATTATTAGCTAACATTGTAGCATTAGACAATTGTTGGAAATCGCTTGTATTAAGGTTTTGTTTTAAGAATCTATCTCTAAGAACTACACTATTGTGCCATGATATTATCATACCATGAGCTAATATAACTTCTTCTTCTAAGTCTAAATCTTCATCATCAGAATTTATAGTTTTCTTAATAAATTTTTCACCAAATTCATCTTCTACTACTCTAGGTTTATATTTTTTATTTAACTCTTTAAAAAGAACAATTGCAGTTTCTATATATTTTTCAAATATAAACTCAATTTCTTCATCAGATATTTTGCAATATCTCGAATCCTCAATAAGAACTGATATTCTTGCATATATGTTTGAAACAGGTGTCATTATGAACACCTCCTTCTTATAATCTATCTACATCTGATTGTATCTTCTTCATACTTCTATCCACATCATCAAAAACATTTTGTACACCAAGTTTTTTCTCTAAATAAGACATTTTAAAGTTATTAGAAAATTCTTTTTCTTTATATAAATAAATAGCTCTTTCAATTAATCTATTAATTACTTGAATCTTCATTTTATCCACTTCATAGAAAAACTCATCTGTACTACAGTCTGCTGAAAGTAAATCATCAAAATACTCTTCATCAGGGATTTCTTCCATGCCTTTTTTAATTCTTCCTAATCCTACTATTTGTTCTAATTCTTCTATACCAATATTATCATTATCTGGACAATATACATCTTCTATTAAAACTGAAAAATCTTCAAATAAGCTTTTTTGTTTTTTTACTATACTTTGTAAATCACTAAAAGTTATATCTTCTTCTTCGGTTGGTTTTAAAGATATATAGCTTCCACCATTTTTATCACTTCTAAGAACAACTTCAAATATAGAATTATTTTTAATTGTTATATCTGCATCCTTTAAATCTCTTTTCATTTCACTGATTGTTTTTTTATCTAATCTATCTTTTTTTCTTTCACGCATATTATCTCTCCTTTAAATAATTATACGAGGGAGAATTATATCCTCCCTTTTTTACTATTTGTAAATTAGTTCATTTTGTATATTCCATAAACAGAAGCTTTACAAACACCTAATTGTATTCTTCTCATGAACATATATTCAAATTGCATATCTTTTCTTACTGCTGGGTCAGATACTTCTATAACATCTACATCGCCTTCAAATAATAATTTTATTATTTTAGTTCCATTAGGTATTACATAAAGCATTTTATTATTTAACATAAATTCGTCTTTTCTGTTAACTGATTGAGGTATTTCAACAACAGGAGTTCCATAGTAATCTCCAACTCTACCAGTTCTACTTATGTTTTCTTTGTCACTATCTGATAAGTAAGCTTGGAATGCTCCATCTGCACCAGTTCTTAATTTAGCTAAAGCAGATTTAGTTCCGTATATAGTAGCTTTTTGTCCAGTTTTAGCTTCAACTCTTTCTATTAATTCAACCATTTTTTCATCTTGGTATGCACCAGTTACACCAAATTTAGCACCTAAGCTAGTGTAAGCATCTTCTATACCTCTAACTATATATTCACCTATTTTAACTTCAAAAGATTTTCCTAATCTGCTTATCCATTCAGCAAAATCAGTTCTACCTCTTCTAAAATCGTCAAATTCAGTATATAATTTAGCACCTAATTGGAAACCAGTCATAGTAATTTTACCATGAGTTAAGTTTTGTCTTCTTAATTCAGAAGTACCATCAGCTACATATCCTATTTCAAATAATTCTTGGTTCATAACTTCAAAGTCTTTAGTGTCACCTAAAGCTATATCTTCTATGTCTACCCAAGATTCAAATCTAGCTAAAACATTTTCAGCTACAACTGGAGTTAATATTTCTCTCATTATAGCAAATACTTTGTATTTGTTATCCATGAATTTATACATATCCCAACCATCTTCACATCCAGCTGTTTTAAGTATTATATTTTTTATAGCTTCATTTGCAGATTCTGCATCGAAATTAGCAGTTTTACCTTTATATAGACTGTAAGCCATATCTCTTACATCAGTTATATTTAATTCTGACATTCGTCTCATTCTCCTTTTTATCTTATATTTTATTTATTTTATATTTTATACAAATCTTATTACTAATGATTTTTGTACTGTATCGTCTACACCTTGTTTTCCAAATTCATATTTATACATAGGTATTACTATGTCTTCTTTAGCTTCAACAACAGCTAATACAGTGTCACCAGTAGTAGCTTTAGCTAATTTACCATCTGCTCCTAATTTTAATTCGTCTTTTTCAACTACTTCGTCAGCAACTAATTTTGCTGGTATTGTAACTATATCACCTAAAACTGGTTGATATCCTCTTCCTGGTCTACCTGCTTCTAATTCAAATTCACAAGGTAATTTTCTTTCATCATATTGGTTTGCAACACTGCAATGGAATAATAAATTAGCTCTTTTAGTATCAGCAGTAGCTAATTTAACTTTATAAGCTTCGTAATCAGCTTGAACTCCTAGTACAGCATTTTCAGCTTTTCCATCTATTTCTAGGAAAAATCCATTTTCTAAGTTTTTGTCATAAACGAAAGTTCTTGGTTTACCTTCGATTATGTCTAATCTAACTATATTTTTTACATCCATGTTTTTCATGCTCCTTTTATTATTTATTTTTGTTTCCAAATTCTTTTAATAGATAATCAAATCTTGATTTTGGTTTTGCTGGTTCTTCTTTTTTAGAATCAACTATATTTAAACTGTTTTCTTTTTCTATTTTAGCAAATTTTTCTTTTTCAGCTCTATTCTTTTTAGCTTCTAAAGCAAATAAGCAAGTTTCAAACATATCTAAATTAATTGATTTGTTATAAACTTTTTCTACTAAATCAGAAGTTTCTTCTTCACTAAATTCAAATTGTGATAAAATAGTATTAACTTTTTCATCGAATTGAGCTTTTTCTTCTTGAGCTTCTATATCAGCTTTAAATTGTCTAAGTTCTTTTAATTCTTTTCCAACTGCTTGATATACTTCATCTTTAGTAGTATATTTTTCTTTTTTATCAGTATTTTCAAATCTAGCAGAACTGGTTTCTTTGGCTCTCCATTCTTGAATATATAATACTTTATTATCCAAATCTAAAGCAACATCATCATTATTTATAGAATAAGTTATTCCATAGAATTCATTTTCTTCTTCATCTTCTATAACAACAACTGAATCTTCAGGGATTAATTCTACTACATAATATTTTCTCCAAGTATAAGTGTCACCCCAATAGCTCACATATTCGTAAGTGTAAGATTCTAATTGCTTTCTTATGGCTTTAAATGTATTATTTAAAGAAAGTCCAAAGTCTGCTTTGTCATCTTCTACTGTATGATTTTTCTTTTTGCAAGATTCATCTTCTTTATCTTTGTCATCTTCATCTGACTTATCATCATCATCTTCTTCTTTATCTTTGTCATCGTCAGATTCATCATCTTCTTTATCTTCTTTTTTATCATCATCTGCTTTATCTTCAGTTGCATGATTTTTCTTTTTGCAAGATTCATCTTCTTTATCCTTGTCTTTATCTTCTTCATCATCATCTACTTTGTCATCTGCTTTATCTTCTTCATCATCATTAACTGCATGATTTTCTTTTTTGCATTCGCAAGGATTTTTTCCACAAGTAGGACAAACTTCTTCGTCTTTATTTTCTTCAGCAAATTCTTCTTTGTTTTCAACAGTAGAAGTTTCTTTATTTACATCCACACTTAATCCCTCCTCTCTTTGACATTTTAATAATTTATTTAATTTTTCAACAGAAGATAAATATTCTTTATATTCACCATCTTCTTTGGAAAAATTCATACTAAGTATACAATCTTCCCCCATAGCAATATCTTCACATAAGTTCGTTATTCTTACGCAGTTCTCTTATGAACTTCTTTAGCTTTCGCTAAACGTTGAGACTATATCATTATCTTACATTAACTAAATAAGACATTCTCTACTTCCTCTTACTTAAGAGTACTTTACTTTAATTGTAATAAGGTTCTTACAATTATTTCAATAGTCGTTGAAGTTTATTCATATTACTTATATAGTAACTTAGAATCTTACCTGCTAGACACCCATTGCAATGGTACTTAGGGTTTAACCATATACCATTCAACTAATTTTTTCTGCTTTCGCCACGTTCACGCTCATCGTTTCCAATCACGTTGTAGTTTAGTTGACTTTAGGGATTACAAGCAATTCAGAGAATTTTCTATACTAATCACTTAATATAGGGAGCTAATTACTCCTGGATATTTTGCACCTAAAACTGTTACTCCAAGAAATTCAAATTTATTAATATTACATCTTTGTTTTCTATCATAAGAACAATTATTTATATAAATTTCCATAGAAACTTCTTTTTCTTGGTCTTCTTCTAATATGTCATAAGCATCATTAGAATAACATTTCCATATGTAACCATAACACCCTAAGTATGTTTCTCCATCTTTTTCTTCAAAGAAATATTCATTACTTTCAGGTATTACTCCAATAGGTACTTCTTTATAATATTCTCTTACTTTAATTGTTCCATCTTTATCTGTGAATATATCTAAATCAGTTTCATGTCCTGCAAAATCTTTATTATCTTGTCCATCAGTTTTTTCAACAAATGCCAATATTGGAATGTTTGCAAGTGTATCTATTGAATCATTTATACTATCTAATGAAAATACAGAATGATTAAGATTTTCACCTGTATGCATAATGTATATTTTAACTTTTTTAAAATTTGTATTAGCTAAAACTTCATCTGTACTTTCAAATCTTTTAATAGGTAGTCTAAGCTTGTTATCCATAATTACACCTCCTTTCAAATTAGAAGGTAAATTTGTTATTTACTAATATTATTTTACTATTTTCTTCTTTACTAAATTTTCTATTTAATAAACTCATATCATTAATAAAGAATACATAAATCATTTCTCCATTAACTTCTTTTTGTTTTCTTAAGACTTGTTTATTATCTAACAATTTATCTTTTATACTTTCATCAGTCGTATAAACAAGCATAAAAGCAACACTCTCCTTTGAAAAATGTCAATCTTACATATTATTTATAAGACGATATTTTTAATAAAATATCGAAAAACGAAGTATTATTTAGTGCTATCAGGATTCTCACCAACATCTTTTTGATTATCAGGGTTATCTGAATTTTTAGGTCTACCTAAATCTTCCTCATCTCCACTTTGAGTATAAGAAGTAGCTAGAGGTACAAAAAATTCATCTATACCATTTTCAGTTTCAAATTCAAGTAATGATAATGCTTCTAATGGTGCATAATGATTACAAGCTAAAAATTTCATTCTTGATAATCCTACGGTACAACCTTGCATTGATTCAGTTATTAAAATTTGTTTATTGTATTGAGTATTTCTTACAAATCTAACCATCCATAAAGGATTTCTTTTTAATTGTTTTATTCTATATTTAGTATAGTTTTCAAATATATTATTTAAAGTATCACAATATATTTCATCTGCTGTTACTCCAGTAAGAATAGCTTGGTTATTACTTTGATTACCATTGAATATTTCACTATTAACACCTGAATTATTATAAACTAATTCAGTTAATGTTTGTCTATTACTTGCATTTACATTACCAGTTCTTTGTAATGTTAACGCTTGTACTTTTAAAGGATTGGTATTCACACAAACTCCTACTGGCAAATTAGCTTTAGCTGAATTATGCATTTTTATAAGGTCTGCTTCTGCTATTTTTGACTCACCTTCATCATCTACATCATATTGCATATGTATCATTTTTAAGTTATTAGCTTTATTTTCCACAACTTCATTTTCTTCTTCTTCCATTAATCTTAATAATGAAGGAAATAAATAAGATAAAGGTGGAACAGATTTTGTTGAAGTCATATTATTTAAACTTAAACATATTGCTTCAGGGTCATCTACTATTACATAACCAGAACCAGCAGTTCCTAAATATTGTTCAGGTAGTAATGTACCTGCCTTATGTTGGTCATATAATCTTTGTAATCCTATAGGCATCATTGAATAATAATCAACTGTACCTAATTTATTAACATTAATTGCATATTTATATAAATTATCATTTATAACCTTGCATATTTTACATATTTCTGTTGGTATCTCTTTTAATATAGTACCTTGATTATCAGATACATCATATAAGAAAACTTCTCCTTGTATCATAAGATTAATTCCTATATTACGATAATTAGACTTCCAACTAATTCTTTCTAATAAATTACTTATATCTAAATAATCTTTATATAATTTTTCAGGAGTTATTTTTCTTTTTGATTTAGAAAATTTACTAATTGTAGTTGGATACAAATATAAATCATAGATATTCATACCAGCATAATTATTAATTAATCTATTATAGATACCACTATTATAATACAACCAAATACTAGCTTTTTGTAAGTTAAGTGCATTTGATTGTGGGTCTTCTAAGAATCCCATTATTTCACTAGCACTATATTTAACTGGTTTAGTTGTATATTTTTGTGCATTGTTAGCTACAGAAGTTTCGGCAAATAACTTCTTTTGCTTTTTTTCTTCACTCACTTATATCATCCCTTTCTTTCTCAATATTTTAATAAGACTACCATAGATTAGCTAATCCACCTTTTTTCTTTTTCTTTAATTTTTTTTCTCTTTCTCTTATAAAATAATTACCATAAGCTAAACTTGAATATCTATCTTTACGTTTACCTGTTGTTTCATAAAGTTTAATATAAGAATCTTTTACTTCATATTCCAATTGAGTTATTTCATCTTGCATTAAAGAAGTTTGAACATAAGGCATCAATTTATCAGCTTGTTCTTTAGGAGACATTTTATTATATCCCTCTATAAAATCATCTGCTTCAAATTGTGTTTTTAATAATCTAATGGTTTTATTTTGGAATGCTGTTTTAAGAGTTACTGCAATTTCATGGTTAAACTTTGTACTACCATTAACACAAAATATAGATTTTTGTGCTTCTGAATAACCACAACGTTCTTCATATTTTTCATCATTCATTGCTTTTAATGGAGGATAAACTATTCCTCTTTCTACATCAGTTGTGTATTCACCTAACTCATCTAATACAGATATACCACTACCGGCAGTATCTAGTACTATATAATCACTTTGAGTATCAAAATATAATCTTTTTATATTTAATGCTAATTGCTTAGCTTTATATCCTTCGTGAGTCTGTTGCCATAAAACTTGTGATATATAATTTTGATTCTTTGGAATACTTCTTATAAAAGTAAATACGGCATTATCATTGTCATGCCCATTTTTACTGTTCATTAAAGCTATATCACAACTGATTACTCTAAGTTCTTTATCATTTAATCTCTTTAAATAATAACTCTTTTTCTCTTTATTTTTATTTCTATAATATTCCTCTGGTGTTGGAGGATACCATGCATATTCCAATGTTCTACAAGGTAATATATCACTTGATTTAAAATAACTAGTATCTTTATCAGAATAAAATAATGCTTCAAATTCCATTGTAAATGATATTTCCGACATATTCTCATCTGATAAAATATCTTGTATTCTTTTTTTAGTTAATATTCCATGATAGGCAGATAATTGATAAGGTAGATTACATACAAAATAATCATCACCTGCTAACATTTTCTTAACATGAGAAGAATAAAGGTCGTAACTCCAATGATTCTCAACGTTTTGTTACCCTAAAGGCTTTTTATCCTCTAGTTCTGGGAGTTTCCTCGCATTATGGTATGTCGATTCATACCCAGTCCAGCATATATTTTCTTCTATACAATATAGAAGTGGGCACTCTTGGAGATATTTTATTCTTTGTAATCAAAAAAGAACTATTATATAATAGTTCTTACAAAGGTTCAATCTCTATGCGTTACGGTGGATAGAACTTTTTAATTTTCTATCTTACCTCGGTATTAACTTATATTGTTTAAAAAATTTTCAATAATATCATTTACATCATTTATTTTATAAAAAGGTACTCTTAATAAAAGTATATTATTTTTTCTACAAAATTCATTTTTTATTCCATCATTTATGACTGTATTATTATAGTGTTTTTCTCCACCTAAGTGTTCGACAGGTTTAAAATGTTGTTCGCCATCGAATTCTATACAACAATTATATTGTGGTAAATAAAAATCAAATGGTAATGTCTTTTTATTTTTACATCCTTTAAATCTTTTCTGTTTTTGATATAAAATATTTTTTGATTTTAAATAATTCTCAATATTCAATTCTCCTGCACTATCAAGTGGATAACATGATGGACATTTTAAACCATTGTCTTTTATATTCCAAGAAGCTCTAGTAAATTCATGATTACATATGTTATGTTTTATTGTAATATTAGCTCCTGTATTGAAATTTACAAATTCATATTCATCATTATAATCATTATTTTTTATTAATTCTATGCATCTTTCTTCAGTCCATCTTCTATATTTATATTGGCATTCACATTTTCCACCTGCATGAATAAATCTCCAATAATCTCTTTCAACTTCTTTTCCACATACTCTACATTTCATATAAATTATACTTTTCTTTTTTACATATTCAAAATTAACAACATATAATGTTGTATTAGTTTCTTTTATTTTATCATTAATTCGTTTTAATGCTATTTCTGTAGTTATTTTATTCATTTTAATATTCACCCCCATTACTTATATTATACTATATTTTTTATTAAAAGTAAAATTTTAAACAATACTTAGTCTCTCTTATCAGCTTAATCTCACGATTTACTATGACCGATTTTGCCCAATTTGTTTTATATATCGCTATATAAAGTGGCACGAATTTACCACGCACTACTTAAGTAAATTTCTTGGTTTTCCTCAGTTGGATAATCTGCGTATTTTCCATCATCTCTATTTTTAAATTTTGGTATTCTAACACAGTTTAAGAATGGTCTTAATACTGAGTTTAAAGTATCAAAACCTCCTTGTATCATTCTGTACTCATCTCAAAGTTTTATCGTGGAGCTTTTTATCTATTAATAGTGTGTCAATTCACACATCCACCTCTTATAGTTTCCTACAAGCTTGGCATACATTTTCACCTTATACAATAAGGTGTTGGGTACTCTTGGTAAGATTATATTCTTGCAATTAAAAAGAACTATCTAATAATAGTTCGCAAGGTTCACCTACTATGCTCTACATTGCTGATAACTTTTTAATTTTATCAGTTAACTCGGTATTGGCATATTCTATAAGAACTTAGCTTTTACCGATTTTACCCAATTACGGATATACTTTTATATATATGTATATCTAGGCAGATAACTACCACGAGTACATGGCAACGAAGACCTCTTGTATTTTGAGAAGCATTTACTGCTTGAATAGTACTACCGTTATTGAAGATTACCACTGTTTCATTAGTACCGGTGACTACTTTAGCAATTTCTCTATTTAACATTTTCGACTGAGAACATAGTTCTTTAGCTATCTTCTCCTTTATAAGATTTCTGGCTTGTTCCTTAGTTGAACAAGAAACTACAATTAAACTATTTGGATATAATATTGCTTTACAACAAAGAAATATTGCTGTCATATATGATTTCGATAACCCTCTGGCACATATTAGGCAAGTGCTATACATTATATTCATCATATAAAGCAATATAATTTGGAACGGATATAAATTAAGTCCCAAAAAATCCAGTGCGAATCTATGGATATTCAAACGATAAAATGCAGTCCATATTTTCATACCTTCATTTAATCTATCTTTTTTTCTTTGGGATAAATTTCTTCTTTTTTTATGAGGACTTTTCATGACTTCGTCAGAAAGTATTTTTTCTTCTTCAATATTTTCTTTTACACTACTTGTCATTGTCTTCCTCACCTACTTCATTCTCTACTTCAGCTTTATTCTTATTTTGTTCATTATATATTTTATCTACATCCTCATAATCTTCTATTCCTTCCTCTCCTTCTAATACATCATTTTTAGCTAGTTTCCACTGTTTCGCAAAAGGCAAAACGAACCATCTTTTTAAGTATTGTCTTATTCCATCTATATCTTCAAAGAATGGTAATTTTTTATTACATGGTTCATATAATTCTATTTTATCTATAAACTTTCCAAAACAAGCATTATCATCATCATCATTATCTATTTGCGATAACTTCATTTTACAATCTGCTTGTAATTTACTATTAATTTCTTGGATACTTTTTTGAAGTTGAACATTTCCCCTATCTTTTCTAAGGAGTAAATAATTCATACATATTTCTTGATATGACCACAGGGATGAAGGATTCTTATCATCATAGGCTAAAAGCATCTGATTATATCTATCTTCGAGAAAAATATAATCGTCTAACTCTAAATCAGAACATTTATATTCATATGTATTCGCTACATACATACCGTCTTTCGACTGCTCATACTTTCATATGAGATTAGACTATATCATTATCCTATATTTATAGGATACCTTCCACTTCCACTCGCTTGAGTGTACGATATTCCTATCTAGTCGTTGGACTTTATTCATATGACAAATCATCACTTAGAATCTTAGTTGCTGATTGCCCATTATTGTAGATACTTAGGATTTAACCATATATCATCTTAACAACTTTTTTCTACTTTCGTAACATTCACGTTCGCCATTTCTAGCCACGTTGTAGTGTGTTAAGCTTTAGGGGTTTCCAGCAATTCAAAAGGTTTGCTATGTTTTTTATAAACATAGGGGGCAATTACCCCAACGTTTGATTACTTCTGGTGTAACTATTTTTTTAGTTTTTCTTTCTATTTCTTCTTTTGTTTTTTCAGTATTCAAATATAATGCTTCTTCCATTTCTTCTTCAGTCATACCAAATATATTTACAAATGCCGTTGTATCTTGGAATGTTTTATTTTTATATTGTACTAAGTTATATTTTAATACATATAAATATCCAAGATTACTTTCGGAATTTCTATTCTTACTTATTAATCCCATAACTGTATCCTTAGAAAAATATAAATCTAATATCATACAAAATCTATATAATGCTTTCATTTCATCTTGATAATCTACCATTAGCTTATCATATAAACTAGCACAACAGTCTTTGCAAATTGGTAACCTTCCATTTAGTTTGTCTCTAAATGAGTAAGATTTACCAAAATCTTTTTCAGGCAATTCTCTTCCACAAGTAGTACATATTATTTTCTTTATTTCTTTTTTTGCTTTTGCCATATTTTTCTCCTTTCTGTTTTATATAATAAAAAAAGGGTATCATAGTTGAAAGGACTATGATACCCAAATCGGAGAGATATTAAAGTAAATATAGATTATTATAAGAATAGTATAGTAAAAAAGAAGGAAATTGTAAGCTGTGAAACCGTCCTTCCACATTAACTTACACTATTTTTATAAGACTACTTTTTACATTTTTAATATTTTTGATTAATCTCTCACTATATAATATTTATTTTTTATAATTATTTAAATTTATGTCATAAGAACATATCATTCCTTCTTTATTGAATACTAGGAATTTTTGAATAGGTTTATTATAAAGTCTTCCTTTCTTTGCATAACCCTCACTTCCGAATGCACCTGAACAAACAACTGTAGTATTATTAACATCAAATTGTTTTGATTGGTGGAAATGTCCTCTAAATATATAATCAATAGGATAATCATACATTTGTATTAATCTATCTAAATTTCTATCTCTATCATTATCTCCATGTATTGCTAAACATTTATTTCCTAAAACATCCACTTCAATAATTCCACAATCTTTATGATTTATATATTCTACATTTTTATTTTCAGCTAATCTATTCATTACAAATGGTCTAATAAATTCTGTAAAATTCTCTTCTTCTCTACTATTATCTTTTTCAGCAACTATTCTACTATGATTACCATTTATTATTGCATATTTAACATAAAAATGTTTACTTAATTCATTTATAAATTCTGCTATAAGCTCACTTATTTTTACAACTTGTTCTGTTATTAATAGTCTTGAATCAAATCTATTTACATTATGTATTAATCCTGATATAAAATCACCTAATCCCAACATATGAATTGTAGAAAGATTGTTTAACTCTCCATATTCTATTACTTTTTTACAATAATAATTTAATTTCTTTTCACATATTTGTGGATTATAACAATCTAATATATTATCTGTTTCAGCTCCATAATGTATATCTGATAATAAAACTACTCCTTCTTTTTCTGAAACTGTTTTTACTAAATCAATATTTCCAAGTAATGGTTTAGTTTTATTTAATTCTTCTATTTCATCTTTAGTGCATTCAATTAAATGCTCTACTCTAGCTACTATTCTTCTTTCTGCATTTATATGATTTCTTTCATCTTTAAGTTTTTGTTTTTCTTTTTGCAATTGATTTACTTTATTTTGTATGTCTCTCAATCTTTTATCTTCTATTTCTTCATCGACTTTTTCTTTCATTTTTTTAAGTTTATAATAATATTCATCTTCTAATTTTGCTATCTTTTCTTCATATATATCATAAGCCATGACAAGACCTTTTCCTTTTCTTCTAAGCGTATCTCTATGTTCATCACTGTTTAATAATTCTTTAATATCTTGCCATTCTATGTCTTCTCCATCTTTTAGTTTCATTACGGATAATCTCAGTTGATATTCTTCTAATGTTTCATCTTCTCTTTTTAAGAACTTTTCATCTAACATATACAATCTCTCCTTTTATATCTACTATTATCCTTTACTTATATTATACTAAAACTCTTATTAAAAGTAAATAAAAAAAAGGTAGAAAATTACTTTTCTACCATAAATTATTATATATATTCTCCGACAATTATATCTACATCGAATGGTGTAACGTCTCCATCTATTGAATAGACTACTTCTGCTTCTTCTTTATTATCTACTATTTCTCCTCTAGCAATTGCATTCATAAATATTACATCGTATAAATTAGGTTTGCATATGTTTATTATTGATTCTAAAGTATATGTTAAATTTTTTCTATTAAATTTTATGTCGTTACATCCAAAACTCTTTGTTACTGGGACATCTGCCCAATAAATACACATTTCTTCTAAATCTATTATATTAGCAATTACTTGTTCACAATCAGAACTTAAATCAGATTTATTTGCTACTGCTTTTGGTTCAAATACTTCACCAGTTGTATTATTGTCTAATTCCATATAACCCATAAAACAATCTTCTAATTCGCTAAAGCGATATTCTGTAAAACTATTTATTGAAACTAAGATGTATCTAACTCCACAATCTTTAGGTTTTTCAATATCAATGTCAATGAATTCACTTGCTCCATCTTTGGCTGATACAAAATCTCCACTATGACAAATATTTGTTTTGTAACCTCTTAAATTACGATACCATATTTCATCAATAACTTCTAATTCATTATCAAAACACACTGCACTCAAGTCTAAATCTACTCTATAGCCGTCTTTTTGTTTCCAATATACAAAATTTCTTAAAAATTTTGCTCCATCTTTTATTTTCATCTTACTACCTTTTGCAACTGATTTTAATGCTTTACTGGAATTTCTTTGAGACATTGGAGCTATATAATCTTTTAATTCTTCATCTATATAAACTTTACCCAAATAATCTCTTTTAGAATATTCATTCATTAATCTAAGATTACAAATGTTTTCTATTCTAGTACAAGTAACTTCATCTAATTCTTTTAAGTCATTTTCTTTACCATATAATTTTCCTGAACCTTTTATTGAGAAAACTCTTAAGCTGTTATTTTCTTTTCTTTTTATGAAATAACTTCTAATCTGTAATAAAAGAGGTGTAGGAATTTTTTCAGCTATTTGACTAAATGCTAATACTATTTTGTTGCTTTCATCTTTATTTATTGCTAATCTAAGAGTCCTGTCTAATCTTCTAGCAAATTCACCAGGTCTACTAGTTAATAATTCAAGAACTTTATCTAAATCTTCTTCTTCAAATGCCTTTTCTATATTGCTATTAAATGTATCTATTTTTTTACCATTTCTTATTTTGTCAAATGCTCTATTAACTTTTTTAAATTTCTTATATTCACCTGGATGCAATACTTCTCCTAATCTTATCCATCTGTCTTTATATCTAAGCATATCTTCTTCTATGTTGTTTGCATTTTCTAACATTGTTAATAGTATTCTTCTATCTTTTCTTTTAAATGAATTATAACAACAAGACTCTGATAGACTTTCATCTCCATCGCTTAAAGCTGTTGCTAATCTTAAGACATCTGTTGCTGTTTTATAATAAGGTATTAATATTTCTTTAATGTCACTATCATATTCACCATACCATAATTCCATAGTAACATAACTTAATATTTCTTTAAATGGAATTTCTTTAGGCATGATTTCTTTTAAATACTCTTTATTGAATTTTTTTAAAAACCATGATACATCTAATTTATCTGAAGCAGATATACTTACTTTAGATGATACTAAATTAGTAAATATTGTATTGAAATCTTCAACACTTCCTAAGTCTATAACAGTTAAGTCATAATTTCCTATTAAAGGAAATCTTTCTTTTTTCTCATACTCAGGAACTAATTGACCATCAGTAATATAATGAATTATTGCATTAAGATATAATTCAACTTCATCCATTTCCATTACTTGCTGTGGAAAATTAGGATACATAGGTTCTGTAATTTTATCTACTCCTACTAATTCTTTAATTATTGATGTTATCATATTATAAAAATCCATATATTGTTCAACAGATAATAATTTTAATTCTTCCATAAGTTTTTCTGAAAATGTATACCCATAACTTTCTAAATTTACTAATGAAGTTGCTATTATTTGTTCGCTCACTTTTTCACTATCATCACTATTAAGATTAACTATTACCTTATTTCTTCTTCTTAAATATATAGTGTTCATTTCTTTCATTAAATACCAACTCCTTAATTTTAATATTTTATATATTCAATACATGGAGATAAAGATTATTATAACCATCTATTCAACATATAAATAATAAAATGTCGCATTATAATTAATGGAAATTGTTTATTCTAAATCTCAGCCAATAGAAAAGAAGGAAGAGTAAACATAGCCATATATAATGCGACATACTATCAAAAGGAATTAATCAATTTAAATCATCCACATGTATTATATATAGAAGGAAAACTGATTATAGCCTTTCGAAAAATATCCACTCAAACGAACTGAGTGGATATAATATATAAAAGGGGGTGATGTATATGAAATATTTATTATAAAATTATATTGTTTGGAAATCATTAATTATACTTTTACAATCGATACCTTTATTATCACCAATTAGAAGGAATAATTAATATAGCCAAACATAATTTTATTTATTAATAAGGGGATTAACAATTATACTTTTTAACTTCACCGTAAGACGGTGAAAAATCTAATTTTAATTGTTTTTTGATATATAGAAGGAATAATTGTTTTAGCCTTATTTTAATTTTATCTTATATATATAATATAACATTTTTACCCACTTTTGTAAACTCTTTTTTTGAAAAAATCAAAACCAATAAGAATATTTTAACCTACTATTATCTGTTTTAACTACAGCATGAGTTATAGGTAGAGAAACTTCAAATCCTTCACCTGGTTCTAAGGTTAAGAAATCTCCTTCTTCATTAAATTGTATTTCTACATCTGCTTCACCTAAGTTATAAACATTAAATTCATAAGCTAATTGTATATCTACACCTTCAGGATATTCTATCATATCATATTCTTTTTTAAATACCCCATGTTTACTTCTTAATCTTTTTGGACTTGTTATCACTATTATTTCACCTCGATTATTTTTTCTTTTTTAATTACTATTCTTCGCCAAGGTTCTTTTCTATTTTTATAGTCATTGATAATCCATCTTCATCAGCAAAATATTCTAATATTTCATCTAATGAATGGAATAATTGGTCATCTTTAGTTTCTTCAACTAAATATATAACATCTTTATTTAACACTTCATCTTTATTAATACGAAAACTAAAATTTTTAAAACTCATACTCTTTGAAATTTTTGCCATAATAACATCTCTCCTTTTTTAATTATAAATTTAATTCATTAATATCATTAATTTTAAAATAATAATCTATTGATGTAATTTCAGTGTAATTTAATTCTAATAAACATATATTATTTGGTATACCATAAGAACAACTTAAATGATTATATTTATTATGGTTTTTACCATTTGCATCTATTTCCTTTATACAAAAATCTATAAATACTTCACTTTTTTCTTTTTCTATTGTTTTTTGTATGAACTTTTTATATAATTCTATTTCTTTTTCTGAAAATACTTCAATAGATAGTTTAATATAGATTTCATTATTGTAATAAATTAATTTTATAAAGTTAATTGTTTTTAATAAATATTCACTACAATTTTCGGTACTTATAATTACAGCACTAATATTGTTTATAGCCCTTAATTCCACTATTTTCCACCTCTTAAATTACTTTTAAATTCTTCATACAAACTATTTAATTTTTCTATTAGTTCTTCTGTTTCAGAATTTTCTTCTTCTTCATCTGATTCATCATCTTCATCGTCGGTTTCATCTTCTTCCTCGTCTTCAGAATCAGTATCATCATCTGTATCTTCATCATCGTTATTTTCTTCCATTTCTTCTGTGTTTAAGTTGTCATCTTCTTCCTCATCAACAACAGTTTCTTCATTGTCTATATTGTCATCATCAGTATCATCTTCATCTTCTTCGCTATCCAATTCTTCATCTTCATCATCTTCTATATTATCGTCTTCATCATCGTCGTCGTCGTCAATTTCATCTTCTTCGTCTTCATCTTCTAGTTCTGCTATCTGTTCTTCTATTTCCTCTATTTCTTCATCTAAATCATCAAACAAATCATCATATTCCTCATCATCTTCAAAGAACATATTATAATGAATATCTGATATATCCATAGCTCCATCTCTTACTAATACTGCTGTATCTCTAAACCTTCTTTTAAATACTTCTGTTAATTTTACTCTTATGACAGTTCTCTTTTTATTGTGTTCTCCATTTGGTAGGATTACATCTCTTGTTTCTTCAGGTGTAAATGTGCAAAACCCTAACAATCTAACTTCTTCTCCTTCTAAACAAGTTTTAAATGTCAAATTTCTTAAAGATTTTATTACTTTTTTAACATTAGGTTGCGATATTCTATATCCATTCCTTTTACATTCTGCTACCAATGCCCTTACAAATTCTTTTTCAGTCATTGTTATCTCTCCTTACATATTAATTAATATACCGTTTATGGTGCATTAATTGAAATATTACATTTTTTATGTAAGACAACTATATATGTTTTTTATTGATTTATCGTAGCTTTACTTATATAATACTAATATTTTCATTAAAAGTCAAATATTTTTATTTTATTTTTCAAGTAAATAATCTTTATAATATTGCCATCTTAATTTACCAGCTTTTTTACAATTTCCATTACAACACCTAGTTATAGCATTGGATTTAGCAACAGTTTTACTTTCTGCATCTTTACTGTTTTCATATACTATTCCAGTATCCAAACATATAACTTTTTTATCTTCTTCAGATTTATTATTTTCTTCTTCTATTATTTTTGCTATATCTTCTTTTTCTACATTTGAATTTTCTACTTCTTTTTCTTCTGCAACATTAGTATCTTCTTCAATTGTATCTGTAAGCTCGTTAATTGGCTCTATTGGAGTTTTAATCATATCGTTAGCTAATTCTACCTTTTCAGTAGTAACTTCCTTTACATCTTCTTTATTTTCCTCTGAAGCACATATCTCTATTTTATTATTTTCTTTTTCATTAATGCTTCTAACATTTCTTCTTTTTAATCCCAAGGGATTTCACCTTCCTTTTTCATGTTTTCAATTAAATTATTTATGTATACTTCTTCATTTATTAATATTTCTATTATGTTATAATAAAACTTTTTACTTTCAACTTCATAATCTTTATCATTTAATATTCTAGTTAATAGAATACATTCATCTTTACTTAGATATTCAAATAATTTCATTAAAATTCTATCATCTTTTCTTTTTGACATTCTTTTAAGTCTATTAATCAAATCTTCTTCATCACTAAATTCTAATAAATAATTTACACTCTTTAATTTTTTATTTAATTTCTTAATTCTTTCTTTTTTTAATTTATCATTTGCATAACAACTTTCTACTCTTTTTCTTATATTTTTATTTATTATCCAAACGCCACTTGCGTTTTTTATTATTGCATCTCCATTTAAATAATCTATTTGTTTTTTTGTTAATATATAACTTTTATTTTTTTCAAACCATCGAATAAATTCATTTGTTGTTTCATATTCTCCAGTAAATACTTTATTAAAATCTTCAATATTATATTTTTCACTTAAATATTTCTCATCTTTTTGATTTCTCATTTTATCATTTTCTTCAATGAACTTCTGTTCAAATGATTCTATTTTATTTATATAATATTTGCCAGTTGTTCTATCACAAACAGATACATTTCCCTTTGCCAATTTAGCCATATCCATTGCTTTATATTTGCAATTTGTAAATATTAATCCATCTCCTTTAACACTATCATCATAGCCAAGTTTATTATAATATTTATCTATTGATAACCAAAGCTCTATCCTCGCTTCTTGTCTATAATTTTCAGGGTCATTTTCTAATTTAAATTTACCACAAAAGAAACCTTCTACTCTCTCTAATAAGCTATCTCTTTTAGCTTTTATATAAAAACCACTTAAAGCTTGTCTGTCCTTATATGTTCCTAAACTATAACCGTCTTCCCCATGTTCATCTTTTATAGTACAGACTTCAAACATATCTTCTATATCTATTGCTCTTTTTTCTTTTTCTTCCATTCATTATCTCTCCATTTTTTAACTATATTTACTTTATTTTTATTTTATATTTCACTAAATTGATAGAACATTTTTATCTATTCCATATTTTTTGCATAATGAGAAAAATATTAAATTATACCATTCTTCCTCCAACATAATATAATTAAAGTATTCATCTATCTCATAATCAAATTCTTCTTTACTATCTTCTATTTTTATTAACAATTCATCTGATAATTCATTTGTTAAATCGTATGCTTCGTAAAATATTTTTTTTATTTCAAACGGTACTTTTCTCCATGATACATCTTCTTCTATCATTCTTTTATTATATTTTCTTTTACTTTCAAATTCTTCTAACATTTTTTTGTGAATTTGATTAACTGGATTCTTCATACCTTCATCTCCTTCCTTTTATATATATTATACTAATACTTTTGTTAAAAGTAAACATATTTAAAAAATTTTATATATATAATATACTAAAACTTTTATTAAAAGTAAATAGTTTTAATAAAATTAATAAAAATGTATTATTAAATATATGTAAAATAATTATCAAAAAAATAAGAGATTGTGAGGTGGAAGCATGAAATCTCTAAAAATCAAAAACATGTTAGAAGGAGCTGAAAAAATTACTATGAATGAGAAAGATAGAAATGAAAACATTCGTGAGATTAAAGAAGCTTTAGAAGAAAAAAGAATAAGAGAAACTCAAAATTTAGACATAAGATTGAAAAAAGATGAGTTATGTGCTGAAATGAAAAAACTAGATGAAATAAACAACATCTTAAATAGCACAAGTAAAAATGGAATAGGTTGTCCTATTAATGGTGAAATTCAACAAGAACAATATGAGCATCTTACTTGCAAAGGTGTTGAATCTTGTATTGTGGAAAAGAAAATGGTTGTTGAATCCCCTAAAACTGAACAACATCCAACAGGATGCCATTGTGAAAAATGTTGTCCTAATCCTAAAAAAACTTGGTTTCAAAGAAACAAACAAAAACTAGCAGTAGGAATAATGTGGATAATTATGTTCATTTTAGCTTTAGGCATATCACCACAAGGAGCATGGTTTACAACTTTACAAGAAAGCTTTGTTAATATTTTGGTTGATTTGTTTAAAATGGGATTATTTGTTGTTGCTGGTGTATTAACTTTCAGAGTAATAATACCAAAAGATAAAGAAGACGACTAGATTGAAAAAGATACTGTCTTTTTTAATTGCATTATGTGTATTAACTTTCCCAATACAAACAATTAATGCCCAACCAACTGACATTATTTACAATATTTTAGACAACAGTAATCAAAGACCAAAAAATAATGGTTTAGATTTGATAAATTCTCTTATCGGAAAGAATTCTAAAGTTGAAGAAAGTAGAAAAAACAAAGAAGAGAAAACTAAAGTAATAAGCAACAATATAGAATTGGAAAAAGAGATAAAGAAAGAATCTAAAAAGAAGGGTAATATAAAATCAGACAAGAAACAACTTAAAGGAATAGATGTTTCTAAATGGAATGGGACTATAGATTGGAAGAGAGTTAAAAAGGCAGGGATAGACTTTTGTATAATAAGAACTGGATATGCTAAAACAGAAGATTATAAATTTAAATATAATATAGAACAAGCTATAAAAAATGATATGGAAATAGGTGTATATCATTTTAGTTATGCTATGGATTTAAATGATGTCAAGAAAGAGACAAATTTCTGTTTAAAATTAATTGAACCATACAGAAAGCATATAACATTAGGAGTATGGTTTGATTATGAATATGATTCAGTACGATATTCTACTCAATTTGGAGTTAGACCCACTAAAAAGTTAGTTACATCTCTTGGAAACGAATTTTGTAGAATAGTAGAAAAAGATGGATACGATAGTGGTATATATACAAATTTAGATTTTAGTGATAATTATTTTACAGAAGATTTATTGAATAGTCATTATACATGGATTGCTTCATGGAATGGAAAATGTATAAAACTAGGTAAATTTAGAATGTGGCAATACACTGATAAGGGTTATATTGATGGTATAGGTAAAGTTGATATGAATATTTTTTATCGAGATGATAAATAATGAAAAAGAAAATATTTACTTTATTCTTATGTATGTTAATGGTTTTACTTCCTTGCTCCAGTTATGCGAGTAAACCAATAATAGCAACCGATAATACATCAACACCTTATCAAGCTAAAGTATTTTTATACAATAGAAATACTAGTAAAAAATTAATGGGTTGTGTTGACTATATCTACGAATACTGTGATGAAGTAGGAGTAAATGCAACATTAGTTATAGCAATGACAAGTATAGAAACAGGCTATGGTAAAAGTCATCTTTTTAGAAGCTATAACAACCCTGGAGGTTTAAAAGCCAAACATGGTTGGATGAGATTTAAAAACATCAAAGATGGTTATAAAGCAATGATTGATAAACTTGCTGTAATGTCTGGCGTTAGAAAATCCAACACTTATTATTTTAATTCGTGTTATTATATACAAGATTTAGGAGATATGTACTGGGTAGAAAATGGATGTGACCACGGATATTATCATATGTTGTTAAAGCAAATGCATAGAATTACATCAATAGAAGATAAAACTCCTAAAGAAAAAAAATCTAAAAAAGAAAAACATGCGAGTGTCACTGTTAAAAAAACAAACACTAAAAAAACAAATAAAAGAATAATTGATAAGTTATTAAAAAAACCTAAAAAACAAAGTGCCAAAGATTATCTCTTATCATTTAATAAACATAAAGAGAAAAATGGAATGAATATAATTAATAAGGTTTTAGATAATAAAAAAGGAACAGATTAATTTTCTGTTCCTTTTTTTATAGCTTACATACAATTTCTGTCCCCTTCCTTTATAGCTTACATACAATTTCTGTCCCCTTTTTATTAATAATTTATTTAGTATTTTTACTATCATCATCATCTTTAAGTAAATTAATTATTGTATCATTTTCATTTTTTATTTTTGGTGATGACAATCTAAGTATTTCTGAATTATCTTTCTTAAAATCTATTCTTACTTTATCTTCAACTGTTGTTAGATATATTTCTTCAAAATCATTTCTTACCTTATCGTATTTTTTATTACTAAAAGATGAGGTATCATTTTTAGAGTTTTTTATTTTCTTTTTGAAGGTATTAACTAAACTAGCTGTAACTAATTGATTAATTTTCTTTTTATTAGTTAAATCTTTTTTACAAGTTATTATTTGTTTTCTTTTGCTATCATCATATTTGAAATTCATCATTTTTTTATTAATTAATACTTCATTACAAGCAAAAGCACAATCAAAATACATTGCAGAATCTCCAAATTTTTTTATCATTTTTTCTTTAAAGCATCTATTAAATATACCTAATAAATCATTAGGTATATCATTCATATTAGATATTTTTTTTATATTACCATTCTCATCTTTTTTATTTTTAAAATATTTATATATTTTTAATTCAGTTCCTTTAAAAAATTTTTTTCTATCAAGTATTTTATTCCAATCTTCAATTACAGATAATTTTATGTTATCTATTACAGCTGTTTCTTTTGTTCCATTTGTATATTGTTGATAATATAAAACTATTTCATTTCCATCTTCATCATATTCTCCAGTCTCATATTTAAACTGCAACATATAAGCTCTATTTACAAATATTATATGTTGTTTTTCTAATCTCCCTAAAGCTCCATGTAACATCTCATCAGTTCTTTGTTTGCAAGTTGGAAATATATCATTAAATATTAAATCAACACTCTCATCAACATATTTTTCATATTCTTTTATAAGTATCTCCTCCTCTTTTTTTATATCTTCTTTAACATTTTTTTTATATTTTTCATAAGGAGTAATATTTTTTACACTTTCTTTAATATGTGTTCTTGTAGTATTATCATTTTTATTTCCTTTAAATTCACTATTAACCATTCCAGTCACTTTCTTCATTTCACTCGTCCAAAGATACACTTTATATAATTCATTTGTTTTGTCTTCTATAACAGGTAAATTGGAATTATTCTCAAGTATATCATCAAACATTGCAAACAATTGGTCATCTAGTGGTTCATATTTAGATAAACGAATATCAGAACCCCTATTATTTTTTCTACCATCTTCTATTTCTTTAGGTTTATTATATATCTCATGTATTGTAAATTTAGTTTTTTCTTTAGTAAACCTACATAGACTTTCAAACTGTTTCATTTGTTTTATTTTTGTATTGCCTGTTTTATATGGCACATCTGTTAATTCACAAATTTGTTTCCATGTATATTCCTTATTTAGCTCTAGATTTTCTATATTCATATTTATTATTTTTGTACAGAAACTAATTTCTCTATATATTATTATATATATACTATATATATAAAGATTTTAGTTTCTGTACAAATTTTTCACCTACCTTTATTTGTTTTCATATATATTATAAGACATTAGTAATTATTTTTTTTACATTTTTTAAAAGATGTACGAGTTTTCTTTAGATTATGTACAATTCATACTGACAGTCTTATAAAATTTTTTCTATTGCTTAAGCCCATAAAGTTATTTAATTTTCTTTTAAAAAAGAAGAGTATTTTACTCTCCTTTTTAATGAATAATGCCTAAAGCAAATACAATAAGATAATTATTTAAGAGCTATTTTTCCATCTATTAATAATTCTAATACTGTTTGTCTTTTGTTTATCTCTCTGTTGTTTATTGCTTTTGTCAATATAATATAATTTTCTGCATATAATTTACAACTTGTTTTCCCTCTTGATACAGCAGTATATAATGCTTCATTTACTAATAGCATTTCTTTTACAACATATGTGTTGCTTAAGTAGATATATAAATATTTTATAGTACTTCCTTGAGAACGATGTATTGAGTAGCTATAGCCACCACTTAATATATCATAAAATTCACTAAGAATTATAAAGTTTTCATTATTGAAACTAACTTTAATTGCATCAGAATATATTTCTTTTACTATTACTGTGTTACCATTGAATAAACATTTTTTTCCGTCTTTTCTATTATTATAATAATCTTCTTCAGATAATAAGTTATATTTATTTGTTGTTATAAGTAATACACTTCCTGGATATACTTTCATTTTAACTTTCTTATCATCTTCCTTAAGGTCAGTACTAATTTCTATATAATTACTGTCTTTATTAAGTTTACCTTTTTTTATTAATTCGTTTTGAATATCTATATTTATTCTACTTGTTTCTTTTTTAGTACAAGCTAAAACTGTATAATCTAATTTATTATTAACATCAAAATTTTCTACATAATCATTAATCATTTCCCAATATTTATCATCACCTATAGTAACTGACATATCTTTTAATTCACCATATAATGCAAATTTTTTATTTACAAATGGATTCTTATCATTTCTTATATCAGTACATACATTTAATATACCACTTTTCATCGCTTGTCTCATAGGTTCATTTAATTGACATTTATTTATTGGTAATTTATTTAAATCATTTATAGTATTAGAATGTCCAATACTAGTTAATTGTTTTTCATCTCCTATAAATAATATTTTAGTTCCAGTTTCAATAGCACTTAATAAACTTAACATTAATCCATTTGATACCATAGAAACTTCATCTATAACTAACATATCAGTTTTTAATGGATTGGTTGCATCATACATAAAAAATCCACCTGAGAAACCTAATGCTCTATGAATTGTACTTGCTTCTCTATTAGTTGATTCAGCTAATACTCCACTAGCTTTACCACTTAAAGCTACTAAAGTAGGGAAGAATGGTTCATATAATCTATCCATTATGTTTAATATTATGTTTAATGTGAAAGTCTTACCAACACCTCCACCACCTGTTAATAAAGATATGTTATGAGTTAATACAGATTTAACACAATTTCTTTGTCCTTTGTTTAATTTTACTCCCAATCTTTCTTCTTCATAATCTATTTCTTTATCTATATCTATGTCTACATTACTTTTGTTATCTCCATTTATTAATCTTCTTAAATTTCTATATAGATTAACATCACAATTATAAATACCATAAGTTGTTATATATTTATCTTCTATGATATAAATTTTTCTATCTTTTATTAATTTGTTTATACATTTATTAAATATTTCATCTCCGACATTATCTACTGTATTCTCTATTATTGGTAATCTCATAAATCTACTAATACTTATAAAACTTTCAAAGTCTTCATATAATACATCATTAATAGCTTTATAAGTATAACATTCTAATCTTCTTTCATCTCTTTTGTCGCCCTCCATTTTGCTTAAGAATATATTGTCTATAATATCTAATCTAAATCCTTTAAACACTAATTCAAATATATTCTCTTTTATTTGTTGACATGCTTCATATAAGTTTTTATCATATACTGAGTTTAATTTATTTATAGCATTATCTGTAAATCCTAATTGTTTTAATGTTATAAGATAATGTGCATTTTCAACATTCTCTTGATAAGAATTATATATTTTATTTACTGTCTTTTCTCCTATTCCACGTACTTTTAATAGTTCATCGGTATTTTTATTTTTTATTATATCACATATGCCAATTACATTTTTTAATTTATCTGCTATGCTTTCACCGATAAATAATTCTATAAAATTTAACATTGTGTTATCATCATTAATGGAATCTGCTGAAAAGTCAGAAGGTATTATCTCTTGTCCTTTGATTGAATATCCCCATTTTCCATCATATTCTAATTCAGTTACTTTAGCTTTATATTTTACTTTATATTTTATTTCACCTACTGTATTTACTTTCATACTAACATTATTATATATAGGGTTTAAGTAAGGTTTAATTTCCATTGTATCACTAAATACTCTTAATATCATAAAGTTACTATTAGGACTTTTATATACCTTTTTATCCAAAGTAAATTCTATTTCAATAGGATTATCTAATCTTATAAGTTTACCCATTCCATCACCACCAAATTATATTTTATATAAATTATACTAAGGCGATTATTAAAAGTCAAATAAAATGTATGATAAATCATAATTTAATATAATAGGTTGGTCTTATAATCGTAATGTAGATTATAAAAAAATTAAGATATGTAAAATATCTTTGAAGGAGATGAATTTAATGGGGTTTATTAGAGAAGATAATAAAACCAATGGAAATAATAATAATAATAGTGAAATAAAAACTATTTCTAGTAAAGTATTAGCTACTATACCTGCTAGTAATGTAGTAATAGATGATGAAATTACTGTAAATAATGCTTCTATTAATAAAGATAGAAGATATTATATAGAATTTTTAGGTAGTAAGAAATTATGTAGTTTATTAATAAGTGAAGGACTGGGCAATGGTATTGCATGCGGTATAGGTAATTATATTATACAAGCATATAATGATTCAACTAATATGATATTAGTTATCGATAAAATAAATACAACTGATACTACAGATACTTTTACTGATTTAGTTATTTATGAAGAAGAAGTTAAATATTTAGATAATAAGTATTTAGAAACTGATTTAGTATTGCAAAATAGTATAAGTTTAGGAAGAGCAGGAGATATAGGTGCAGGAAGTAGTGCTATAGGTAGTAGTGTAATAGCTTCAGGTGATTGTTCACATGCAGAAGGTGGTGGTACAACAGCTTCAGGTGGGTATTCACATGCGGAAGGTGGAGGCACAACAGCTTCAGGTAATGATTCACATGCGGAAGGTGCTAGCACAACAGCTTCAGGTGACGGTTCACACGCTGAAGGTAGTCAGTCAGTAGCTTCAGGTGAATCTTCACATGCAGAAGGTGATTATACAACAGCTTCAGGTGACGGTTCACATGCAGAAGGTGGTGGTACAACAGCTTCAGGTGAAACTTCACATGCAGAAGGTTATAATACTAAAGCTTCTTCTGAAAATCAACATGTGCAAGGTAAATATAATATAGAAGATACTGCTAATAAATATGCTCACATAGTAGGTAATGGGGAATATAATAAAAGGTCTAATGCACATACTTTGGATTGGAATGGTAATGCTTGGTTTGCAGGTAAATTATCTCAAGAAGGTACACCTACTGAAGATAAAGATTTAACTACTAAAAAATATGTAGATGATAAAGTTAAAGATACTCTATTAACTACTAATATAGTAGGTACTACTTTAACATTAACAAAAGATAAATATCAAACTACTACTATTGTAGATGGTACTGAAATTACATTACCAACAGTTACTTATTTTACAGAAATTCATTTATTTTTTAGTACAACAACAGATTTAATATTAACACTACCAGCTTGCAAATGGCAAAATGGGAATACACCAACTATATTAGCTAATAAAACATATGAATTTATTTTCACATATGTAACAGAATGGTTGGGTGGTGTTATACAGTATGAGTAAAAAATTATTAATGAATAATTCTTTGGGATATGTACAAGAAAATTTAATCTTAAATTTGGACAGTTTATATAATACGAGAAATGGGTTTAATGCAAATACAAAAATATGGGAAGATATTTCCGGTAATAATAACGATTTTTCTGTTGATAATGATAATATTATATTTACTGCTGGTAATGTACACATTAAACAGGGTGGATGTCTAACTCTAATAGATTTAGATAAATTTAGTAGTTGTATTACTAACAAAGAATGTATGACCTTACAAATAATAGCTGATGTAACAAATGAAGGTAATACAATGGTTAAACCAATTTTCATTAGTTGTGCTAGTTTTGGGTATTATACTTTTAAGGCTTTTATATCATCCTATAACGATAACGGTTTTGAAATAAGTCCGTTCCAGGGACATAATAGAATCATAACAGCTGAAGTTTATGACGAAACGCATAAATATAATAATAGTTTATACATAAATATGGAGTCCATACCTAAAAACAGCCAAACTATAGACTATTTTGATAATACAAAAGGTTCATATATAGGTAGAAATGGGTCGAACTCTAATTTTTATCAGGGTAATATAAAAGCAATTCGATTATATCAAGGGAAGTTAACACAAAATGAGTTATTACAAAATTACAATAATGACAAATTAAGATATAAAATATAAATTAATAGGAGTGATAAATAAATGTATGCAAAATTAAATAATGGGGTATTAGAATACGCTCCACAAAATTATAAATTAAATGATGGAAGAACAATAGTGGGATTTAATAAGTCTATTGCACTAATGACTAGATATGGATTTAAAGAGGTTGTAGACCAACAACCTACATACAACACAGAAACTGAATATCTTATTATAACTGGATATACAGAACAGGACACAGTAATAACAATTGTGTACGCAGTAAAACAAATGGATTTAGTAGAACAAGAATTAACTATAGATGATAAAATAGCTCAACTAAAACAAGTTGACACAGAACACGAGGAAGCAATGGCACAACTAACTGATATGATAATAGCTTTGCAAGAAGGAGGCGTTAAATAATGGCAAGAATATATGCTAATTTAATTATAAAGAAACGTAGAACAATAGAACAAGTACCTAAAATGTTTAAAGATGAAACTCTTAAGATATTAGAACAAGATGGGTATGATGGATATGGAGACCCCTTAGTATAAGTTTTAAAGATAAATTAAAATAGCCTACTTAATAGTAGGCTATTTTAATTATTATTATTCTTCTTTATCTAATTTTTCAATTATTTCTTTAGGTTCTTCTACGTTTAATTCACATCTTAATTCTTCTATTTCTTTATGTAACATCTCAAAATCTTTATTAGTTTTTTCTAACATCATTTTTAAGTTTTCTGATTCTGCATTCACAGTCTGTAAATAATCCTTACATAATTTCTTTCCTATTTTTTCTAAAAATTTTCTCATATTATTTCACCTTTCTTTATTTTTTTTAATTTATTTTTATTTACTTCTAATAAAATTTCTAGTATAATTTATATAAAATCCAAAGGAGTTGATAAAATGAAGTTTATAAAAAATTATATTAAAAATTTTCATTTTGAAATTATTTTAAATTTATTAAAAGATATTATAAAAAACATACATAATATATATCTAAATTTATTAGATTTACTTAGTAATGTTGTTATGATTTTTATTTATCCTTTATTAGTTTTTGGAGAATGTTTAGATAAAAAAGAAGAGGATTAATCTCTTCTTTTTTTTATTTTCTAAAGAGTATATAATAAGATAATTTCATTAAATTGTTCACTTGTTAATTTAAGTTCCATTTCTAAAGTATCATAAAAATCTACATTTGATATATCTTCTTCTTTAGACAAATAACTTATTTGCACTTGTTCTAAATCGCCATCTGTATCATCTATTACATATGAAAATATTGTTTTATTATTATATAATTCTTCCATTTTCATTCCTTCATTTTTTATCTCAAATAAATCTTCTGATGTTAAATCAACTACTATATATTCTACTAATTTCCCAAAAGGATAAATAGCCTCTTCAAGATATATACAGTTAAATAAATAAAATTTTTCTTTTTTAGTTGAATATCCTATGAATACTTTAGGATAATTTGACTTATCTAAATTTGCTAATACATATACATTTCCAAATATTGAATCGCTTATCATTGAAGGTCTTATGCCTAACAATGAATAATATTTATCTACATTAGTTACTTCCATCATCTTCATTATCCTTTCTTTTATTTTCAGTTATTTTCTTTAATATTAATTGATTTCTTTGTATATAAAGTTTTTGTAAATCCATATCATTTGCTTCAATTCGTAATTGCATTTTTGGTCTTTCTGTTGTAAAGTGTTCACAAAATCTAAAGCTACCAATATTTAAGTCAGGTTTTATCATACAATGTCCACAAGGAAATTGAATTGGTGTAGTTAAAAAATATGCACAATTAGTACAATCAGTTGAGTTAATCTCACCATTATAATCATATTTAATTGCACATATTGACACATCTTCTGTTAGTAATCTATCAAAACTTTCATAATCTTCACATTCAGCAAAATCTTTATTAGTACATAATTCTGTTATTGTTATCCAACAGTCATCATTAGCCATACATATATAACTAGGTTTAATACCTTCTTCGGTATAAGTAAATATTCCTTTTAAATGTTTACAAGTTGAACATATACTTCTATCTTCTTGTGTCTTCATCTATATCTATTCCCTCCAAATCATAATCTAATATATATACTTTAACATCTTGAGCTATTAAATCAAATAATGATATATCTATTTTATAATGTTTTAATTTCACTAAAGGTTCTTCCCATGTTATTTCATTTAATTCATCAACAATACGTTTCTCTATTTTTCCATCAACCTTGCATTTTTCTTCAAGTCCATTTGGGAACTTTAATAAAACTTTATGTAATCTCCTATTGTATATATCATATAAAACTTTATCTATTGTTTTACTATCAACAGGTATACTAATAAACATATCAGGTATTAATTCATCATATTGTATAATAATTTCTTTCATATAAATATCTTCATAACATATTGTATCACATACTTTTATATATTCCCTAATATATTCTTTCATTCTTTTTTCTTCATTTTTTCTATCTTTTTTTTCTTTGAAAAAACTCATTGTGTTATCCTCCTTACTTTTTACCCCCATTTTTCGTATGCAGGTTATTAATTTTATCAATCATTTTATCTAATCTAATTACAATAAATTTACCTTGAATGGATATAACCCTGCATCCTCTATTCCATCAGCAAATGCTTTAGCAAATACTTTATTTTTAACTATTACCTTTGTTTTCTTCTTATTTCTTTAAGTTGGTCGTGAACTACACATAGGCTAAAGCTATGTGCTTCCTAGGTAAGGTTACTATTGCAACTAATTTACTAGGCTTATAAGGTTGTTCCAACCTCTAATTGTTTTATTTATTATTTAATATTCTCAATCCTTCATTTAATATATTAATACTTGCATTTATATCTCTATCATGATGTCTTCCGCAATATGGACAATCAAATTCTCTTATATCTAATGTTTTTTTACCAGTATTATTTCCACAATTACTACATATTTGACTAGAAGGATACCATTTATCAACAAAAGATATTGTTCTACCATACCATTTAGCTTTATACTCTAATTGTCTTCTAAATTCATACCAACCAACATCTGATACAGATTGAGATAAATATTTATTTTGTTGTATCTCTTTTACTTGTAAATCTTCTAAACATATTACTTGGTTTTCGTTTATAAGTTCAGAAGATAATTTATGTAAGAAATCTTTTCTTTGATTAGTTATTTTCTCATGCACCCTAGCAACTTTTATTCTTTGTTTATTTCTATTTTTACTACCTTTTTTCTTCCTAGATAATTTTCTTTGTTCTTTAGCTAATTTATTTAATGATTTTCGTAAATATCTAGGATTACTATACTTAACTCCATCGCTAGTTATAGCAAAATCAGTCAATCCTAAATCTATACCAACTGTAAATTCATTTTTAGGTAATTCTTTTATTTCTTGCTCTACTAATATAGATATATAATATTTACCACTAGAAACTTGTGAAACAGTTGCTGATTTAATTTTACCTACAAACTCACGATGAATTTTAGTTTTAACCCATTTAAGTTTTGGAAGTTTGATTTTATTGCTCTCAAAGGATATTTCAATATTGTTATTAGTAAAATTAGTAGAATATGATTTTTTATTATTTCGTTTACTTTTGAATTTTGGATAATTAGAATATCCTTTGAAAAATCTTTGATATGCAGAATTCATATTATAAATTGCATTTGTAAGAGCAAATTTATCAACTTCTTTTAACCATTTATATTCCTTTTTAAGAACTTGATTGCAATAATCGTTACAAGAAGTTTTATTCATAGATTTTTTTTGTGTTTCATATATTTCTTTTCTATAAGATAATGTTTGATTATAGACAAATCTACAACAACCAAAAGTTTTTTGAATTAGTTCTTCTTGTTCTTTATTTGGATATAATCTAAATTTATATGCTTTTAACATTCATTCATCACCCCCTTTATTTTATTTATTTTATATATATTATACTTAGAATTTTATTAAAAGTAAAATAAATTACTTGAAAAATCGTATAAAATTTTATTGTCTTATTAAATATATGTAAATAAAATAGAAAGGATTGATATTAATGCCAAGATTAGAAACAAGAAATACTTTCTTTGGAGAAAATATGGAATATTTTAACGGGCAAGAATGGAAATATATAAAAGATTATAAAAAAGGAGAAAAGATATTAACATATTTTCCTAAAGATAAACATGTTGAATTATTATTACCACTTAATTATATTAAAAGAAAATCTAAAGGATTAAATAGAGTTATCTTTCAAAGAAAATTAGATATATTAATAAATGATGAAGGAATATTCTTTGGCAAATATAGAGATACTTGTATGAATGAATATGGAGATGTGATATTTAGACATGACAATAGATATATGGATATTATGACTAAAGATATTCCACTTAAAAAATCAATATTTTCTCATTTTTTATTTATAAATACTTTTACTTATATTTCTAATAACAATAGCCAATTAACAGAAAATAAAATGGAACTAATGTTAAGAAGTATAATGTATGGAGATATAGATAAATCTAATGTATGTACTTTAGATATGAGAGATGAACCTATTGAAAAATTTGAAAAAACTATGAAACCTTGGGAAGTTTTATTAAATAAATGTAAGGTAAGATATAAAAAAGATGTTCGTTGGAGAACATTAAGTTTTAGTTTGCCCAGAGATAAAGATGTATTTCTTAAGAGTATACTTAATTATTCCTATGATGAAATAAGATTTATAGTTGATAAATTAGATAGATTAAATGATATGAAGAATAAAATAATACCTAAAGATAAAGATAGTTTAGATTTCATTCAAATGGCATATACATTATATGGTATTCCTTGTCATAAACATGAAGATTATCTTTTAAAGATGAATAACTTAGGTCTTAGAACTGATGTAAAAGACATGAGATTATTTAGAAGTAGATATGAATATTCTTTTACTGTAAAAACAGGTTATGTAGTCTTAAGAAATAATGGTATCATTATGGTATTTAGAGATTATAAATAAAAAGAGAGGATGTATCCTCTCTAATCTTCATTAACTATTTCTGTAAAATCTATTTCTTTAGAAAAATCCCAACCTTGTTCATATAAATCTTCTATAATTCTTTTCATAAATCCATCTAACATATCTGTTATTAAAAAATATTTAATAGGTATTTTTATTATCTCAGCTTTATATTCTTTTCCATCTTTTTCAAATTCCATAGTAACACTACCACAAGGTAGATTTAACATTTCCATATCTATTCCGTCATATTTTTTATCCATGTTTATTCTCCATTCTGTTCATTGTTTTTTATTTTTTCTTCATAAACTTCACAAGGTTTATAAGGTAAATTTACTTCATCTTTATCACATAGGATTTCACAAAATCCATTGCCTAAATCTTTTACTCTGAAATATTTGCAAAATCCACAACTTACTTTCTTTTCTTTCATTAATTTTCTCCTTTTATATTTATTATACTAATAAAAATATTAAAAGTCAAGTATTATATTATATATGTATAATGTAAATGAGGAGGTGATTATAATGGCAGTTAAAGTTAGAGGTAAAGTAGTTACAACTGAAAGAGAATATCAAGAAGTATTATCTGATGGTAACGAAGGAACTATAGAATCAATAACTAATGTTCAAGTCCAAAATATGGGCGAAGGAGAAATAAACGTTGTATTTAACGATGGAGATAAAATATTAATACGTGCTAATGAAACTTTAAGTTTAGGAAATGTAGTAATAGAATCAATAGTTGTTGTTGAAAGTGGTTCAAAAGTTAGATATATAGGGTTAAATTAATTTTATATAAAGGGAAATAATAGATATAATTCTATATATTTCCCTTTATTTTTTTTATATAGAAAGGAGAAAATAAAATGTTTGATAAAGATAATAAATTTGGATTTATTATTAACAACAATAATGAATCAAATAATATAAAGAATACCGATTTACCATATATTAAATCAGAAACTGCACTATTAAATATAACAGTAGACCAATTAAATAAAGCATGGGCTGAGTGCCAAGCTAGTGATGATACATCTATGTATATTGAAATTCCTAATTTTACAATTAAAGACGATACTTTGTTTTTTATTGAAATTAATAATAAACGTTACAGATTAGATTCAGTATATACTAAAGAATTAACTAAGCAAAATAAAACTAGAGTAATTATGGAATTTTTTGGCATAAATGATACTGTTAATAATATAGGTGGAGGGGATGTACAGACTTTTTATGATAAAACAGAAGAGTATAATGAGAATGTAGCATTAATGGTACTAAATAGAATTAATGATAATAAACCACCTGTATTTACTGGAGGAATTAAATTATTTGAAATATCTATTAATAAATTTAATACATTATTACTTGGAAAAGATGTTGATATTTATAATAGTTTAAGTATACGACGTGACCCTAATAGTAAAATAGGTGAATATTCTACTGCTATGGGATGTTTTACAATAGCTTCAGGTAACTGTTCACATGCTGAAGGTCTGAATACAACAGCTTCAGGTGATTATGGTTCACATGCAGAAGGTAAATATACAACTGCATCAGCTGATAATTCACATGCAGAAGGTCATAAAACAAAAGCTTCAGGTACTTCTTCACACGCTGAAGGTTGGTATACAGTAGCTTCAAGTTATTGTTCACATGCAGAAGGTTTTAATGCAATATCTTCAGGTTTGTATTCACATGCAGAAGGTAATGGTACAACAGCTTCAGGTGAAAATTCTCATGCAGAAGGTAAATATACTAAAGCTTCTTCTATCAACCAGCATGTACAAGGTAAATATAATATAGAAGATACTGAAGGTAAATATGCACATATAGTAGGTAATGGTAGTAGTGATAAGAAAAGAGCTAATGCTCATACTTTAGACTGGCAAGGTAATGCTTGGTATGCAGGTAAATTATCTCAAGAAGGTACTCCTACTGAAGATAAAGATTTAACTACTAAAAAATATGTAGATGATAGTAGAGATTATTATTTTAAAACACCTACTATATTATATGATGACCCAAATCTACCTAAAGGATATGTGGATATAACAACTTTAGAAAAGGGAACTAATTATAGAGTAAATTCATCAATAGTTAGTGGATTCTTTAAAGTTAGTTTAAAAGCACCTAATGATGATGGAACTTGGTTCACTGTTGACGATGGGTCAAATACAATTGGTTGGAGTAGTATGCTTAGTACTTCAATATGTATTCAATTAAAAAGTGATACATTTATAGCAATTAATATGAATTGTATAAACAATTATTGCAAATATTTAAGTATAACTAAAGAAAATGGTAAATGGAAATTAATGCAAACAAAATTAAGTTCAATTAGTCCAGATAATACATATGAATACGATGTAACCAATGATTATAATCCAGCCCATAAAAAATACGTAGATGATAAAGTTTCTAATTTACCTCAGTTTACCTTTAATGAAAGTGGAGAACTAGTAGTTACTATCAATGGAGTTAGTAAAACTTTTGTTCCTAAAGAATAATAAACAGAAAGGAGAAATAGAATGTTTGATAAAGATAATAAATTTGGTTTTATTAATAATAATGAGAATTCAAATAATAATATTGAAGGATTAGATAATATTAAAACTGACATAAATAATATTAAAAGTGATGTTGACAAACTTAATACGCAATATAAAGATATTGCGAAGAAAGTTGAGAATGGTATAGTACCTAAAATTCAATCATATCCATGTGGAATAATTTATTTAGATGGTGATACTACAGGTATAAGCAAAACTAATCCAGTACAATTAGATATTTTGTATGTTGATGAATATGGTTCTACAGTATTTCAAGGAAAATCAACAACCACATGGCAAGGTAGCGGAAGTTTACAATATCCTAATAAAAATTTAAGTTTAAAACTTAAAGACGTTGAAGGAAATAAGAAAAAAATAAAAATATTTGATTATGCTACAAGCACATACCATTTAAAATGTAATTATGCTGATTATTCAATGGTAAGAAATTCTGTAGGAGCACAAATGGTGTGGGATTTTGATAATACTACATTTCCAGTAGACGCTCCGATTACAGTAAAATCTAAGCCTGTTATTTTATATTTAAACGGAGAATTTAATGGGTGTTATACTCTTAATATAAAACAGGATGATGATTTATTTGGAATGAACAGTAAAAAAAATCCATTAACAAATATAGTATATAGAAGTGGTTTAGGAAGTCTAGTATTATCTAATTTTGAATATAGAAGTGATGGAACTGAAACATCAGAAATTCAAGGTAAATTAACTGATTTGCTAAATTTTATAAATAATTCAAGTGATAGTGATTTTAAAGCACATTTTGAGGAACATCTAATTTTACAAAATGCGATTAATTATTGGGTATTTGCAGATTTAGCTTGTGCAACTGATAGTATGATTAACAATTGGACTATTGCTACATGGGATGGGTCAAAATGGTATATGTGCTGGTATGATTTAGACATAATATTTGGGTTATTCCAAAATGCTGGTATATCTTATCATCCAAGCAAACCTACAACAGATTTACTTAATTGTCAATATACTAAGACTAATCCAGTATGGAATAAATTATATAGTAATTATTTTAATGAAATAAGCCAAAGATATTGGGAATTAAGAAATAATGGGACAATAAATGTAAGTAGGATTATAAATCAATTTAGAGCATTTCAATCAATTTGGGGGACTGAAAATATAACCAAAGAAAGAAGTAAATGGTCAAATAGAATTAATAAAACAGATGATATTGATAGTATGTATACGTGGATTAAACAAAGAATATCTTATTTAGACAATAAATATAAAGAAACTGTAGCTTGTACTAATATAACTTTAAATAATACAACATTATCATTTACAACAACAGACAGTCAAACATTAACCGCTACATTAGCTCCTACTAATACAACAGATACAGTTACATGGAGTGTAACTCCTACTGGTATAGTAACTGTCAATAAAGGTGTTGTAACACCGATTAAAGATGGAAATTGTACTATTACTGCTACTTGTGGAACTAAAACTGCTACTTGTAATGTTACTGTAAGTGGAGTTAAAGAAGATAAGCCTTGTACTAATATTGTATTAAATAATAATACTTTAACATTTACTGATACAACACCACAAACGATAACTGCTACATTAACTCCTAGTGATACTACAGACGAAGTTATTTGGTCAGCAAATCCTACTGGTATATGTACTGTTGAAAATGGAGTTGTGACACCTACATCAAATGGACAATGTACTATTACTGCAACTTGTGGAAGTCAAAGTGCAACTTGTAATATTACTGTTAGTGGAATATCTAATAGTTTTGTATCGCAAGGGCTAATAGGACATTGTGATGTTGAAGATTATGATTTCAGTACAAATAAAATTGTTGATAAAGTAAATTCTTCAATTGTTGGAACAGGTTCTTATATAGGAACTACATTGACTAAGGGAGGTTTAGATTTAACAAATTCAAGTGCAACTATTAATTTTGGTGATAATTTTAATTTTGGAACTAATGATTTTACAGTAATTATAAATGTACACGGTTTTAGTAATGCTACTCACATTATATGTGGTAAAAGAGCTAATCAATCTGCTTCGGAATCAGGATGGTCATTGAAAGCTATGCAAACCGGCGTCACTTCTCCTGTGTTCATAAATGGAGAAAACGAGGGTAATAATCCTTTAAGCGATATGAAATATGATAGATTTATGAGTATTGCAATGACTAGACAAGGGAATAGTGGTAAAGTGTATGTGAATGGCGAATTAAAATACGAAGGAACAAATGATAGATATTCATTAACTACAGATAACACTCTTGATTTTATAATTGGTAAAATAGGAGAAGGGGTAAACTTTATTTATTATTCACATGAAATATATAATAGGGTTTTAACTAGTGAAGAATTAAATAAAATGTATTTATATGAAACAAGTAAAAACGGTACTTTTGCAAAAGTAGTTAATACTTTAAATAAATGTACAACAAGTAACAATAGTACTTATTGTAAAATAGGGGGGTCTTATAGTGCAACAATCACACCTGTCAGTGGATGCACTTATGACACAGTAACAGTAACTATGGGTGGAACTGATATTACAAGTACAGTTTATTCACAAGGAAATATTAATATAAATAATGTTACCGGAGATATAGTAATAAATGTGTCTTGTAAAAGTACTATTACATCAGATGATTTTACTCAATTAAATTATATTCAAAGTGATGGAAATCAATATATAGATACTGGAGTTACTTTGAATTTTGACACAGATAGCTTGTATGTGAAATTTAAACCTTTAAACTTTATAAAAACGTCAATACCTTTTGGTGATGCTTATGGTAATGGTCTTGAGAACCAGGGATGCCAATTAGTAGTTATTAATAATAAATATAGAATTGATATGGTAAGCACAAACACTTATGATGAAACTATTTCTAATGATATTGATGAGTATTCATTAAATAATAGAGTAATATCATTCAATGGTCAAACTTATAACTGTCAATTACTTAATGACAACAATACACTATCTTTATATTTATTCGGACAACATTCAAGTAATGGAAGTTGTGAAAATAGTACAAAATGTGCAATGAAATTATATGCTTGTACAATAACTAGAAATGGGCAACAGATATTAGACTTAATACCTGTAAAGACTAAAGCTAATGTTATTTGTATGTATGATACTGTAAATAAGATTTATTATAATAATTTAGGAACAGGTGATTTTACAACAAGTGAATAAATTTACACAATATGAATCAATTGCGTAAGAAAAAAGATAAATTAAGATAGCCTACTATTATAAGTAGGTTATTTTTTTACTCTTTTTAAGCATCAATAATGTTATATCGTTTTTATATATCATTAATCATGTATTTTATTTGTTTTAATTTCTTGAGTACGGTTAACCATGTATTTTTTGTAGGATTTTTTCTTATTCGGTTAACCGTACATTTTTTTTATTTACCTTTAAAAAATGAGATTTGAGGGATTATAAAAATAGACATATTAATATTTTCGTGATTTATCGTTATTTTTAATCCACATTATTCTGTGGATAACTTTGTTGAAATTGTGGATAACTTTATATGATTTTGATACATTACTTTTTATATGGTATATCGTATATTTTATGATTATTTTAGGTTAAAATGGTACAAAAATGTAACAAAATTGGTCGAAAATGGTATGTTTTTGATTAAAAATATACTGAAATTGATTTAAAATAGTACGTTTTTTATAGTTATTTTTAAGTTATTTTTATTGGATTTTATTGGGATAGTGTATATAAGGGGAAGTGATATTATTGATTTGATAATTGATATTATCATAAAGTACCCCCCTCCTTTTTATTTCATTGCTTGTTATAGGGGAATAGGTGGTGTATGGATGGTGGTGTGGTAATGTACAATCGTGTATACAATGTTGTGTATACAATGTGATGTATTTTTATAGTGCGTTTTAGAGTATTATTTTTATATATGATTAATCTTGTAAATTTAATATTGATGAAATATTAGTGAAATTTAATAATATTTTGATGAAATTTAATAGTGTGTAGATAAAGGGACTAGACTCATATTTGTGTAGAATTTTGTCGAATTATACATAAACTACCCCCTTCGTGTCGAATTTGTAAATAGTTCTCTAAGAACTGTTTTTTAAAATCCTGTACATATAAAATCCTTGGTGGGATTTTTCCCGACCCACCCCCTATTATATATCCCACAAAATTTTCAGAGTCCCCCTATAAAATCCTTAAAATTCCCTAAAATTCCCTAAAATTCCCCACAAAATTCCCTAAAATTTTATACAGAGCACTGGCTTTTTAAAATATAATATTTTATAAAAATATATAAAATTCTTTTATATCACCATATATACATAATATACATTATACATTATACAATACATTATACAATAAACATAATACAATACATAATACAATATACAATACAATAAACAATACATTATACATAATAAAAAATACTGTATACACTATTCACCACACACCATACAATATACATAAAATCACCTGAGCATATTTCATAAAAAAATAAGTGGGATAAAATATATCCCACTTATTCCTCTTATAAATAATATAAATTATTTAAGAAGTCAATTAATACAACGGTATTCAAGTTAAACAAGTTACCCACAAAATCAACAATATCCATTAAACCTATTAATAAGCAGTCCTTAAAAATCACCATAACTCCTAAAATCACCAAAACAAATAATAACTTCTTCATACTATCAACTCCCTTTTATTTATCTTTTATTAACATAATTATAGCAGTTACCCTTTTCCGTGTCAACAATCCTATGAAAATTTTTTCTCTAATACACTAATTTTTTCAATGTAACCTTATGAGGCAATACAAGGCAATATAAGAGAAGGAACACTATCAACGATGTAACATAAGAAGAACATCACGCAAACGCCTTACAATCAATTCTATGCAGTTCGATTATTGTACCATATGTTCTACTAACATAGAACATCATAGGAACAGTTGTTCTATCATACTATCATATGAACGTATGAACAGTAACTCATATGTTATCATATTGATAATAGTTCACTTATCAACTATATTGTATACATAGTACAACATACATAGTATATCATACATAGTACATTATATTGTATACACCATACATAGTACACTACATATCATGCACCATACATAGTACATAGTACACTATACATTATATTGTATACATAGTACAACATACATAATATATCATACATAGTATATTATATTGTATACAATAAACATTATACACTATACAGTATATATATGAATATATGAACAGTTACTCATACGTATACATAGTACATTATATTGTATACATTATACATATTATATGAACAATCACTCATATGTTATCATATTGATAGTAGTTCACAAATCAACTAATACGATTGAATAATTAAACATATGAACAGTTATTCATATGTTATACAATTCTATATATGAATACCTGAATATCTATTCATATATTATCATTATGATAATAAATTGTATACAATATATTACATACAATAAAATGTATAGTCACCTTTTTAAAAATATATACCGACCTTTTACCGTCGATTTTAAAGCTCTGTATAGAGTGACTTCATATAAAGGATTAACTATAAAGAGGGATTTTGTTCGCCCTCTTAGAATCGATTTAAATGGGTCATGATTTTTTCTTAGTATTTGTAAATTTATCAATATGATAATATAGTATTTTCAATGGTTTCACACTTGCATTGTTTACTTATACTAAACTTTTTAGCTAAAAATAACTGTTGACAAACATTATAAAATATGCTACGTTCGATTACAGAACAACTGTTTATTTGTCAAGTATTATTTATTATCAATATGATAATAGTTTACAAGTTAACTAATATAATACAATATACATAATATTACATACAGTATATTATATATTGCATACAAGATACAATATGCATAATATTGCATACATTATACACTATACATAATAAACAATACATGATATATTATATTGTATACATGATGCATTATATAGTATATTGCATACAATTAAACATATAAACATATGAACAGTTATTCATATATACAATAAAAAAAATAGCAGAGCAGTCTCTACTATTTTTTCTCTTCTATTTTTTTAAGTCTATTGAAATAATGATAGTCCCAAAAGCCTAAATCATTTAATTGCATACAATATTTTAATCCACTTAATAACTCTGTTACATTATATTTAATTGATTTTTCCCTGCATATATTTATAATTAATTCTCTTGTCCATATATTGCCTTTTATTTCTATACTATATTTCTTCAATTCAATCAACCACCTTTATTTAATTTTATTAATATTTAATATAATGATAGCATAACTTTATTTAATGTCAATAATTTTTTAAAAGTTTTCATGTATCCATATAAGGCAATATAAGAGGATATATTAATCAATTGAATAAATTATACAGTAACTGCTCTGAAAATCCTTAAATTGCCTTATATCACGTCACACGGCAATATTAGAAAAAAATAAAATAGAAATATGAATTTTGAAAATCAATATAAAAGAGTATAGGTATACTGTATACATTAAACAATATACAAAATTCATTATTCAAAATACAATATACAAAATAATGTATACAATATAAAAAATACAATATTCATTTTAATGTATACAAAAAACATAAAAAAACATAAAAAAAATAGTTGACATTAGATAAGAGGTTAAATACAATTAAGTTAATAAAATAAATAACAACTTAGGAAAGCACTTAAAAAGTTTTAAAAGTTTTTTAAAAAAAATAGTTGACATTAGATAAAAGACATGATAATATATAAGTATAAATAACAACTTAGGAAAACAACTTAGGAGCTACTTAAAAAGTTTTAAAAGATTTTTAAAAAGTACTTGACATTAAATAAAAGACCTGATACAATTAAGGTAATAAAAGAAATAAAAAATCCTTAAGCTATACGCTTAGGGTATATAATAGAAGCTTAATATATCACCTGATAGAATTAAGCATTATCTTACAACTTTTAGGTAACTGGCAAAAGGGAAAACTTAAAAGGTGCTTTTGATAAAAACCCTATTATCAAAGGTTATATAGGTAAACTGTTAGATTAATTCTAATAAGTACTTACGAACTCATACTTTTTAAGTCGGAACTTTTGAAAAGTGCTCAGAGGGTTATAAGGTAATAATCAAAAGTTAGGTTTTAGTACTTAACAGTCATTGACTATTTACAAGGGCATAGGAGGTCAATGATAAAAATCCTATTATATAATTAAATATGTTCCCTCCTCCTAAAAAAAACGGAAAAGGATTTTTTCCTTTTCAGTTATAGGAAAAGGTATAGGAATTATAAAATCCCTTGTTTGTTAAAAAAAGGGGGATTTTAAATGTATATTAATTCTAAAAACGGAAGATATGAATATAGAAAAGAACTTGAAAAACTAAATGATAGTATTGTCGAATTCAAAGGAACTTTTAACCGAATTGAAAAAAGAGGGTGTAGAAAAGTTGCATTGATAAACAATATATATCAAAACAATGATTTTATATGTTGTCATTGTCTTTGTGACATGATAAGTAGTGTTACAAAGAAAATATTTAAGGAAAACATTAAAGAAGGACAAAAGTTGACATTTAGGGCAAAAGTTAAAAAATACACAAATAGAAAGTCTCAAGTCAATTATGGACTTGAGATAAAGAATTTTAAAATTGAAGAATAAGAATATAGAAAAAACAAGGGATTTTATAAGTCCTATACTTTTTCAGTAACAGTAATTCAAAATTGATATTTGAGTTGCTCTGAATAAAATTTATAATTTTTAGGAGGGTTTTTATTATGAAAAAATATAGTGAATTATTAAATAATTTATATGGAGAAAGCGAATTAAAGGATAGTGTTATTGATATAATCTTAAACAATATAGAAAATTATGAAGTAGAAAAAGGATTTTTAGAAGATGTTATGAATTACGGTTGTATTAGTGGTACAGTGCCTGAATTAATATACTTTAATGAAACAAAATGTTTCTTCATTAAACATATAGAAGAAATATTCGACATTTACAATCAACTTAAAGATAATTTAAGTCCTGATTTTGAAGTAAACGCAAATAATTTAAGTTGGTTAGCTTTTGAATATATGACAAGTATAATATATAATGAAGTTGAAACAATGGAAGAAGAAGAAGTTTAATTTTCTTCTTCAGTAACAGTAATTTAAATTACTGAATAAATTAAATTTTTAGGAGGGTTTTATATGAGAAATAGTGAAAAAATAGAAATGTTATTAAATGGTATAGAAGACATGAAGGAAGAAAGTAATTTGAAAAATGAAGTATTAGATATGTTAATAAATCATATTAAAGAATGTAAAGATTTAGAAGAAGTTAGGGACTTTATGGAAGGTGTCAGCTTAATAGGTGTAATACCTGAATTAATGCGTTATAATAATAGAAAAGAATTCTTCATAAATAATTTAGATGAAATACAAAATTACTTTAATACATTAATTGAAAAAGGTGAAATATCTATCTATGAATTCAATTATACTGAAATAGCTTCCGTAACTTTTGAATTCATAGCAAAAGAATTTTTCTATGAAATAGAAGATGAAATAAATTTTGTCGAGAGCATGGAAGAAGACATAGACAATAATAAAAAAATGGACACTTTATTAATTACAATGGAAGAAGAATTAAGAAGTAAAAGTAATTTAAAAAATGAAGTATTAGATATATTAGAAAAATATATTAAGACTTTTGAATGCTTAAATCATGTTAAAGAATTCATAGATGAATTTAGAAAAAATGGTTGCTCTGAAGCAATATTTGAGTTAAAATATAATACTAATATAAAAAAATTCTTCATAAATAATTTAGATGAAATACAAAATTACTTTAATACATTAATTGAAAAAGATGAAATATCTATCAATAAATTCAATTATACTGAAATAGTATGGGCAACTTTTGAATCAATAGCAAACGAATTCTTTTTGATTATTGAAAATAAAGTAAATAATATAGAAAGTATGGAAGAAGAAGAAATTTAATTTTCTTCTTCAGTTACAGTAATTTAAATTACTGAATAAATTAAAATTTTAGGAGGGTTTTATATATGAAAAAAATAATAAATATAATATTATTATTAACAATAGTAGTAAATACAAAAGTATATTTTGAAGATTATAATATTCAATCATTTTTCAATGAAAAAAATTCTCAAATAGATATTGAATTTTTTCATAAATTTAATGTATTATTTTCTAAAAATTCAATTGATTTTTTCATTGACTAAGAAGAAAGGTTTTTCCTTCTTCAGTTGCTGAAAGTTAATTACTTTCATGATAATTAAAAATTTAGGAGGGTTTTATATATGAAAAATTATGAATTAATGGAAAAATTTAATGAAGAGGAAATAAAAGAAATAAATATTGCAAAAGGTGAAAAAAGAATAATACCTTTTATGAATACTATAGGCTATAGTCCTAAAAATTCATATTGTAAAGGTGATTATTTTCAAGGACTATTTGTAAAGTCTTTAAAAAGTAAAGTAGGATTCTTAATAACTTGTAACTGTAATACAATTATAAGCATAGAAGTTGAAAATTTATAAGAAGAAGGGTTTTTCCTTCTTCAGTTGCTCAGAATTAAAATTTTTCATGAGAATTAAAATATTTATTGACTTTATATAATGATTATATTATAGTTAATAATTAAAATTTTAGGAGGGTTTTATATATGAATAAAAAATATTATAATATTGAATTAAGTAAAAAAGAAGCTAATTTATTAATGAACTTTTTACATGAAATTAATATAACTTTTGAAAATAGTTATATTAACTCTAATTATTGCCATATGGAGATATTATTATCTCCTGAAGAAGTTACAATGGTTAATGATTTTTTAGATACACTTTAAGAAAAGGGGAATTAAGTTTCCCCTTTTCAGTTACAAGATTAAAATTAAAATTAATCTTGAAAATGAAATTTTTAGGAGGGTTTTGTATGAATAAAAAAGAAATAAGAAGTGAATTATTAAAGAATATGGATAAAATAATCGACATGATAAAATATGAAAAGAAAATAAATGAAAAAATATGGATAACTAAAGTTAGAATTAATCTTGAAAATGAATTAATTTATTTTCAATATGAAGGTGCAACAAGAGTCGGTTTTTTAGTTTATTGTTTAAACCACAGAACAGACATTGACAAGTTATTCATGTATGACAACGACCAACAAGCTGAAGCTGAAATAAATCTAATAAAAAATCATAGAGATAAAAATATAATTGAATTCCGTTTTAGAAAAGAAAAAGAGAATTAATTCTCTTTTTCAGTAACAAAAGTTAAAAAAACTTTTGTGAAAATTAAAATATTTATTGACTTTATATAATAGTTATACTACAATAAAGTTAATAAATGAGTTTTAGGAGGGTATAATATGAAAAATAAAAAAGAATTAATGAATAGTATTTCAGAATTGAAGGAAAGTTTATATATTTTTACAATGCAATTAGAAAAAGCTGAAAGGGAAAACAATATTAATATAAATGAATTAATTACAGAGCAGTACCCTTTCAATAATGATTTATACGACCAACAAGACAAAATATTTGATTGGTTGAATAATATAAATGAAAAATTAGAAGAAGGAAAATAAAATCCTTCTTCAGTAACTGAAAGTTTAAAAAACTTTTGGTAAAAATTAAAATATTTATTGACTTTATATAAACATTATGTTACAATGAAGTTAATAAATGAATATTTAGGAGGGTTTTTATTATGAGAAAATATAGTGAAAAAATATTTAAATCTATTATGAATGGTGATATTATGATTAAAGTAGGTAATCATAAAATGGAAAAACTTCAAGATAGTTACTATTTAACATATCATGGAAATATCATTATGATTATTGATACTCTTGAAAATAAAATAATAGTTGATAATTGTAATTATGATACAAGTTCTACAACTCAAGCGATTAATTCGCATTTAGAAGCTATAAAAGAATATACTTTTTATAATGAATTTAGATTTTATGACGTGACAAAGGATAAAAAGTTTTCTAAAAAAATAAAAAGCTTATTTAATAAAGAAGTAGAAGAAGGAAAATAAAATCCTTCTTCAGTTGCTCAGAGTTAAAATTTTTCATGAGAATTAAAATATTTATTGACTTTATATAAGCATTATATTATAATATAGTTAATAAATAAAATTTAGGAGGGTATAATATGATAATGAAAGAAAATGATTTTTTTAAAGAATTACAAAATGACGGTTTCAAGTTAATTTCTATGAGTGGAAAAACTAAAGATAGTAATTTTTCTAAAAGCTTTATAATAGAGAGAAAAGGTTATAAAGTACATGCTGAAATAACAAGTAGAAAAGGTTTAATACTAGAATATAAGGTTATAAATGTAAACTTTTAAATAGTATTATCTAATATAGAGGGTTTTAATTAATCCTCAGTTATTCCTGAAAGTTAAAAACTTTCATGAAAATTAAAATATTTATTGACTTTATATAGCTCTTAAACTATAATATAGTTAATAATTAAAATTTTAGGAGGGTATAATATGAATAAAATAACTAAAAAACAAGGTATGATAGAATTAAGAGAGAGTATATCAAAATTAGTTTTAAATGGATATGTTAACCTAGAAAAAGCTGAAAGTTTATTAAATATGGAAAATGAAAAATATGTTTCATTAACTAAAAACATATGCAAGAGAAAAGGAATTCGATACAGTAACAATGAAGTAGTATTTGAAATATTAGAAGGCGAAAAAAAAGGTAAAAAATCATGGCTAAATGGACTAACAGGCACAACATGGTATAAACATAATAATAAAAATGGTAGTTTTATAATAATAGATTTCAGTAAAGATGATTTTAATATGTGCATGGCGTATAGCATAGAGGATTAATATAATCCTCAGTTGCTCATAGAAGTTAATTACTTTTATGAAAATTAAATAAAAAAATGAAAATATTTAGGAGGGTTTTATATGAAATTAAATACTTTTTTAGAAAATATGTATGGAGAAAACGAACTAAAGGATAATGTTATTGATATAATTCTTAATCATATTGATGATTATGAAAATCCAATGGCATTTTTAGAAGAAGTTCTTCAATATGGTTGTTCAAGTGGTATGGTTTCAGAGTTAATTTACTTATCTGAAACTAAATGCTTTTTTATTAAACATATGGAAGAAATATTTGAAATATATAATAATGTAAAAGACAACTTAAGTCCTAACTTTGAAGTAGATGCTAATAACCTAAGTTGGTTAGCTTTTGAGTACATGGTAAATGAAATATACAATGAAGTTACAATTGCAGAATATGAAGAAATAATAGAAGAGGATTAATATAATCCTCAGTTAGCAAAAATTAAAAACTTTTGTGAAAATTAATTAAAAAAATGAAATTATTTAGGAGGGTTATATATGAAAAAAGAAATAAATATAAATAAAATAGACTTAAAAGTATTTTATGCAGAGGAAAAGGATTATAAGGATATTAATATTATATTAAATGCTCTGGAAGAACATAATATAATATTATCTTGGAGTATAAACAATGAAAAAGAGTATGAAATATCTTATTTAAATCATAATGATAAAATTTTTATATTAGACAATATAGAAACATTAAATGAAAAATTAGGTTTTAAAATGACAAGTTATAAAGAAAAGGGATTTTTAACTTATTAATCCTTTTTCAGTTATTTCCAAAGTTAAAATTAAATCTAACTTTGGAATTTCATTTATATCATTTATTGACTTTATATAAAAGCTGATATATAATATAAATGAAAGTTAAATAAAAAAATGAAAATTTAGGAGGATTTTATATTATGAAAAGATATCAATTTAAAGTAACTGAAACATTTAAAAATTTAGTAGATAGATACAGTATAAAAGGAATATCCGATTTAGACGTTGGAGAAGAGGCAAAAGAGCATAATGTAAGCTATAAGCATCTTGAAGCGTGGGATTTTAAAGAGGATATCTTAGAAATATTTGTAGAGGATTAATTATAAATCCTCAGTTATTGCTGAAAGTTAAAAGGTTTTGTGAAAATTAATTAGAAAAATGAAAATATTTAGGAGGGTTTTATATATGAATAAAATATATATTGTTAATGGTAAAAAGGTTAATGCTAAGAGTAATAAATGGGCAATAGTTACATTATATCCTTGTTTATACTTTGCAGTAAACAACAAAATATTAAGTCTTAATCAAGCGGTTAAAATAGCAAATAAAACTTTTGGTATACATATAAGTAGAAGTTTATCAGCTTATAAAACTGCTAAAGCTTGTTATAATAACAGTAAAATTAATTACAAATATTATTTATAGAGGATTATATTAATCCTCAGTTATCGTGAAAGTTAAAAACTTTCATGATAATTAAAATATTTATTGACTTTATATAAACACTATGTTATTATATAGTTAATAAATATAAATTAAATTTTTAGGAGGGTTTATATTATGAGAGAGAGATTTTATAAAATGGTTAAAGATATATACGAAATGGAATTAAAAAAAGGTGATTTAATACAAATAACTTTTACAGATGGACAAATAGTTGAAGGTAAAATGAATGCTATAAGATATGCAGAACGTTGTGGAAGAACTTATGAACATTATATGAAACTTGAATATAAAAAAGCTGATGGAGATATATATGTGGCTAATATAGACAACATAAAAAAAGTAAATGTATTAAAAAGAAGCACAAGAAGTAAAAAAATATTAACGGATGGTTTAAAACTTCTAAATGAAAGAATACAACAAGGATATTTTGAATTATAAGGATAAAATAGAAGTTTAAGAAGAAGGAAATAAGTTTCTTCTTCAGTAATCGTGAAAGTTAAAAACTTTCATGATAATTAAATTTAAAAATGAAAATATTTAGGAGGGTTTTATATATGAAAATATTAAACTGTACACCACATGACATAAATATAATGGATAGTGATAATAATATTATACTTACTGTACCATCTTCTAACACTCTTATAAGAGTATCACAAACAACAACTGATGCTGGTTCATTATTAGTAAATGGAATATCAATTCCAATAACTGATAATACTTTTGGTGATGTTGTAGGATTACCTCCACAACAAGACGACACTATATTAATTGTATCAGCTATGGTTGCCAATGCTTGTAAAACTAGAACTGATTTAGCACTTGTTAATCAATCAGTACGTGACGAAAAGGGAAGAATAATAGGCTGTAGAAGTCTATCCTTCCCAAATAGAGGGTTTTAATTAATCCTCAGTTAACCCAAAGTTAAAATTAAATTTAACTTTGGGTTTTTTTATTTGGTATTAATCGACAAAATTTGACAAAAGTTAATTTTAAATATGAGTTTGTAGTTCAATGAATAACTTATCCATTGAACAGTTACAACTGCCTTAGAATCCATTTAAATAGCTTAGAGAAGTATATTTTTATGGAAAATTAAATATTTTTATGAGTATTTTTATGTTAATATATTTTGCCTCCCTTTAAAAAGGGAAGGGAATAATATATAATAAAACATTAATTAAAGCTAAAGATATTTTGTTTTCCCTTTTAAAAAGGGAAACCTCTAAATATTTATGGAAAATTAAATATTTTTATGAGTATTTATTGACTTTTAATAAAACATTAAGTATAATATAAGCAAATATATAAAAGGAGTTGGTAATAATGGTATTAAATGATATTTTAGAAAAAGAAGAATTAAGACGAGAGATATTAAATAACAATAAAAGTTTAAATATAATGAATAAATATAAAACTATAACTACAATTAATAATATGGAATATGAAACACTTGACAGAGTGGCTGAATATTTTGAAGTCGATTATGATTGCATAAAAAGATTAATACAAAGACATAAAGAAGAATTAATTAATAATGGTTTATTAATATTAAATGGCAATAAAACAAGAAAAATTTTAGTAGAGAACAAAATACTCCTTACTAACTACAGAGGTTATTTTATATCAGATGATAGAAGATTTGCCAATAAAAGTAATACATTAGTAAATAAAAGATGTTTTTTAAATATAGCTATGTTATTAAGAGATAGTAAAGTTGCTCAAGAAATAAGAGGTAAAATACTTAGCATAATTTTAAATGAAAATTCTGATAATGAAACACTAATAATAAACAATACAGAATTATTCAATAAAATAGAAGAACAAAATAAAACAATAAATGAATTATCTAAAATAATAAAAGATTTATCTGATAAAATTGATGATTTAAATAAGAACTCTAAAAATCTAACCACTAAAAATAATGATGTAACAATAATTAATATAACTAACTTAGATAAGTTTAAAACCTATTTAAATAGTTTAGATGATAATACAACTATGAGTAAAAAAGAATATATAGACTTATTTAATAAATATGAATTTTATCATAAGAAAATAGGGATAACATTATTTAATAAATTTATGATAAAACAAAAGCAATTTAAAACAAGTGAAAGGTTAACAGATAGAAATAAAAAGAAAAATTTATTTATGTATGAAAAAAATAATAATTCTAAGGGTATCTACATAACTAAAAAAGGCTTATTATATGTTACCGATTTAATTGTAAATAATATGAATTATTATTTTAAATAAAATATTTAAAATCCATATATGTAAAAATATATGGATTTTTTTATTTTCTATTGACAATATATAATTATCTATATATAATCATAGTATAAAGATAAATAAAAGGGGATTGATAAATATGAAAATAGAATATGATTATGAATTATATAGAAAAAATGCTTTTGTCATAGCTAATGGAAAACTCATAGAAAATAGTTTACATTTTGAATGTTTAGTTGATTTATTAGCAAAAGATGAAAAAGAAAAAGAAAAATTATTTGAAGAAGATGATTCTGTATTGGAAGATTTAACATTGGAACGATTTAATAATTTTATCATTGGAGAAGTTGCAGAAGTAGAAGGTAATACTTATATAATAGCATATGATGAAAAAGATATTGATGTCATAAAAAAATATTATGATTATAAAGTAACAATGTTAGAAGATAATGAATTTTTAAATATATAAAAGAGAATATAATTTTATATTCTCAGTTACTGAAAGTCAAATACTTTTATGAAAATTTAAAAATAAAATTTAGATTTTCACTTGACATAATATAATCACTAGTATATAATACATAGTATAAAGATAAATAAAAAAAATAAATAAAAGGGAGTTGTTATTATGAATAAATTTGAATCTTTAAGAAAAACTTTAGAGGATAGAAATAATTATACTGATTTATTAGAACTTGTTGAAGTTATAAGTTATAATAGTTTTTACTTAGATTGGTTAATGGTTCATGACATAGAAGAATTCAATGAATTAATGGAAGAACTAGACCCATTAGAATTAATAGAACAAGTTGAAAAAGGTAACTTTAATTCTAATGATGATTTATTCCATTTTAATGACAATGGAGAATTAATAAGTTATACACAATATGACTATGAAGAATATGTTTATGATTCTATTGACTACATAGAAGAAGACATAGAATTAATAGTAAGAGATAGCAATAAAAATGATAACTTAAAGAATATAATAAAAGATTTAAATGATAATAATATATTCAAACAAATATTGATATCTTTAGAGGATTAATTATAATCCTCAGTTATGAAAATTTAAAAATAAAATTTAAATTTTTACTTGACAATAGATAAGTACTATGATATAATTATAGTATAAAAATTAATTAGGAGGATTTTAAAAAATGAAAAATAAAGAGGTTATAATAAATAAAATAAAAAGTGAAGGGTATACATTAGGTATATATGATAATATACTAGATAAACTTAATAAACAAAATTTAAAAAAGGTTTTAGACAATATAAAATATGTTTCAGATACAAAAGTTTTTATCAATAGAAAACCTTATATAGTTGAAATATCAGAAGTAGATTCAGAGATTGATTTTAGTATAATAACACTAGTTGAATATGAAAGCAGGTATGGTAAATGGTATTAAGAGGATATTTAATATCCTCAGTTACTGAAACCTAAAAATAAAAATTATTTTTAGGTTTTCTATTGACAATATATAAATACTAGTATATAATGATAATATAAAGATAAATAAAAGGGAGTTGGTATAATGTTACTATTAACAATAGAACCAAAAAATAATATGTTTTCCGACAATAGAGAACTAGACATGAATGCGATTAAATTTGATGATTTTTACTTAAATTATTTCAATGAAGGAATAGAAGATTTATTAAATAGTGTATCAGCTGAATGGGTAAAAGTCAATGACGACATAATACATGACGACATTAATAGAATTAACTTCAACTTCTATTTTAAGAGGATTGCATAATCCTCAGTTATCACCTCAAAGGGTGAAAAATATAATTAAAAATAAAAAGGAGTGTTGTTTTTATGAAAAAATTAATTAAAGGTTTAGTATTTGCTATGGTAACAAGTATATTAATAAGTGTACCTTGTATGACACAAGCAAAAGTAATTCAAGGAACTAAAGGAAGAACTTACATAACACTTGACAGTATAGAAAAAAGAGAAAATAAAGAAGTATTAAAATATTTTGGAATTACAAGTTATAACTTAAGAATGAATAGTAAACAATATGTAGTTAAATTTAGAAGTAACCTAAGTAGTTCTAAAACTAAAAAGATAGTAAAACAAGTAGCTAACAAATTACATGGAACAAATATAGAAAAAGACTTAAAAGAATATAGAACTTATAAAGTAGTAGTAAAAGGAATAGATAATAAAGGTAAAACTCATACAATAAGCATCAATGGACATAAAGTAAAATAAGAGGATATTTAATATCCTCAGTTATGGAAACCTAAAATTTATTTTTAGGTTTTTATTGACTTTTAATAAAGGTATAAGTATAATATAGGTAAATAAGAAATAAAAGGAGTTGGTAAATATGAATAAATTAAAAATTAATGGCACACAAGATTTTATGGGTAAAGAAATACCTATTATAGAAGGTGGGTTTGGTGAAGACAAAAAGGTTGTATTAGCTAAAACAATATCTGAAATACATAAAACCGAATTATCAGAAATTAACAGAAAAATAAATGAACATATAGACGAGTTTGAAACAGGCGTTGATTTATTAGACTTAAAAGGGAATTCAGTTTTCGAGATGGAGATTCTCCATAACGGATTATATACTCAAAATGCTTTAAACAGAGCTAAAAATATTTATTTATTATCTGAACAAGGATATATGTTATTAGTTGGTTTTATGAAAACTGAAAAAGCAAAAGAAATAAGAAAACAATTAAGAAGAGAATATTTTGCAATGAGAGAAGTAATAAATTCTGATGAACAATTAAAAGCCAAATTATTATTAGACATTTATAATGGTGGACAAGAAGGAGTAGTAGCATCTAAACAACTAGCAGAACTAGAAAAAAAACCACTACTTGAAACAATAGAAATACAAAAACCAAAAGTAAATTGGTATGATGATTTTATGAATAGCAATGGATTATATACATCAACTCAAGTTGCCAAATTATTTAAATTTAAATCTGCTCAGCAATTTAACAAAGTATTAAACGAAAATAGAATTATATTCAAGCAAGGCAAAAATTGGCTTCCCTATTCTGAAGTTGATAAAACATGGTTTAAAATACTAGTCGGAGAGAAAGAAGGTCATAATTATAGCAATCTTAAAATCACTCCTAAAGGCATAATGGCATTAAGTAAAATTTTAAAAATAGAAATAAATAAAACTGATTTACAACAATTAGCATAAGTTCACGAAAAATATAGAGAAATTTTTTCTCTATATTTTTTAATATTATGTTGACAATATATATAATATAATATATAATATATATAACAAATAAAATAAGAAGGTGATTATATGTTTTTAAATTTTAAACATAATTTAATAGTTTATAATGATAGCTTAGGAGAAATAAACTTAGCCGACTATTACATTAATTCAATATCAACAGAAGTAACTCCAATAAATTTAATAACAACAACAATATTTGAAAGTTACAACTTAGTATTAACTAATGACATATTAAAAATAGATATAGAAGATTTAAGTATTATAAGTGAAGATTCTTTTTTATTTATAATTGACTTTATGAAAACAATAACATATAATAAAAATGAAATAGAAATGTTAAAAATAGAAATGTATGATAATTATAATAATACTATGAAATATAAGGAACTGAATGAGAAAATGGAAAAATTGGATACAATAAATAGTAATTTATTTAATACATTTAAAAATAAGTTCTGTTTCAGTTTTGAAACTAATTTTGAAAATTTTATAATTTTGTATATAAAAAGTGAAAAATAGTTATTGACATAATATATAATCTAATATATAATATATAGTGTAAAGAGGATATTTAATATATCCTCAGTTATTAACATAAAAATAAAATAAAAAATTCAAAATATTTTTTTAAAATCTATTGACATAATATAAAAACTATACTATAATAATAGTATAAAAATATAGGAGGGTGATTATAAATGAGAAAAATAATGAAAATGAATGGAATTATCATAAATGAAAATAAAAAAGAAAAAGAATTAAATCAATATTTACATGGTGAATATATTAATAAGATTTATAATTGGACTTGTGGAGAAACTGAATTTGATTTACTTTATGATAAAGACGGAGATTTATATGGAATAGTGATAGATAATTTAAAAAAAGAAATATATATGAATATAATAGAAGAGCCATATAATTATGATTTTCCTTTTACCTTAAAAGAATATGAAGAAGATATGATATAAAGAGGATATTTAATATCCTCAGTTATGAAAATTTAAAATTTATTTTTAGGTTTTCACTTGACATAATATAAACTGCATGATATAATAATAATAATATAAAAAATAAATAGTCTTAAGGACTTTAAACTGGAGGTTTATATGAATAAATTAAATGGTTTTGAAATTAGAGATATGAGAAATAGTTGGAATAATTCAAATGAAAATTTACTTGATTTATCTTTTATAATAGATGATAGTGAAACTATATGGAATAAATTTAATGTAACAATAAATTCTAAAGGCGAAGTAATACAATGTGGTAGTCTAATGAGTACAACTGATAACATTAATTACTATATAACAATGGGAAAAAATTTAGAAAGAATAAAAAGCTTTTGTAAAATTAAAGGTGAAGAATTATTTGCTAAGGCAGAAGTTGTTACAAATGAAAATGATAAATTTAAGGTTGATTTATATGATGATGAAAAAACACAAATAGAAAAATTAAAAGAAGAATATAATTATAATAATTTATGTGATTGCCATCTTCATTTATTAGATACAATAAAAGCTTTTGAAAAACGCAAAAAATTATCAAGAAAAAAAGATAAAATAGAAGAATTAACAAATCAAATAGAAGGTATTAAAATGGTAATAGGAGAACTTAAAAACAAATTACGTGAATATCAAATAGAAGAAAATGAAATAATGGAAAAAACTAGAATAAAAGGAAAAGAAATAAGAGAAGAAAAATATAATGCATTTAAAGAACTTGAAAAAGAATACAGTAAATATTTATAAAATAAAAGAGGGGAATATTCTCCTCAGTTGTATATTATTTCCTATAATGGGATATAATGAATTTAAATGAATTTAAAAAGTTAAAGGAGGAATTTATCGTGAAAGTATTTAGAAAGGGCTTAGGATTGATTTTAGGAGGTCTAATGGCTATGTCTATGATAGGATGCTCTAACAAAATAGAACAAGCCGAAGAATTATTAAAAGAAAATATACAAAATGAAATCGAAAAAAATATTGAAGAATATCAGCCACAATATAATGAATTGAATGATAACAAAAAATTGTATTTAAATTCAGCTAAAGACATAGACAAGATTAATGTAGACATAGAAGAATTGGATGATAGCTATGAAGCAACAGTGACTTTTGGTTATAAAGATGAAGATATAGAAACCTGTAATGATATATTTGTTTTAAAAATAGCAAAAGATAAATTAACTGAAGAAGATTTAAAGAATGAAGATTTTTTACATGAAACAACTTATTTAAAAACAGTAGTGGCACATAGTTCAACTTATGAAATAAATGGTGAATTAGTAACTTGGTTATATTGTGAAAAAGGATATGAAGGATATACAAAAAATGAATATGGCTATGAAAATGAAAATGAAAATAAAACCGTTATGATATTTGATAATTGGCAATTAGAAAAAGATTTTCTTTTATGCTTAGGTGACTTAGCATTTAATATTTAATTATAAAAGGGAAAGGTTTAAAATAGCCTTTCTCTTTTGTTTTTTACTATTGACTTTTAATAATATTTATAGTATAATATATATAAACATATAAAAATAATGTCCCCCAAACAGTTCTATAATATATATATATATATATAATATATAATAATATAATATATAACACACAGAGAACTGTTTGGGGGACAAAAGAGGAGATGATGATGATATGAAAGTAATATTACAAGACGGAACTTATACATCAAAAGAACTTTGTGAACTTTGTGATTACAGTTATAATAATTTTAGAAAAAAAGAAAAAACTTTAATCAATAAACTTTCCAAAGTATGTGCAGTGGAAAAAAATAAAATAGGAAATAGAGTATATTATACTCTTATGGGGAGCAATGGGATAGAGTTCGATAGTGCCAAAAGGAAAGTATATGATATTAAGGAGGATGAAAAGAGTATGAGTTTTTTAATGAAACAAACTTTATTAAATTCTATTATAGGTTATTGTAATTTTAGGGATGAGACATATTGTGTGAGAACATTTGACAATTGGTTAACTAGTATGGCTTTGGTAGAAATGTTGTATCCAATTGAAAAAAAGAATATTAATTATCAATATCCTATCTTAAGTGATGAAGATATAATTAAAAAAGATTTTTTCTCTGTTGAAAATTCTGCTTTATATTCAAATTTTTTATCTGCTTTAAATAAACTTGAAAAAAAAGATAATTTAATAAAATGGTATAAGGTGAAAATTGCAGTAGATTTGGAAAATAACGAAGTGTATCTTAATACAAATTCCATACAATTAAGAAAAGTAATAGATATTGAAAATAGAATATGTGAAAAATATAATATTACAAGTAGAAATGATTTAGTATATGGTAATAGAAGAGAAAATATAAAATGTAATATTCAAAAATTGAAAGATTTTGATAAAGAATTGAGTTTTGAATTAACTTGTGAATTAGGTTATAAATATACTTATGAAGCATTTCAAATTTTTCTAACTAAAAATATAGAATATATTAAGGAAAACTATTTAAATGGTTTTGATGTAGATATAATTAAAAATGATATATATGAAATTAGGAAGTCTTTAGCACAAAGAAGACAAGATAAAAATAAAAAAACTATTGATGAAAAAATAAAATCTAGAAATGGATTCAATGTTGAATATGCTATTCTTATGAAAGAAAGCAGATTAAGACAACTTCAATATTCTGAAGAATATTATCAAATTTGGGATAATTTCTATAAAATGTATATTTATAATAGAGAATAAAATTGGAATATTATGATTAAAAAGGAATGTTAAATAATGAAAAAAAGAAAACAAACATTAAATAATTATATAAGGATAAGAATTTGGCATAAGTTTGTAAAGTTAGTTAAGAAGGATAAATGTGAACAATGTGGTGGAATTGAAGACTTACAAGTCCATCACATTTATCCATTTGCTAATATGGTAAAAGATACTTTAGTTGAGTTAGGACTAGAAGAATATAAAACAATAGATAATTATACAGAATTAGAGTTGAAAAACATAGAAGAAAAAGTATTAGGAAAACACTTGTTTTATACTTATAAAACATTATGTATACATTGTCATCTTAGTGTTGTTCATAGAAAACATAAACATATAAAAATTGACCTTTCTATTGAAGATAATCTACTTAATAAATGGATTACTAGAGATATTGTTTTTAATGATATAATTATTAAAAATAATCTTAGAGATAATAGAAATAGATTAATAGGTTTACCGACTTTAGAAAGAATATTAAAAGAGCATGGATATGATTTAAAAAGAAAGAAAAAAGGAAAAAGAAAAATTATGCATTATATGATTAAAAAATTGTAATAAAATTGGAATATTGTATAGGGGTCGCCCATTTTTAGACAGACGTAGCCCACAATCGTGCGAAAACTTTTAAGAGAAGAAAATTTTTCTTCTCAGTTTTTTCAAAAGTACTTGACAATGGATAAAGTATATGATATAATTATAGTATAAATAAAAGAAAAGGGGAATGAAAAATGGAATGGAATTTAAAAAGAGTACAAAAAGAAGTAAATGAATTTGCTCAACATACTAGAAAGGTATTAGGAAAAGATATATATGAAACAACAAGAGAATTAGAAAGTTGTCAAATAACAATATCAACTAGAATGACTGTAGCAAAAGGTAAATTTGAATTCAGAATTACAAAGGAAAAAGGTAAAACTACAATAGAACCTGTTGGAATTAAAATTTCAAAATCTCTTTTAAATGATTATCATGATGAAGATATTATCCAAACTATAAGACATGAGTGTGTACACTTTATAGTAAATGTTTACAAACAAGAAAATCATGGACATGATAAGATGTTTAAACAATATTGTAGAATGCTAGGAATCTCAGATGAAACTTATTTCACTGCAAAATCTAAAGTAGAAGAAAGATACATTGGCAAATGTCAAAAGTGTGGATACGAATACCGTAGAAATAGATTAAGAAAAAGTACTTTTGAGAATTGGATTCATAATTGCCATTGTCATAAATGTCATGGAGAATTGCATATAATAGATACTAAAGAACAAGTAGAATACATGAAAGGTAAAAATCATACTATAAAGAAAATTTCTTTAAAAAAATAGTACTTGACTTTTACCAAGAGCAATAGTATAATATAAGTAAATAAGAAATAAAAGGGAGTTGTTGTTATGTATATAATGAAAATAAAATGTAAAGATGAACATACTTTCAAAATGCTAGTTGAATACTTGGAAAAAAGATGCGACTTAGTTGCATATAAATTAGAAAATAAAATTTGCGTTTATTCAAGGGACGAAATGGAAAGTGGAAAATTATATGATAATGTAGCCTATCAATTAGATACGTGGAAAGATTTAAATGCTGAAGTTAATTTTATATAAAGGGAGTGGTTGCTCATGATGAATATTTGTATAAATATTATATTGATATGCATGGCAGTTGTAACACTAATATTGACTGTAGGACTAATAGGAGTAATACTAATTGAAATAAAGGATTATATTAAAGAAAAATTTTTCTAAAAGAGAAGAAAATTTCTTCTCAGTTTTTTTCAATAATTATTGACATAACATAAAAACTATTATATAATAATAGTATAAAAATAAATAAGGGGGAAGATAAATGGAAGGTAAAAAAATTATAAAACAAGAAAAACATATAAACATTACAGAGGATTTTATGAATTCAATATTTAAGTTTTTCATAGAAAAAAAGGAATTGAAAAAAGGAATACCTTATTGTATGAAAAAATTTTCAAGAAAATCATTTGCATGTAGCGGTCAAAACGAACTTAATAGATATAATATATTATTTGTTCCTGAAAATGTTTATAGTGAAAAAAGGGATGTAGTTAAAAGTCATGAATATTTTGTAGATTATTTAAAACATTATGGATTCAATTATTTATATGTAATGAAAAAATATGAAATGAATTTCTATCAAGTATATTGTATGATATCTATATTACACGAGATAGGACACATTATAACAATGAATAAATCTATTGATATTCATGGGTATAATAAAATATATATTGAAAGTCAAAGCGAATATTATTATAATGAATTGTTGAATGGTAAAACGCAAATGGAACATTATAGAAATATTGAGTGTGAAAGAATTGCAGATAAAAAAGCAGTTAGACTTTTCAACAAATATGAAAAGGAAATAATAGAGCTCTTCATAAAAATAGAAATAGAGGTTAGAATTAAATAAGAGAAGAAAATTTCTTCTCAGTTTTTTTCAAAAACACTTGACAATAGATAAATTCTAATATATAATATAAGTATAAAAGAAATAAAAATAAAAAATTTATAGGGGGAATGAAAATGGAAAGAAGAATAAAAAATGTTAATGATGTAAAGGAATTCTTAGATAGAAACATAAAAATGTTTAATGAGAAAACAGGAAATGAAATACCATTATTTGAAAAAGACATAAATCTTAATGGAAGATATAGAAAAAAAATAGCTTGTTACAGATTTTATTTTATAAAAGATAGAGAAAAGAAAATAATACCTTATGATATAGAAATATCTAAAACATTTTTTAGAAATACAACTGATGAAAGACTTGAGTACGTATTAAAACATGAATTGGCACATTATATAGCTAATGAATTACATGACGATAATTGTAATCATGATAATAGATGGAAAGAAGTATGTAAGCATTTAGAGATATCAGATAGCCTAAAAATGAAAGTAGAATATAAAGAGAAAAATGATAAATATTATGTAATATGTCCAAAACATGGTATCATAGGAACAGTTAGCAGATTAACAGAAAGTAAAAGAGAAGCATTTAGAGGTGCGAGTTGTAAGAAATGTGGTAGTCATGTCGTTTTGTATGACAGAAGAAAAAAAGTTTTCCTAACTGACGATAAAGAAACAATAGAACAAATAAGTTTATTAAACTTAGAATTTTAAAGAGAAGAAAAAATTTCTTCTCAGTTTTTTACAAAAGTACTTGACATAACATAAAAACTATTATATAATAATAGTATAAAAGAAATAAAAATAAAAAAAATAAATAGTCCATAGGACTTTAAACTTGGAGGTATTTATATGAAATTATTATTATTAAGTAGTGCATTAGAATTATTTGGTATTTACTTAGCGTTTTCACCTATTGTTAATTACATTAGAGATAGAAGATGCTACAATGAATACTCAGCCGATATAGATATTCTTATAGAAGAAATGAGAGAAGATGGATTCACTGCACAAGAGGATAAAGAAAGATTAATATGGGCAATGGAAGAACAAATCAAATTTAGTAGAATGAGAGCGTTTTTAGGGATTGTGGGAGTGATAATAATGGTAATATTTTTAATTAATACATTCTTACAAATGGTCAACTTATAATTTAAATTAAAAGAGAAGAAAATTTTTCTTCTCAGTTAGCAACAAAAAATAATAAAATAAAAAGGAGTTGTGGGGATTATGAAATATAATTTAGATTTAGTAGAAAGTGAAATGTTAGGAGATGTTATAAGAAAAACATTAAATAAATATGGTAAAGGTTTTAGTAGTGACGACGAATATTATTTATTATTCCTTTATAATAGAGTTAAAAATGGAATAATATTTAAATCAAAAGAAGAAATTAAAGGAGTCTTAAATGCATTAACTAACCTAATGAAGTACACGGATGTTGTATGTAGTGACAACTTAATAGAAATAGATAATCTAATAAGTAGAATTTGCATAGAACTATATGAAAATCTATAAAGAGAAGAAGATTTTTTTCTTCTCAGTTTTTTTAAAATTTATTGACATAATATAAAAACTATACTATAATAATAGTATAAAAATAAATGGGAGGTATTAAAATTATGAAAAGATGTTTTTTAATTGATTATGAAAATGTTAGTGAAGGTGGATTATTAGGAAGTGAATTATTAAAAGAAGATGATGTAATAATATTATTTGACAGTGAGTTTTCAGTAATTAATGAAAAAGAATTAGAATTTGAGAAATCAATTACGAAAGCTAAAATATTAAAAATGACTTCTCAAATAAAAGGAAAAAATAGTTTAGATTTTCAATTGGTATCTTATCTTGGTTTATTAATCGGTAATAATGAACATTGTGAGTATAACATTATAAGTGGAGATAAGGGATTCTTAAGTGCCATAAATCTTATATATAACTGTACTGGTAGAAGTGTTGGGTTGTTTGAAACTATTGAAAGAAAAATTAACCCTAAAGAATATAGAAGAAGTAAAAATATGATAAATTATTTAAAAAAGGTTGCTAATAAAAGAAAAACTTGCATAAAAGTAGTGAAAATAATTAAAGATTCTGAAAATAGAAAAGATGCAAATGAGAAATTAATGAAATATTACAAGAATATAGATATAAAAAACGCAATTAATGAAATATTAGATTATTATTTTGATAGTATGGAATTGAAAACAAATAAATGTGAATTGGTTATAAAATTATTAAGAAAAAATTTCAAAAGAAAATCATGTAAAAAGATTTATGATATAATGGAAGTTTCTAAAAATAAAATAGAAGCATTAGAAGTAATTCATAAAACTTTTCATAATGTTGAAAATCTCGAAGAAAAAGTAATAAATGCATTAGATTTTTTTTACAATTAATATTGACTTTTAATAAGAATGATAGTATAATATAAGTAAATAAGAAATAAAAAAATAAAATTAAAATATAATAAATTATAAAAAGGGAGAGATAGTTATGAAAAAAAGTGATAAAGAAAAATTAGATAACTTTGTTGACAGACAAGTCGATGCATATAAATACTGTTTTAACGAAGAATATACAAATAAATACCTAGTTAGATTTAGCGAAACTAGGGCAGAAAGTGCAAGATATAATAATGACTTTGGAAAATTACATCTTGATATATTAAAAGATGTTGATGTAAGTGATGAAATACCTAAAGAAATAGAAAAAGAAGTTAAAGAAATTAAAGAATATTTTGCAAAAGAATTTAGAAAAAAAATGAAACAAATATTACCAATTTATTTTGAAGAACTTAAAAAATCAAAAAAAGCTGAAAAAGAAAAAGAATCAGAATTAAAGGATAAAAGTAAAAGTAAAAAATAAAAATAAATTATAAAAAGGGGAGAATAGTTATGAAAAAAGAATTAGAAACTAATGTAAATGTAAAAGAAGAAAGAGATTATAGAAAATTAGATAGTTATGAAGAATATAAACAACATGGTAATCAAGGTACAAGAAGAATAGCAAAAGAAAATAGCTTTAAATCTAAAATAAGAATAATAATAAACCAAAGTAAAAAAGAAAATAAATGGTTATTCCATTCACTTAATATAATGTTTGGTGTTTGTCATGTTAAGGCTCATGAAAAATGGTTAATGAGAAATATGGAAAATGATAGTAATATATATAGAACATATAATAATATACAAAAATCTGTTGAAAGAAGTTTAATAGAAATTTTACCTATAAAAGATAAAGTAAATGATTATCTAACTCTTAAAATTAATAAAAATGGAACTGAAGATAAAAGAAAATGGAAATTAGTATTTGAAATACAATATAAAGAAGTATTAATTATGACAGATGTTTCATATAATAAAATGGTAAATTGTTTAGATGAAAATGAAAAACTTGAAGAGACTGATTTTGTTGGTAGTGTAGTTAAATTAGGAGAAAAAGAATTAGGAAAAGAACAATATTTTTCTAAAACATTAAGAGAATCATTTCAACATCTTGACAATATGGCAATGAAATTAATAAGATTTAAAACTAATAATTTACAAGGGGAGGATAAATAATGAAATTAGATGATTATAAGGTTATATTTATTACGGGTAGTAATACTGAGGGACAAGAAAAAGCAATAGAATCCTTAATTAGGGAATTGATTAGGGATGATTTGAAAAATGGAAGAAAACATATATTATATATAAGTCCATTGAAAGCCGTTGGTTGGCTTTCTAAGGACATTGACAAGGATGAATTGATAAATTATTCATTAAAAATATTAACCTTTGCTGACGAAGTTTATGTACTTCCTGAGAGAGATGAGGAAGTTTATCAAATTATTGGGGTTGCTAAAAATTTAGGATTAGAAATAACTTATTTATAAATTTATAAGGAGAAAATTTTCTCCTTTTTTATTTTTTATTATTGACTTTTAATAAGAAAAATAGTATAATATAAGTAAGTAAATAAGAATGATAGGGGGATTGAAAATGGATAGTACAGTTGATTTAAATGAAGTTATAATTAAATATGAATATCTAATTAAATCCAATATTAAAAGGCATTTTTCGAATTTTATTTATAGTAATGATTATGATGATTTATTACAAGAAGGTAGAATGGCTATTGTAAAAGCATATACTTCTTATAAACCTATTGATAATATAGATAATGAAAAATCCTTTATCTGCTATTGTAGTAAATGTATCTATAATTCTATTATAACCTACATTAGAAGTAAATATACAATAAATAGTAAAAATATTTTATCACTTAATGAAGTTATACATAATGAAGAAGATAAAAAATTAACTCTTGAAGATATTTTAGGTAGTTATGACGATGAAACAACTTTATATATTGAAGCATATTTAAAATACGTAAAGAAATTAGGTGAAGATTATTATATAGTATTTTGTTATATGTTAAGAGGATACAATGGAAAGGAGATAAGTGGAATATTAAATAAGAATTATCGTATTATAAATAAAAAAATATTATTTATAAAAGAAAACTTAAAAGAAAATTTCAATATAAGATATGAAATTAGAAAAAGTAAAGGTGGTGTTATAGCTTTTATAGATGAAAAATTTTATAAAAAATATGATAATCTCCAAATGGCTAGTGATGAATTAGGTATTGATAAGAACTCTATTAGGAAAATATGTCAAGGATTAAGGAAAAGTGCTAAAAGTAAAACTTTGAATAAGAAAATAAACTTCATGTGGGAAGATAAATAAAAAATAAAAATAAAGTTGGTGATAATTGTTGACAATGAATAAAAAATGTAATACAATTATTATATAATAAAGAATGGGGGAAATTAAAGATGGAAAAATTTGAAAATGAAATAAGAATAGAAGAAATGTTAATGGAAAATGAAAATTTAGTAGATTGGGTAATACAAAGATTTTTCTATACTACAATAACTGAATATGATGTATATGCTGACTTAAGACAAGTCGGAATGATAACTTTATATAGTGTAATTAAATCTTATGATGAAAGTAAAGGAAAACTTAGTACTTTAGCAGTTAAATCAATTAGAAATAAAATGCTAAGTTTTATTAATAATGATTTATATAAATATGTCCAAAAAGGTGGAGAGAAAAAAATACATGAAAACGAAGGTATGGACGAAGATACTGAAAAAGTTAGAGATAGAACTGTTGGAAGATTAGATGATTTTACTGGTATTTATAGAAATGAAATATTAAATTATATTAAAACTTTAAAAGATAAAAGATTATATGATATAGCTATAATGCTTATGAATGGTTATAACTACGAGGAAATAGGTAGTAAAATGGGAATAAGTAAACAAAGAGTTCAACAACTAATAATAAAATTAAGAAAAGAATTAATAAAAAATAAAGAAGAATTAAGTATTAATGAATATGATTATGAAGATGAAAATGATAAAATAGAAGATAAAGAAGTAATTGTATTTAATAACGATGGTTATCATAAAGTATTTGACAATTATTTAATAGCTTGTAAAACTTTAGGATGTAACAAATATACAATAAAATATAATTTATTAAATAAAAAATATAATGCTCAAGCCACTTGCACTAAAGCTGATATGAAAGTATCTTTCAAATTTAATGATTAGGATGGTGATAGTATGAAGGAATATAGTTATTATGATGAATTAGTAGTGAATATTAAATTATATAATATGTCACATAGTAAACGTTGCAATAAGGTTACACTAGGTATAGAAGCCTTTAGACGTTTACAAAATCATATTGTAAATGGAAAAATAGAAGGATTGAAAGTTAGAGTTGATTATAAAGTTCCATATGTAATTGATGTATATTATTGTGAATCAATTGATGAGAAGGGTGATAGGATTAAATATGAAATAGATAAATTACGATGTGAAAATGAAAAATTAGAAAAGGTAAATATAAAAACTTCTAATTATATTGATGAATCTTTAAGAGATTTAAAAGTTTTTATTAAATTTGGAGAATATTTAAAGGAGATTGGAGAAGATGAAAATGAGATATAGAAATATTTTTATATGTTTTGTATTTAATACTTTAGTTAGTTTAGTTAAAATGGCAATTTACATAATTTGGATTTTAGATATAACTAATGCAAATGTCAGTGGTATCCCTTGGTTGAGTTGGCTAGCACCTATGCTAAATGATAATAACGGACTGAATGGATTGTTCTGGTTTTTAGTTTTAATTCTTATGCCTAATGCAAAACTTACTGTTGAAGAAGATTAAGGAGAAATTTCTCCTTAATTTTTTTAAATTAGTATTGACTTTTAATAAGAATAATAGTATAATATAAGTAAATAAGATAATAAAGGGGTTGATAAAATGGATTTTGAAAAAGATTTATATAATCATGATTATGGATTTGATGTATTTGGTTATAAATCAAAAGAAGTTTCACCTATAAAAACAAGTGATGAAACAATAAAAGAAAATAAAAATGCTAGTCAGATTGTGGTCAGAACCAATAAATATGGTTATGAAGAATTGGAAAATAAATTATCAGAAGGCTATAAAGTTAAGTATGCTACTTTATTAGGAGGAGAATACTGTGTAGTAGAGTACATATTAGAAAAATAAAAATTATAAATGGAGATGTGTGTATATGAATAATGAATTAAAGGTTAATATAATTAATGATTATGAAATGCTGATAGATAAATATGCGAGAATGTTTTATTATGGTAATGCAAAAAATAATTATTTTAGTCTTGAGGACTTAAAATCAGAAATAACATTGAACTTATTAAAAGACCTTGATAAATTAGATGAAGTAATGGGAAAATCTGTTTTTATAGAAAATTCTATTAAATGGAGTTGTAAAAAATTTTATCAAAATAAAAATACAATGAAAAGAAAAGGAGATTCAATAGTTGATAGTTTAGATAGAAAAATTGTACATGAAGAAGAAAGTAAAACATTATTAGAATTAATAGAATATGATTATGATTTAGAAAATGAAGTTGTAGAAACTATGTATAAAAAAGATTTAATTAAAGAAATAATAAAATGTGCAGATTTAATAAGTGAAAGAAGTGGGCAAATTATAAGATTATTTTTAGCTGGTTATACTTTTGAGGAAATGGGTAATATTTTACATTTATCAAAACAAAATGTAAATCAAATTTTCAATAGAGCAATAAAAAAAATAAAACATAAATATTTGGAATTATATTAAAAATTTAAAGGAGATGATAAAATGGAAAAATTCAAAATTGGAGATAAAATAAGAGTTAAAAACGACTTAATAGTTGATACATTTTACGATGATGGATGTAAATTTATAAGTGATATGAAGGATACTTTAGGCAAAGTGGGAGAAATTGTAAGGATATCAAGAAACGAAGAACGCATTAGATATATAATAAAACTTGATTCGGATGATTATTATAATCCATATTGCTTTAGCAAGAGTATGTTAGAGCCTATAACAAAAAATAATAAAATGGAAATATATAGACAAGATGCCAATGATTCTTGTAGTCTTTTAAAATCTTTTGGGATTAAAGTGTTAATAGTAAATAATCCTGAAGTAATAGCGATAGCTGAAGATTTCAATGTCTTCACTGCTAGATGTCATGAAGATGATATTTTCAATCCTAAAATTGGATTAGAAATTTGTTATAAAAAGAAAAGAATGAATGAATTAAAAAATGAAAGAGAAGAAAAAATAAAAGAATTAGCATCTATTGAGAAAATAATAAAAAATCTAAAAGAAGATTTAGGAGAGTATTAAAATTGGAGGGTGATAAATATGAGAGAAATAAAATTTAGAGGGAAACCAATAGAAGGTCTTATGGAAGTAAGAATGCCTTTTGTATATGGTGGATATGTTAAAAGAGATGAAAAAAAAGTATATATTGTGCAATATGATTCGGAAATATCATATATTGATTTTACAAAAGTAGACCCTGAAACCGTTGGACAATATACAAATTTAAAAGATAAAAATGGAAAAGAAATATATGAAGGAGATATATTAAAAGTTAAATCTGATGGTGAGACAATTAATTTGTATGTAAAATATGATATTGATATGGGGGAATATCTTTTAATTAAGGAAGGAGAATGGGAAGACAGTTTATACGGTTGCATGTGTTTTTACGAAGTTGAAGTGGTAGGGAATATATACGAAAATAAAGATTTATTAAAACAAAATGACTAGAGAAAATTTTCTCTAGTTTTTTTATGAATTTCTATTGACTTTATATAAGAGTAATAGTATATTATAAGTATAAAAATAAATAATAAGGAGTGGTGATTAGGTGTTTGGTATTAGAAGGTGTAAAGATTGTTTAGTAACTTATATTGCAAAAGATAAAACATATTACAAATTATACACAGAAGATAAAATTTATAAAGTAGAAATATCATATTGTCCTTATTGCAAAGAAAGAAATATAAAAATCAAAAGAGTTTTTAGATAATACTTGACACTATATAAATAACCTGTTATAATTATTATAGATAAATAAATAAAAGGAGTGGTTGATGTGTTAGATAAAAATATGAGTATGGATAATTGTGTATTTAAATATGTAAAATATTTAAATTTATTAAACAAAAGCGAAGCTACAATTAAAAGTTATGTTAGTACACTACAAAAATTTGTTAAAGATGAAAAAATAAATGAAGTTAGTGAATTCATTAATATGGATAAGGAGTTTTGGTTTAATTGGATTAATAAACAAAAAGATGAAGATGATATTTCAATAGCAACAATAAATAAAAAAATAAAACAAATGAGTAGTTTTTATAATTTTCTAGTCAATGAAGAATTTTTAAAAGACAATTGCCTATATAGATTTCCTAAGATTAATGAAAAAGGGGAAAATGATTATAAAGGAGATAAAGCATTTAATGACGATATTATAAGAGCAATATTACAAGCAACAGATAAAGAAGAATTTAATTGTCATGGTAATTATATAAATTTAAGAAATAAAGTAATTGTAAAATTAGTATTTTCAACTGCATTAAGAATTGGAGAAATGAGTAGAATAAAAATAGAAGATTTAAAATTAGAAGATAATAATAAAATAATGGTGCGTTCTAAAGGTAACAAGGGTCGTATTGGTCGTAGCACAAATTGTAATAATGAAGTTGTTGAACTTATAAAAGAATTAGTATCATATAACCCAAATAGAGAATATTTGCTTACAGATAGAAATTTTAATCAATTAAAAACGCAAGGCATAAGAAAAATTTGGTATGACTGTTGTGACATAGCTGGAGTTCCTAGAGTTCATTTTCATAATGTAAGACATACAATAGGTACAAAAATGGGAGAAAATCCAAATATCACTTTACAAGAAATAAAGGATACGCTTGGACACTCGACAATCAATACATCAATGAAATACTACATCCAACAACGTAAGGATATACAAGAATCTATGGAAAAAATAAATATATTTGATTTATAAATTTTAAAATGAGAGAAAATTTTCTCTCTTTTTTTATTGACTTTTAATAAGAACAATAGTATAATATAAGTAAATAAGATAAAAAAATAAAAAAATCTTTATCATTTTGTATATCCCTTCTAAAATTTGTCTATAATATAGATAAAATATAAAAGGAGTGGTATATATGAAGTGTAGAGAAATATTTTTAGCAACAATTAATAATGAAAATACATATAACATGTATGAAGGTTTATTTACAAAAATGACAGAATTAGAAAAAGTATTGAATAAAAACATAGAAGATATTGAAACTAAAGAAGAATTTACATTATTACTTAATCATTGCATAGATAAGGGTACATATAATTCTATCAATAGCAAATGGAGTTTATTAAAAAGATATTATGACTTCATAGGAAATAAAAATATAAAATTAATTACAAAAAAAGATTTGAATAAAATCATAGAAATCAATAAAGAATATGAAGAAAAAAGATATATTTATAAAGAAGATTTAATAAAATTAGTTAGCAAATTAGAAAACTATTCTGATAAAGCTTTATTGTTTTTAGCTAGAAATGGTATAGGAATGAAATTTGAAGCAGAAGATTTAGTAAAATTAAAAGTAAAAGATATTGATTTTAAAAGAAATATGATATATAATAAGAAAATAGACGACTATACAATGTATCTAGTTAAAAGAGCAACAGAAGAAAAAGAATATGTAGCATTAGGAAGTTATGAAAAAATAATAGTATATAATATGGATAGTGAATATTTATTTAAGACTAGAAGAACTAAATGGACTAATGATGGATTATCACACTTAAAAATAAGTGGCATGAGAGGTAGACTTCAAAAAATAAAAGAAGAATTAAATGATAACACTATCATATTAAGTAACCTTACCCTTAGTCATGTAGTTGATAAAGTAATTGAACATCAACATAAAATAGAAAGAAATTTAACTCAAAGTGAATTAAGGGATTATTTAAAATATGAATTTGGTATCACTAAAAATGTTTATGATATTAGAAATATGACCAAACAAAAGGCAAATAATTAATAAAAGGAGAGAATGTTATGAATAATATAAGTAGATTTTTAAAAGAAAAAGAAATGAGTGAAAGTACTAGAAAATCATATATTACATTGTTCAAAAATATAGAAGCACATGAAACAACAATAAACAGAACAATAGAAGATTGGAGTAAAGAAGATTGTTTAAATATGTTATCTTCTTTAGACTGTAGAAAATATAATACATTAGCAGTTAAATGGAGTTTATTAAAGAAATATTTAATCTTTATAGGAAATAAAGTATATAGAGATATAAATAAAAATGATTTATTAGATATAGAAAATGGAACATTAAGATATATCCCTTATGAAGAAGTTATAATGGGTGTTAATATATTTGAAAATTATTTAGATAAAGCTATAGTACTATTATTAAGAAATGGATTAAAAGGTGAAGAAATCATTAATATAAAAATGAATGATATTAATGTTGATAGAAATGAAATAAAATTAGAAGATAAAACTATAACTTTAGATGATTATACTATGGGAATAATTGATAAAGCATCCAAAGAACGTGGATATAAAATGTATGTTAAAGAAAAAAGTAATTATGATTACTACTACTATAATGAAAATAATTCATATCTATGGAAAAATAGAAAAAATAAATTTAATAATGACGGATTAGATAAGATTAAAGAAAATGCAGGTAGAGATAAAATAAATAGAATATTAAGAAGAATAGATGTTGAAGGAATATCAACTACTTCTTTATATAATTCTTATGTTGCAGATAAAATCAAAAACTTTGAACTTGAAACTGGAATTGAATTAAGTGAAAAACAAATCAAAGGTTTATTAAATAATATGAATATAAAAGCAAATGTATATTCTGTATATAATCTAAAAAGAAAAATATAAATTTTTTAAAATATATTGACTTTTTATAAGAATTTTAGTATAATTAATAATAATAAATAGGATAGGAGAAAAGATATGGAAAATTTAAATGAAGTTGTTGAAATATTTGACTTAATAACAAAGACTAGTGGTAAAAATGACAAAATTAAAATAGTTAAAAAAAATAAAGACAATGAATTATTTATAGAATGTTTGAAATTTTTATTAGATAGTAATATAGTAACTGGATTAAGTAAGAAAAAAATAAATAAAAATGTACCATTAGACAATGAATTATTCATAGAATACTTGAAGCTTTTCTTGGATAGTGATATAGTAACTGAATTAAGTGAGAAAAAAATAAATAAAAATATACCATTAGACAATGATGAACTTAAATTAGATACAATTAGAGAGGTTATGGAATACTTGAAAGTACATAATAGTGGTAGAGATGTGGATATTGCTATTGTAAGAGAATTTTGTAATAAACAAATTGATACCAATAAGGAATTTTGCATAGGTTTATTTACAAAATCATTGAAGATAGGAATAGATGTAAAAGGAGTTAATAAAGCTATACCTAATTTAATACCTTCATTTGATATAATGTTAGGTAGTAAGGGTGATTTAAATAAATTACCCAAAGGAAATAAATTTATAACTGAGAAGTATGATGGTGTCAGATGTTTTACTCAAATAAGAGATGGAAAAATAATAATGAAAAGTAGACAAAATAAAATCTTTGAAGGGTTAGTTGATATTGAGGATTCAATAATTAAATTAGGACTAGATAATATATGCTTAGATGGTGAATTATTATCAATAGAAAGTCCATATGAAACAGTATATAAAGATACTATGAAAATTGTATCTACTAAAGATAAAGAAAAACATGGTATTAAATATCAAATATTCGATATCGTTCCATTGGTAGAATTTGATAATAAAAAAGGTAAAATGAAATATTCTGAAAGAAGAAATTTATTAAATACAATAAAAGACACTAAATATATAAATATAACTCCAATATTATATGAAGGTGTCGACGATAAGGAAGTACTTAGAATTTTAAATGATTTGAGAAATAAAGGTGCAGAAGGTGCGATGATTAACATAGATAGACCTTATGATTTTAAACGTAGTAAAGTTTTATTAAAATTAAAAGTAATGAGTACTTGCGACCTTAAGGTAATTGGATTTGAAGAAGGGGACGGAAAACTTAAAGGAACTTTAGGTAAAATTATTTGTGATTATAAAGGATATGATTTAGGGGTAGGTAGTGGATTTTCAGATGATATGAGAGATGAAATATGGAATAATAAAGATAAATATTTAAATAAAATTATCGAAATCCAGTATTTTGAAGAGACAAATAATGAAAAAGGAGAATTAAGTCTTCGCTTTCCTGTCTTTAAAAGATGTAGATTTGAAAAAGATGAAGTAAGTTATGAATAAATTTTTTAAAATAATTATTGACTTTTAATAAGATTATTAGTATAATATAAGTAAATAAGATAAATTAAAGGAGAAAAATAATGATAGAAGAACAAAAAGATTTCAAAGACTTGTTTAATACTAATGACTATTATGTTTTATCAAGAAGTTTGGATGATGTTTTACTACAAAAAGGATTTACCTATTCTCATTCAGAATCATCAATCAGAGCAAGAACATTAATTGGTTATTGTGTCATAGCTGGAAAAGACTGTAAGGTAACATTTTTTAGAAAAGATAAAAATGCTTCAGTAGAAATAATAGATTTAGAAAAAACTAGAATGTTCGGTCATCTGATAAAAGATGTCTTAAATATGACAACTAATGAATTAGAAAATAGAATTTTAAAAGAATTGGTGGGTGATAAAAAATGAAAATCTTAGTTAGAGATTTGTATAAAATGAAACCTGACGAATTATTTTGTATGGGAGTAGATGAAGAATACGCAAATGAACTTTGTAAAATGTTAAATAATAGTTCTATGAAAATGGATGGCAAGTATTATCAAGTAGTATCAGATGATTTTAAAATATATTTAGATAAAAATAAGTAGGAGTTGATGTATGTGAGAGAACCTAGAGCAATAACTATATATGATGGTAAATTTATACCAATAAGAAGTAAGAATGTAGTAAAAATAGGATATAATGGTAAGAATAGCTATGTAGTAACATTAGGATATGACGAAAATAATGAAAAAGTAATGAAAATACATACTTATAAGGATGATAAGAATAAGCTAATAGAATTTATAGATGAAGAAATGATTAATAGTTTTTTTTCTAAAATGATTTTTTATTAAAGTATTGACTTTTAATAAGATTAATAGTATAATATAAGTAAAATAATAAATAAATAAAAATAAAAAGGAGAGATGTATAATGGCTTTAGAATGTAATAGAATAAAATGTGGTGGTTATTTAATAAGTAAAAATATAATGTTAGGCGTAAACAGAGAAACTAAGAAAAATTGGATGATGGGACAATTAAAATTAAGAGTTGCTGAAAATCAAGAAGTTGACTTAACTATATTTGCAAATGAATTTACATCAACAGGTAGTGCAAATAAATCTTATCAAGCTTTAAAAACTATAAAAGATGAATATAAATCTTTGGATAGTACAATAACAAATAAAAGAATGAATAGTGATGCAAAACCTGAAATAGATGTAGCAACAACAGTAGGTAGTTTAGAAGAATGTGACTTTGTATATGCTAATAAAGGTATTAAAATTTCAATGAATCATTATATGAGAGATGGTCAATTAAATTCAAACTTTAGATTATCTGTAAACTTTGTAAATAGAGCAAAAGAAACAGATGCTAAAGAACCTTATTTAGAAGGTGAATTAATAGGTGTAGTAAGTAAAGTTCCAGTTGTATTAGAAGATAGCGATGGAGAATATCTAAAATTTGAATTAACAGTTCCTGAATATAGAAATGCATGGGGTGACAGAGAAGAAAGTGTAGCAGTTGATAAATTTGAAATAGTAATGAAAAAAGAAGATTTTGGTAGTGATGAAGAATTTGAAGGTGCTAAAGATTTCGTAGAAAGTGAATTTGAAGAAAATGTAGTTGTATCAACTTCAATAGTACCAACAGTAAAAGTAGTTGCAGTTGAAGAAGAAACACCAACTAGTAAAAGAGGATTTGGTAAAAAAGTTGAATTTACACCTTCTACAAAAGTTGTAAGAGAAATAAGAGCAATAGGTGGTTTCCCACTTGAAGAAGAAGAATATGAGGGAGACAATGCATTTAACTTAGAATTATATAGTAAAGGTGTAGAAGAATATGAAAAAAAATTAGAAGAACTTAAACAAGACCAACCAAAAGATTTTACTGCACATAAAGGATTTGGTAAAAAAGCTTCAACAGATTTACCATTCTAATATAAAAATAGTATAATATAAAATAAAAATAGAGATAGCTGATTGATTCCTATCTCTATTTTTATAAAGTATTGGAGAGGAATTATGGGGAATAATAACGATAAATTTTTAATAGACCTTAAAACTGGTGAAATAGGAGAGATAAAAACAATAGAATATTTACAAAAGGAAAATTTTACACAAGATATAATAGACGTCAGAGATGATAAATTTTGGAGAGATAACGATGTCGATTTTATATTAATTTGTAAAAATGGAGATTTGTTAAAGATAGAAGTGAAAACTGATACTCAAGCACATCTCTCTAAGAATATAGTATATGAATACATGAGTAATAAGCATTATGGTACAAAAGGTTGTTTTGAGAAGACAAAATGTGATGTAATGTTTTATTACTTATCTGAAGTAGATAAGTTATATTATATTAATATGTATAATCTAAGAGAATATGTGAAAAATGAAAAAGATAATTTGAGAGAAGTTAATATGGGCGACTATGCGTTAGGTTATCTTTTACGAATAAAGAAGATGTTAGAATTAGAAATCATGTTTGAATTATAAAATTTTTAAAATAAATATTGACTTTTAATAAGAGTAGTGGTATAATATAAGTAAATAAGATAAATAAAAAGGAGAGATGATATATGGCATTAAATCTAAATGATATTAAAAAAAGAACTCAAGAAAATAAAGAGAAAAAGGTAAGTATAGACCCACGTTCTTATTCTTATTTGGTTTATTCTTTACCTGATGGTGGAAAAACATCATTAGTTAGTGGTATGTTTGAAGGAAAACATTTAATGTTAGCTACTGAATATGGTGCAAAAGCTTGTCTTTGTGCAAATGAAATAGAAATTGCATCATTTAAAAGTTTAAAAGAAATGTCAAAAGTTTTATCTGACCCAGGAAGTATTGAAGAATTAGGATTTTCAACATTAATTGTCGATACTGCTACTAAAGTTGGTTCATATATAGAATCATATATATTATCAAGAGCAGGGAAACAATTTATGGATGAAGTAAAAAAATGGAATGCTGGTTATTCTTTAGTAACTAGATACTTTGATGAAATATTTGACCCTATAAAATCTGCTGGTTGGAATATTGTATGGACTTGTCATGCTACTGTAGAAGAATTAACTGATAACAAAGGACATAGTTATTTAAGATATGAACCACAATCTAATAAAAGAATTTTAGATATATTGAAAAAAGAAATGGATTATGTTTGGTTTATAGATAAAAGATATGATGATGAAGGAAATGTTCATAGATTTTTAATAACCGATGAATGTAAAACTTGTTTTGGTAAGAATAAAACTAATAAATATGTAAGAATGCCATTAGAAATAGAATTAGAAGAAAATGAAAAAGATAGTGCTAAGAAAGTATGGGCAGAGGTAGAAAAAGCAATAAAAGGTTTTGGTGAAGATAACGTAACAACAGAAAGAAAACAAGCTACAATAGGAGAATTTACAGAAAGATATAGAGATATAGATGAAATAAAAGAAGATGTAATTAAATTAGGTGGAGAATGTGCTGAATTAGGATTAAGAGATAAAGCTATATTGATTATGAATAAAGCATTAGGTACAGATTCAGAAGGAATACAAAGAACATTAGATGAAGCAATACAAGATAATGCCGAAGCATTAGAATTATGTATAGAAGAAATGAAAGACTTAATAAAAGAAAATAAATAAAATAATAAAAAATCTTAGGAAGAACAATTTTTCTTCTTAAGATTTTTAGATAAAATATATTAAAATTTTCACATAAAATATATAATAGAAAATAAAATTTTAGGAGGGATAATGTCATGACCAAGGATGAATTAAGAATGTTACAAGCGTATCCATTATGGATGAAAGTCGAAAAAACAAAATTACGCATAAGGGAATGGTATGAACATTATAATGGAGAGGTGTATATAAGTTTTAGTGGTGGAAAAGATAGTACAGTTCTTTTACATATAGTAAGAGAAATGTATCCTGATGTTGAAGCAGTATTTAGTGATACTGGATTAGAATTTCCTGAAATAAGAGAATTTGTTAAAACAAAAGAAAATGTAACAATAATTAAACCTGAAAAAACATTTAAACAAGTTGTAGAAGAAAAAGGATATCCAATTATAAGTAAGTCAGTTGCAAACTGTGTTAGATTGGCTAGAAAAAATATAAAAGAAGGAAAAAACACATTAAGAGTAAGACAAATACGAGGATTAGAAAAGGGGTCTAGGTTTAATAAGGGAAAATGGGAATTTTTATTAGATGCTCCATTTAAAATTTCTGATGAATGTTGCAATGAATTAAAGAAAAAACCATTTAAAAAATATGAAAAGAAAAGTGGAAAAGTACCTTTCATAGCAACTATGGCAGAAGAAGGACAACAAAGAGAATCTGCATATCTTATGACAGGATGCAATGCTTTTAATACAGGTAGAAGTCAGCCAATGGGATTTTGGACTGAACAAGATATACTTCAGTATATAGTTGAAAATAATTTAGAAATAGCGAGTGTTTATGGAGACATAATTAAAGGTGAAGATGGAATGTTGAGAACTACTGGTGAGAAAAGAACAGGTTGTATATTCTGTGGATTTGGATGCCATTTAGAAAAAGAGCCTAATAGATTTCAGAGATTAAGTCAAACTCATCCTAAATTGTATAAATATTGTATGGAACACTTAGGATTAAATGAAGTTTTAGATTATATAAATGTTAAACATTAATTGTATTATCTATATAAATTTACTTTCTTTACTAGATATTTATCAATATAAGTGAATTATTTAGATAATAGTAGTTCTAGTAGAAGTAGTAGTCATAAAATTACTACTTCTATTTTTTATTTTATCTATTGACTTTTAATAATAGAAATAGTATAATATAAGTAAATTAATAAAGGAGAGGTGTTAAATGGAAAGAGAAAAATTAGATAAAATATTAAAGAATCATGAATTATGGTTAAATGGTGAAGGTGGAGAATGTGCTGATTTAAGAGGTGCTAATTTAAAAGGTGTTGATTTAAGATATGCTAATTTAAATAATATTGATTTAAGATGTGCTGATTTATATAGTGCTGATTTAAGATACGCTGATTTAAAATATGCTAATTTAAATAGTGCTAATTTAAGTGGTGCTAGTTTATATAATGCTAATTTAAGTGGTGCTAATTTAAATGGTACTAATTTATATAGTTCTAATTTAAATAATGCAAATTTAACTAATATTAAAACAAATATGTATACTATAGGATATAATTTAGCTTGTCCTGAAGAAGGTAGTTTCATAGGATATAAAAAAGCTGGAAAGTATATCGTTAAATTATTAATATTAGAAGATAGCAAAAGAAGTAGTGCTACAACTCTTAAGTGTAGATGTGATAAAGCTAAAGTATTAGACATAGAAAAAATAGATACAGGTGAAAAAATAGAAAGTACTCCTAGTGATTATGATATTAATTTTATATATAAAGTTGGAGAAATAGTAAAAGTAGATAATTTTGATGAAAACAGATGGTATGAATGTGCAAGTGGGATACACTTCTTTATGAATAAACAAAATGCTATAAATTATTAAAGGAGATGATAAATTTGGAAGACTCGTATCGGTTGATGATAGTAAAATACATAATTTTAGTAGTTATAAGTGTATTGTCGTTATTTAAATTAATTAGAATATTTTTGTAAGGAGATGATATTATTAGTGTATTTGGTGTATTACTAATAAGTATTTTGACAGTAGGTGCAATTTTTATGTTTGTAGTTAGTGTAAGTGAATTATTTAGATAATAATTATCGCAGTAGAAGTAGTAGTTATAAAATTACTACTTCTATTTTTTTATTAAATAATTATTGACTTTTAATAAGAATAATAGTATAATATAAGTAAATAAGTTAATAAAGGAGAGATGAATATGAGTATAAAAAGACTAACAAATTTAATAGAAGAATTAAGTGAAAAAAATGATAAACAAATTATAATTGAAGTCAACAATGATAAAGAAATTATTGAACAAGTGTTAATATCATTAGAAGAATTAGGTTATCATTGGGTGAATGGAAAAGAATTACCAACTCAATGGAAAAAGATTTATGACTTAAACACTCGTACTATTGTAGCTAAAGAATCAAGAACAAAAATAATATTTAGAGATAATGTTGTATATTCAAAATGTTCACCTGATATAAAATATGATACCTTAAAAGAAATAATTGATGAAGAAGTAAAATATTTATTAGGAAAAATATTGTATAAAACACAAGATAATAATGAAGAAGATAATTTTATAGATGAATATAAATATTTATTAGAAGAAGGATTGCATGAAACACAAGTATTAAAATATATAAAGGATAAAGCAGAAGATGTAGGATATAAATCTTATAATCATTCAAAATACTTTAATGTAGGAGATAAGGTTATATTTGAATTTAGAGATAAATTGATAGCTTTAATAGAAATAGGCGAGGACATATCAAAAGGTGCTAATTTAATAGTAAGTCATATTGATAGTCCTAGATTAGATGTTATAGTAGGTAATCCAATTGTATCTAATGATGATGGTACTTTTATAAAAACACAACCATATGGTGGAATAATACCACAATTATGGTTAGATAGACCATTTGTAATGGTTGGGAAAATAAAAGTAGATGATGAAATAAAATATATAAATACTGGAGAAAAAGGACATTTATTTTCTATAACTAGTTTATTACCTCACCTAAAAGGTAGAAAAGAAGTGAAAGACTTATCTTATGATAAATTATTAGTAAGAATGAGTAATGGAAATAAAGAAGAACTATTTGAAATGTTAGAAAAAGAATATGGAATAACAAAAGAGAATTTTGAATTAGCTGACTTAAGTTTTGTACCTTATTTTAAAACATTAGAAATGGGATTAGATAAAGATTTATTAATGGGATATGGACATGATGATAAGAGTTGTGCTTATGCTGAATTAGAAGCTATATTAACTAGTAAACCTAATAAAATAACAAAGATAGCTTTATTTACTGCTTATGAAGAAACTGGAAGTGGACAAATGAGTGGTGCTGAAACTCAATTTATAGATGATATATTCCTTACTTTAGCAAATGGAAATATGTTATTAGCTAGAGAATTTATGAGAAATACAAAGGTAATTAGTGCAGATGTAACTGGTGGATTTGATAGTAATTATAGTAGTCATTTTGAAGATAGTGCAAAAGCAGTATGTGGCAATGGTGTTGCCTTAGTGCCATTTACTGGATTAAAAAGAGGAAATGATGCAAGTATAGAAATGAGAGAATATATAAAAGATTTATGTATTGATAATGATGTGAAATATCAAGTTGATACAGTTAAAGTTAGTGAAGGCGGTGGGGGAACGGTTGCTATGTTCTTTGGAATAAGAGGTATGGAGACAATGGATGCTGGAGTGTCTACATTAGGCATGCATAGTCCAATGGAAATAATTAGTAAACGTGATTTAATAGAAACATATAAATTATATAAAGTTTTCTATGAAAATTAATTGTAATAGAAGTAATAATAGTAAAATTGCTATTCTATTTATAATATGCTTAAATTATTTATTAAAAAAATATGTTATAAGTGTAAAGGGGATGATTAAATTGAATAAAGACTTGTTTGAATATAAAAATTTAACTAAAGATGAAATGATGGATTTGTTAAAAGAATATAATGAAACTGGGTCAAAAGAAATTAGGGATAACATAATTTTACATAATACAAAATTAGTATCTAAGATAGTTAATAAATTTGTATTGAATGAACAAGATAGGGAAGATTTTATACAAACTGGAATGATAGGGTTGTTAAAAGCTGTAGACACATATGATATATTGGGAGATACAAATTGGAGTACATATTTAGCAACGTGTGTTTCTAATGAACTAAGAATGGTTTTGCGTACTGCTAATTATGTGAAAAGAGCTAAATATAAAGAGTGTAGTATGAATACCACAATAGAAACCAAAAAAGATGATGACTCGGTTGTTATAGAAGATTGTCTTTTTGATGAAAAAATAAATGTTCAAGAATCTGCTGAAAATAATCTTCTAAATAAAGAAATACGTGAAAGTATGAAAGAAGTATTAACTAACGCTGAACAAAAAGTTATAAATTTAAGATATGGAGAAAATTTTCCTACTCAACAAGAAGTAGCTACTTTATTAGGTGTAGATAGAAGTCACGTTACTAGATTAGAGCAAAAGGCGTTAAAAAAGTTATCTAATGTTTATGCTAATAAAAGACAATTATTTATATTAACAGGACTTCCTAATTCGGGTAAAACATTATATTGTAAACAATTAGAAGTTGAATTTGACTCTATATTTATTATATCTGCTAATAAATTAAGAAAACAAGGAGTTAAAGAAGAAAATTTATTTCAAACTATGATTTCTGAAGCTAGTGAACTTTTAATGCAATGTAAAAACGTGATAATTGATATGTGTAATATGAATAAGCACAATAGAAAATCATTAATCGATAAATTAGGTTGTTTAGCATCTAAAATAATTGGTGTGTTTATATATAAAAATTTTGATGATTGTATAGTGAATTATAATAAAGATTATGAGTATATTTATAAAAAATTAAGATTTTTTAATTTGCCTGATATAAATGAAGGATTTGATGAGATAAGATATGTAGATAATTCCAATAATGAAATTACATACAATATTGATAATAAGTTTACTAACATTGATTTTATAGAATTTAATAGATTATTAAAAAAAGTAGGATTAAAAAATAATATAGGTTTTCATATGAGTGATGAACATATAGATAAAGATGGAAATTATTATTTAAATAATCATTTGTATAAATCATTAAAAGAAGGTGCTAAATTAACTAAAAATAAAAATACATTAATGGCAATTGCATTGCATGATTGTGGAAAACCATTATGTTTCAATGATTTAAGAGGTAATAGTAAAATATCTGCTTATTTAAGTATGGAAGTGTTATTAAGATTAGGATATAAATTGGACGATATAAGTGAAATAGTTTTTCTTATACAAAATCATGATTATAAAAATTTAGATAAAATTAAAACAAATAAATTTAAGAAAGACAAATTAGAAATTATGCGAGAAGTTGAAAACGAAATATTAGGTAGAAAAGTTGTTCAAAACGAACAAAATGAAATAGATTTTGATATGGATTTTAATAATTATCATGAAGAAGACGAATTTAAAGACTTATTAAAAGAATTGAGGGAAGAATGGAAAGCTAATAAATTTTAAAAATAAAAAATGTTGACTTTTGATAATAGGAATAGTATAATATAAGTAAATAAACAAATTAATAATTTAGAAAGGAGAAGCAAGGAAACGGGAATATTGCTTAAAATTATAATTCCTTTCATCATCTAAAAATAATGTATTTCCTTGCAATAATTTTATGAATAAAAAAGTTGTTATACCTACTTGTTTAATAGTATCAATGGGTTGTGGATATGCGATATGTCAACACAAAGTTAACTTAGAACAAAAGACACAAATTGAAGAACAAAGGGTAGAACAACAAAAGACAAAAACATTTAATGATATTTCAAATTCAATAGTGAAATCTATATTAAATGATAAGTTTCCAAAGACAAAATACATTGTTGATGTAAATTCACATTATGAAAAAGATTGTGTGATAATATCAATTGTAGATAAAGAGTTGGATTTATATGATATAAGCAAAACTCAAAGACAAAGAATTTTAGTTGATACTGGATTTACAAAAGACATGGAGTCGTTAGTGAGTGATATAAAGAAATTATATGATGTGACAACTGAAGTAAAACTAAGATGTTATGACATGAATCAAGGTAGACCTTTTATGACTATTGATGCTAAAGAAGGAACTATTATTAATTAGTAGAGCTGAAATGACCCTTTAAACCTAGGAATCTAACAAGCTAAAGTTTGTTGGTAGTTTACTCCTAAAAATAAAAATAAAGTAATTATAATACAAATAAATGTTAATTATATGTAAAATATATTAAAATTTTTATTAAATACTATTGACTTTTATTACTTATTTTAGTATCATATAATAAAGGAGGTGATAAAAATCAATAGAGTTGAAAAACATATTATTAAACAAAATAATAAATATTATAGTCTACTAGATGAATTTTGTTATAAATCTAAAAATCTATATAATTATGCGAATTATATCATTAGACAAGAATTTATAAATAACAATAAATGGTTAAGATATAATGAATTAGACAAAATATTAAAACAAGAAGGTAAAGATTTTGATTATAGAAATATGCCATCCTCTGCAACAAGCCAACAGTGTTTAAGATTATTAGATAAAAATTGGAAATCATTTTTCGCTAGTATAAAAGATTATAATAAAAACCCAAATAAATACTTAGGTAGACCTAAATTACCTAAGTATAAATCTAAAAATGATAGAAATATTCTAATATTAACTTATGTAAATTGTAAAATTAATAAAGGTATAATTAAATTTCCTAAATCATTCAAAGGTTTTTATTTGAAATCTAAAGTAAATAATTTACAACAAGTGAGATTTATACCTAAAGACAAATATATTGTTGCTGAAGTAGTTTATAAAATTGATGATGTTAAAGAATTGATTGATAATGATAGATATATAGGTATTGATTTAGGTTTAGATAACTTTGTAACTATAACTAATAATTGTGAATTAATCCCATTAGTAATAAATGGTAAGGGTCTAAAATCAATAAATCAATATTATAATAAGCAAATAGCTTATTATAAATCAATAGCAAAGAAAATGAATAAGTTAGATTATACTAATAGAATGAGAGAATTAACATTTAAGAGAAATAATAAAGTTGAAGATTATATTCATAAAGCTAGTAGATTTGTAGTTGATTATTGTAGAAATAATGAAATTAATACTATTATCATAGGTAATAATAAGAATTGGAAACAAAATAGTAAAATGAGTAAAAAAGTTAATCAAAATTTTATTAGTATACCTTATTATAGTTTTATTCAGAAGGTACAATATAAAGCAGAAGAATTTGGAATACAAGTTATTATTACTGAAGAAAGTTATACAAGTGGGACTTCATTTTTAGATAATGAATTGCCTATTAAGGAGAATTATAATAAGAATAGAAGAAGACATAGGGGATTATTTGTAAGTAATAAAGGTATAAAAATAAATGCTGATGTAAATGGTTCTTATCAGATTATTAAAAAAGTATTTCCTAAAGCATTTGCTGATGGAATAGAGGGTGTAGGGTTACATCCATTCAAGGTAGATTTATTGTAGTTAGATAAATTGATTGATAAATTAATTTTATTGAAATATTAATGTTTGTTAATAAGATTAATAACCTTAACACATACTAAAAATTGTAAAGATTGTTTTTACAGTGTAAAAAATTTGTGTTACGTTGATGGTCATAATATTAATTACGATGTTCATAGAGCATATTCATGTAAGTATTATAGATACTATGAAAATAATAAGCAACAGAAGTAATTGGAGGATGATATATTATGTTTGAGGATTCAACATATCAAAAAGAATTTAGTTTTCCTTGTAATAAATGTGGTGGTGTAGTTGTAGCTGAACACGATATAGATTATAGATGGGACGATAAAGGAATGTATCTTGATAAAATTTATTGTTCAGAATGTAAAAGAGTATTTTTAGAATATGAATTTAAGAAAGATGAAAATTCTAAAGCAGTAATAGAATTTCAATGGACTAAATGGAGGGATTAAAATATGAGATTTAAAATAAGACCTAGCTTGAGTGAATGTAGGTCATGTATAGAAACTGCTATAAGTTTTAATGCACAACCTCATTGTTCTGAATGTAATACTGAGATATATGAAGGTTTGAAATTTGAAAAGGATTATATTTATTATATAAAAGATAATAAAATCAAAAAAATTCATATGAATTATGTTATAATAAAGGAGTGATACAATGATTTATCGTGTTGGTGATGTTGTTAAAATAAGAGATGATTTGGAAATAGATAGTTTTTATAGTGGTTGTTGTTTTAATAAATTTATGAATAAATATTCGGGTACTATACAAGTTATTGATAAAATTGATAAAATTGATAAAACTGATATTTTTTTTAAATTAAAAGATGTAGATTTTTCTTGGGCAGGAGAAATGTTTGAAGGAAAGATTGCTAATGGAGATATTGATAAAACGGAAAATCCAATAGAATCTTGTTTTCTTTGTGAAACTAAAAAATTTATGTTGACAAAGAATGGAACAATAGATATAGTAAACGGTAATAGACTTAAGATTGATAGTAACTTAGATGGATTGACAGATGTAGAAATAAACTATTGTCCGATATGTGGTAGAAAATTGGAAAGAGTTGTAGATAAAGGTTATAAAGTTTCAAAATAGGAGGATATAACATGGATAATAACAAAAGATGTATAAATTGTGATGGAGAGTTGGTATTAGTAGATGAGAAAACATTATATGATGAAGGTATAAGAGGATATGACGGAATGGTATATTCTTTTGAATGTAAAAATTGCAATTGTTTTATTCAAGTATTCATTTATGATAATGAAGATTAATAAGGAGATGATAATATGGAATTTTTCGGATGGTGCATAGGATTATCAATTGTACTTTGGATTTGTGTTGGATTTATTTCGATGTTTTGTAATTCGATTAGTCGTTGTGTAGAAATTAAGAAAGATGTAGAAAAAATAAAAGAAAATAATAAAAAAAATAATTATTGATTTTTAATATAAGTAAATAAGATAAAATGAAGATTAAAAAGGAGATGATAATATGTTACAAATGTTAGGTGCAGTAGTAGTAAGTGTTTTATGTGTTGGATGTCTATTTATGTTTGCAGTTAGTGTAGCTGAAATATTTAAATAATAGAAGGAGAGTATGTAATGAATAAAAAAATTAAATGTTTATTATTATGTGGTATGTTATGTATGACTATGGTAGGATTAAATGGATGTAGAGAATCAAAGAGAGTTAGTTATAACATAAGTAAAGAAGCAGATAATTTTAATGTTTTAAGAAGGCTTGTTGTAATTAATGCTAGAACAGATAAACCAGTGTTTGAATTGGTTGGAGTATTTTCAATAGATAATAATTCAGAAAATGAATTGGAAGTAACTTGTCAAACTGGTAAAAATGAATATAAGAAACATTATATTTATTTAAATGAATATACAATTTATACAGTAGAAGATGTAAGTGGTGCTAACGTAAGTCAATATCAATATGAAGTCAACTTCTTGCCTGAAATGATTAAACCAGTTAAAATTACAAATAATAAATAAGATAATAAATAAAAATAGGAAGATAATTTTCTTCCTATTTTTTTTAAGTAATTATTGACTTTTAATAATAAAAATAGTATAATATAAGTAAATAAGATAATAAAAAGGGAGTGATATAAATGACAAGACGTAAATGTAAAAAATGTAATGGTGATATGGAGTATTGTAAAATGGGTAAAGGAAGTTATACTCCGATATTCATATTAGCAGGTGTGTTTATGATGTGTATTCCAATAATAGGGTGGATAGGTGCTTTAATATGTTTTATATTAGCTATATTAATGTTATTTGTGCCAACTCATTATTTTGCAAAATGTATTAGATGTGGTAATTTTGTTAGAATAACAAAAGAAGAGTATAAGAAGGTGACTAAATAATATTTAGTAAAAATAGAAAGAAAATTATTCTTTCTATTTTTTTAAAATAATCATTGACTTTTAATAAGAGCAATAGTATAATATAAGTAAATAAAGATAAATGGAGATGATTGTATGAATAAAAAAAGAATAATATACGAAATATTTTTCCCATCATTCTGTAGAGATTTTAAAGATTTAACTGAAAAAATACCTTATTTTGTAGAATTGGGAATTACAACTTTATGGTTAACTCCTATTCATCCATCTGATAATGAACATGGGTATTCTGTAGATTCATATTTTAAAATTAGAGAACAATATGGGACTTTAGAAGATTTTGATAATTTTATTAAAAAGGCACATGAAAATGGTTTAGAAGTATTATTAGATTTAGTTTTATGTCATACTGGATATCATCATAAATTATTTCAAGAGAGTATAGAAGGAAAAAATGACTGCTACTTTTGGAATGATTATCAAATAGATAACCAATGGAAATACTGTTACAGTAATAAAAAATGGTATTTAGCTCCGTGGTCAGAACAGATGCCCCAGCTTAATAATCAATCTGAAAAAGTTAGAGAAATGATTGAGAGTGTAATTAGATTTTGGTTATTAGAACATAAAGTAGATGGATTTAGACTTGATGCTATTATTTTTGCAAGTGGCGATAAAATTGAATTTTGGAAATGGTTCTGTGATATGGTTTATTCAATAAAACCTAATGCTTATCTTGTAGGGGAAGCATGGGATAGTTTTGAAGTAAGTGATATGTATGCAAGAGAAACAGGTATGAAGACATTTAACTTCCAGGAATCGGGGTGGGTTAAAAATACTGTTATAAATAAACAACATTTAGTTATTGACAATAATGAAGAAAGGTCTGTTATTTTTCTCGATAATCACGACCAAACGAGAATATCTGTAAGTTTTAATCATGATATTAATAAAATAAAACAGGCTTTGGAAATAATGTTCTCTTTTAAAAATAATGATATATGTATATATTATGGTACTGAAATAGGTATGGGAGTACATAATGGTCATGTTGCACCAGGAGGGTTTGGAGATTTTTATTCAAGAACACCTATGGAGTGGTATGATGTTGAAATACAAAGAAAAGATTCGAATAGTTTATTCAATTATACAAAGAAACTAATTAAAGAATATAAAAATTATAATAAATAGGAGAGATGAATATATGTTAAAATTTTTATTAATACTTTGCTTTATTGGAGTTGTAGCCTATTTAATATTTTTTTTCTTATTACCTTGTATAAAGTTATTTATAGATGGTGAAGAAAGTGAGTTATATAAAAAAATTTCAAATGAAATTGTAGATTATTGTAAAGAAAAAGATATAGATTTAGATGATGATATGTTGTATCAACAAATTTATCTTATTGTAAAAGCAATTACTTTTATAATAGTAGCAATCATAGTAATAATGTTTGCATTGCTTTGGTTAGCAATATAACTGAGAAAATTTTCTCAGTTTTTTTAAAAATAATCATTGACTTTTAATAATATCAATAGTATAATATAAGTAAATAAGATAAAGGAGAGATGTAAATGAAAAACTATAATGAAAATGAAATACCAAAGTATAAAAAGAAGAAAAATAAAACAGTTAAGAAATCAGGTCATAAACATGAATACAAAGAATGTTTAGTATATGTTGATGAAGTAAATGGTTACTTTTTATGTGAATATTGTGTAAAATGCAATAAAGTTAAAGGAGTAAAATTAATATCTGAGAAAGATAAAGAATCAGGTGAAGGGCACTTAAGATTAATGTCTAATAAAGAAATATTAAAGAAATATAAAAACTTACCAATGAGAAGAATAAAAAATTTAGATTCAAAATATTTAGATTAAAAATAAGGGGAAGTGATGTGTATGTTGATTAAAGAAACTAAAGTATTTGAACTAGATGATAATATAGCAGATGATATAATTACATTAAATGAAATGGGATATTTTACAGACTTCTGTTGTGAAGGACATATTAAAGAATTTTTTGAAACAGATAATGGCATATATCACATGGGGACATATATAAAGTTTAACACCATAGGAGGATTTAGATTAAAACTATATGCAAAAACTATTCCAGATAATTGGACTATTGATGATAATGATTTAATGACAATAAGAAGATATTATAGTAAAGAAGAAGTTGAATTATTTACAAAAGAACAATTACTATTGATAACATGGAATGAACTACATAATTGGATTAAAAGTTTACCACAATTAACAAATGAGAAATTTATGTTACTAGATTATGAAATAGAAAAATTTAGTTAGGGGTGATGATATGGATTTGATTGTAGCTTTAGATAATGATGATGTTCTTATAAATTTTATACCAACTTTAGTAGATAAATACAATGAAAAATACGGAACAAATTTTACTGTTGAAAATGATGTAACAGATTGGAAAATAGATAATACAAAGTTTACACATGGATTATTTCAATTATTAGAAGACCCTAACATTATACTTGAGATGAAAATAAAAAGTGAAATTATAAAAGATGTTTTAGAAAAATATCATAATAAAGGTGTGCACTTCATATTAGTTTCAGCTACTGAAGAAAATAATACTTTTGATAAAAAAGTTGAATTATTAAGAAAATATAATATAGATAAATACTTTGATAAATTTGTAAATACTGATTGTAAACATATTGTATCAGCTGATGTTTTAGTGGATGATTATATAGGAAATTTAGATAATTATAAAAAATATCATCCTCTTGCATATACAATATTATTTTCAGCACCACATAATAAAAGTATAAAATCTAGTATTCATACTAGAGTTGACAATTGGGAAGAATTGGATTACTGCTTAGGTGAAATTTTAAATTATTATGAAAATTTATAAAAATCCTATAAAAAATAATAAAAACAAATTAATATGTAGGAAAGTTCAATCCCGAATTCACGCCCTTGGAGTGTCATACCAACTTGAGTAGCCATTAGGTGAAAGAGGATACGATGAAATAGACATAAAATAAATTTATGTGAGTTTGTAGATAATTATTTAGAAGGAGATAAATAATATGAGATTTAAAGATTTTAACTTGAGAACTTACTTAGAAAGTATTATAAATGGTGACTCTGAGACAGTTATCTTAGAGCCTGAAGCCATTAGTGAGTTAGAACATATAAGTTTATTATTACAAGAGAAAACTGGATTCTTCTTAATATTACTAGAAGGTAAACCCTTAATGTATACTCCACCAACTGAATTTGCTATTTGGGTTGATGACTTTGATAAAACATATCAAATTGATGTACCTAATGAATTAAGCAAGGATGAAGTATTTGATTTGTATTATGAGTTAAAAGACTTACAAGATATTCATGGTATTAAATTGATGTAATATGATTGTGTAGGAGGGTGAATAATATGGATTGGAAAACTACAGTTCTTAGAGGTAAAGATATAAAGGAAACATTAAAAGAATTAGAAACTCAAATAGACATACTCCAAGAAGATAAAGAAGATTGTAGAAAAGCATATTTGAAAATTAAAGATGAAAAATTTGAGAATGAAGAAATAAAAAGACTAAAAGAAGAGTTAGATTTTTACAAAAGAAATAGTCTAGTTGTATTAAGTGATGAACAAAGGGAAAGAGCAAAAGAATTTCAACATGAACATTATAAAAAATGTGAAACAGGACATAGAAGTTTTGTATACACAGTTACACCAACTAATGTGATAACTATTGTTGAACTAAGATGTCCAAAATGTGGTGAGATAATAGATGTAAGTAATTATAATGAATAGAAAATAATTATTAGGAGATGATATTGTGAAAATAAAAAATGGTGATAAAGTTAGATTAAAAGATGGTTTAGTTGTAGGTGAAAGTTATGATGGAATTGTTTATTTAGATAGTATGACACAATTTGAAGATAAGGTATTTACTGCTACAGAAGTAGATGAAAAACATAGAAGTTGTAGAATACTTGATTCTAAATATTATCCATTTACTTATTCTTTTGCAATGCTTGAGTTAGTAGAATATAGTACGGATGATTTGTTAAATTATTTATTAGCTGATTGTGGAAAAACTAAAGAGCAATTAGTTGAAGAATATCGTTGTACACGTGAAACAGAACATTCACGAAAAGCACTTGCAAATTTTTTCAATGAAGTTACATATTCAATTGATTTTGACCCTTGTAATGATTGTATGATAAATAATTTATATGTAAATTGTAATGATGATAGTTGCAGAATGATTTCAGTTTTGAAAGTCTTAAAAAGAAATAATTTGTTAGATTTGGATAGATTCAATGATGTGTTTAGCTATAACGATGATGATAAAGAGGGGGATAATAATGAATAATTATAAAATATTAGCTGAGTATTATAATAAAGAAAAATTAATTTATTATATAGTGGAAACTGAAGATGGAGAAGTTGTGACTGTAAAAAAAGAAAATTTATAATTAATATAAAAGCGACTGATTTTTTCAGTCGTTTTTATTTACTTTTTATAAAAAACATAGTATAATATAAATAAGAAATGAATTTTAGACTTATAAAGAGGGGGTGATTAAAATGGCTAAGGTAACTTGTAAGATTTGTAAAAATAAAATAGAAAAAAATGAAGCATATGTTATAACAAAAATTAATGAAGAAACAAATAAAAAAACAAATTCATATTATTGTTCTAAAGAAGAATTTGAAAGAGATAAATATTTAAAAAGTCTATGGAAAAAACTTCTTATTAGTATAGATGATATATTAGGTTATACATCTGTATCTAAAGTGAAGGTTAATGAATTAAAGGAATTGGAAAAAGAATATACAAGAGAACAAATATACAACTGTATAGAAAACAATAAAGAAGAAATTAAAAGATATTTAGAAATGAAAAATATACAAGATGAATATGGAAAAATAAGTTATATATTTGCTTGTATTAGAAACAAAATTAAAGATGATACGGCAAATTTTGGCACAACTGAAATAAATACTAATGATGATATAATTATAAATTTAAAATATGAAGATGATAGCGATATATTTGAAAGATTAGAAAGACAAAGAAGGAATGCAGATAAAAATTCAAATAATATATTTAAAATAATAGATAGTAAAAAGAAAGGGGATAAATAATTATGAAAATTTCAAAAGAAAGATTAGATACTGAATGTGCTATACTATCTTGTATATACCAAGATTTAACATTAACAAGTGAATATGAATTAAGGTCAGAATATTTTTCTTTAAATGATACAAGATTTTTCTTTTCATTAGCTTATGAGTTAGCTAAAAAGGTAAAAGAAATTGATGAATTATCTGTTAGTGGATTTGTTGGAAGTAATGGATTAATTGAAGTTTTTAATAATTATGGTGGATATGAAAGAATAGAAAACTTATTAAACTTAAAAGCTAATGTAGAGAATATAGAATCATATATTGATAGTTTGAAAAAAATGATATTAATAGAAAGATATATTGATTTAGGTATTAATTTGGAAAGAAAATATGAAATAAGTGGAAGAAATATAATACCAATAGAGGAAGCACCATATTTAAATTGCACTCAATTTAGTAGCCTTATGCAGTCAATTATATTAGATGTTGGAGTAGATGTTGAATTTCAAGAATTTAAATTACAGAGTTTACATTTTACTGAAGAAGAAAAAAGAAAAGTAAGAGAAAAAGAAATTAGTGATACTTCTCATTTCGATATAGCAATGACATGGAAGACTGAAGAAAATGAAGATAGATATATACAATCATTTAAATATTTAGATAAAGAATTGGTGGGCTTATCAAGAGGATTAGGTATTCATGTAATAGCATCAACAACAGGAGTTGGTAAATCTACTATGTTATGCAATGTAGCTATGGCATTAGTTGAAAGTGGAAATAAAGTTATGTATGTGTCAAATGAATTTGAATCAATATATTTAAAAAGACTTATGGTTAGTTATGTATGTAGCAATGTATTCCATTGTAAAACTATTACAAGACAAAAGTTAATTGAAGCAGATTTGACAGATGAAGAATATAAAATATTTGAAAAAGCTAATGATTTTATAAAAGAAAAATTTGAAGGAAAAATGACTTTTGTTTGTGTTGAAGAATTTAATTTTGAAAAAATAACTAAAGTTTTTAATAAATTAGGAATGACAGAAGGATATAACTATTTAATGGTTGATACTTTTAAGAGTGATGATATGGATAGTGCGATGATAGAAATGGTTAATAATTCTAAAATACTTGATAAATGGGGAAGAAAAAATGGATATGGAGTAGTTATGACAATGCAACTATTAAAAAGTACTGATAAAGTTTCATATCTAACTGGTTCTCAACTTGCTTTTGCTAAACAAGTATTAGATGTTGCTCATAGTGTTTTATTAGCAAGAAGGGTTAGACCTTGGGAATTAGACCCTGAAAACAAAGCCTTTATTGACCCATTTTATTATGAATATAATAAATTTGAAAAAACATTTAAACAAAAGAAATTTAAAATAATCAATAGTCAAAATGGTGGTACAGATAAACAAAATGAATACAAGAAAGGTTATTTAGATAAAAGTAAAAATTATATAATGTTATTTTGTGATAAGAATCGTAGTGGAAGAACAGATTTTGTATTATTGTATCAAATGGATAGTTTCGGAAGATTAACAGAATATGGATATGCTGGAAAAGTAAGTACAGGAATGTTAATGCAATAAAGAGATAAATTTTATTTTATCTCTTTACTTTTTATAAAAAGTGTAGTATAATATAAGTAAATAAGATAAAGGAGAGATTAGTATGAAATATAAAATAGGTGATTTAGTTAAAGTAAGAGATGATTTACAAGAAGATAAAATGTATGGGGGATGTAGTTCTATAAATGACATGTTAAAGTTTAGAGGAACACTTGATATTATAGAAAATATAGATGAAGATGGAAATTACCATTTAGCGAATAATAATAATCCTTATGTGTGGAGTGAAGACATGTTAGAACCTGTTGTAATAAAAGATGATTTAAAAGAATCTACTAATATAGATGGAATAAAGGAGGGAAATAATATGGACTATAAAATAAGAGATATTGTTAGAATAAAAGATAATTTAAAAGAGGGAGAAAAATATGGTGATTGTTATGTTGTAGAGGGTATGTTAAAATATAGAGGAACAACTGACACAATATATTATATAGATACAGTTGGTGATTTATATTTATCTGATAAAGATAATACTTATGTATGGCATAAGGACATGGTAGAACCTGTTACAATGAAAGATGATTTAAAACATGAAATAAAGGAGAAAAATAATATGGAATATGAAATAGGTGATATTGTAAAAGTAAGAGAGGGCTTACAAAAAGGGGAAATATATGGGGGTTGTGAAGTTTTAGAGACTATGTTAGAATATAGAGGAAAAATGTATGTTATAGTTGATATAGATTTTGATGGAGATTATAGCTTAAAATCTATAGCTAACCCTGAGGATACAAATTATTATTCATGGCATAAAGATATGTTAGAACCTGTCGAGATAAAAGAATCTACAACGCCTAAAATGGATAGATTAGGTATATACCAATATTTATTAAACAATTTAGAAGAAACATATAAAGCTAAAAATAATGATTATGGGAATAGTTTTGCTGATACTTATGAAAAATTTGGTTGTGTGTCATTCTTAGTAAGAATCACTGACGAATATAATAAATTATTAACATTATGTGACCCAAATATACCTGAACAAAGAGTAAAAAAGATTGACGATACTATATTAGACTTAGCAAACTCTTGCTTATTGTGGTTAGTTGAAAGAGAATATAAGAATCAATAAAGGAGGGAAATTGGATATGTTTTTAATAATTATGGCTTGTGTTATTCTAGGAGTGATAGATTTAATGTGTGGTAAAATAGGTTTAGCTATTACAATGTTTTTAGCAGTATTTCTTTTATTGTTTATTAATTAGGAGGTATAAAGTGGATAAGTTTCGTATTGCTGTAGGTATATGCAACATGGTTATAGGAATAATAAGTTTAATGGTTGGTGAAATGATTCTTGGCGTAGTAATGTTGTTGGTAGGATTTCTTTTATTATTTATTTATTAAAAAAGAAGATAAATGGTAGTAAATTCCCCTCTTGTAGGGGATTTTATTATTTTACTTTTAATTAAAAGTGTTAAAAATAAGTAAAAAGTTTATTTTATTTATTTACTTTTAATAAAAAGCATAGTATAATATAAGTAAATAAGATAAAGGAGAGATTAATATGAATGAAGAAATTAAGAGTAAATTAAAAAAAGAAATTCACAGACATTTGATGAGAAACAATATAGAACCCTCATTTTATTTAGCAGTTGTAGAACAATATGAGAATGATGATTGTTTCGCAAATTTATTTTATGATATGGAAAATTATGGGTATAATGTTAATTCAATGACTTCAGATAATCCTTTTGAGGAATTTATATTTTTTGTAAATATATATGATAGTAATGATAGCTTTCTTTATCAATATAGATTAGTTTTTGGATACAAAGAAATTATGGAAGGATATTGTTATTGCACTGAAAACGATAAAGGTTATGACTATAGATATGGATGTACAGGTGAACATTGCGATTGGGATGCACCATTTATTGGTATAGAGAAAGCATATGATTTAGGTTGTAAAGAGTTTAATGGAAAACAAAAAGATTTATGGGATTATAAAGATAAATTTTATAAAATAAAAGTAGACCAAGAAGAAGAAAAAAGAAAAGCAAAGATAAAAGACATAGAAAACCAAATAAAAAGATTACAAGAGGAATTAGATAAATTGTAGGATATTATAAATAAAATAAATTTTCAGAAAATTATTTGACTTTTAATAAGTTTTATAGTATAATATATATAAAATAAAATAAATTATAAAAAGATTGGAGAGATATTTATGAAAAGGAATAAGGTTATAATAAGAAAAAATGGAGAAGAACAAAAAAGTTATTTTATGGATATAATTTTTACTTATGGTAGTGCTTTATTTTATCCTAGTGTAAGGGGTTATTATTTAGTTTGCTCACCATGTACTCTAAAAGACACATTAAAAGATGATGTAGACATAGATAGCTTAAGCATAAAAGATGTTGAATCAATAGAAACAAAATTTGAAGCTAGGGAATTATTATTTCAAATAGCAGAACCTAATGAAAAAGCGTTATCAGTAGCAGAAGATATTGCAGATAGTTATGTTGATATATTAATATTTCAAGTAGAACAATCAATAAAAGATGAAGAAAGAAAAATTGAAAAAGAAAGAAAAGAAATAGAAGGCAGTATGAAAAAAATAGAAGATTTATTTGATGAAATAAGAAATCCTAAAGAAACAGATGACGATGATGAAAAAGAAGAAATAGATATGGGACTTTTTACTTTTGACACATCTAAATTTAATTCTAAAATAAAAAAACAAACTGAAAATTTCGATGGTGGTGAAAAATCTAATACTACTTTAAAAGATGTAGCTGGATTAGAAGAAGTTAAAATTGAACTTATGGAACTAATAGCTGGTTTTAATGATAAAGAGAAATTTAAGAAATTTAAAGTTACTCCTCCGAGAGGAGTGTTATTAGAAGGTGAACCAGGTAATGGTAAATCTTTATTAGCTAGAGCCATAGCAGGAGAAACAGATGCAGTATTTTATTCAATGGCTGGTTCTGAATTTAATGAAAAATACGTTGGTGTTGGTGCTTCAAGAGTAAGAGATTTATTTAAAAAAGCTAGAAATAATAGACCTGCCGTTATATTTATAGATGAAATTGATGCAGTTGGTGGAAAAAGAGAAGAAGAAAATAATAAAGAGCATAATGCCACATTAAATCAATTATTAGTTGAATTAGCAAGTCCTGATAATGAGGATATATTAGTAATAGGTGCAACAAATAGAAGTGATATATTAGACCCAGCTTTAAAAAGACAAGGTAGATTAAGTAGACATATATACATACCTAACCCTGATAAAAAAACAAGATTAGAAATATTAAAATTATATGCTACTGGTAGACCTTTAGCAGAAGATGTTGATTTAGAAATTATAGCTAGTCAAACACATGGTATGGCTAGTGCTGATATGGAAGCTATATTAACAGAAGGTGCAATGATAGCAATAAGAGAAGATGCCGATGAAATAACTCAAAATATGTTATTAAGAGCAATAGATAGACAAATAGCTGGACTAGAAAGAAAATCTACAGTCATGATAGATAGAGAAAAGAAAATAACTGCTTATCATGAAGTTGGACATTTAATGATGTCAGAAATATTAAATAATAAGAAATTAAGTAAATGTACAATCATACCACATGCAGATGCTTTAGGTTACTGCTTATATCATGAAGAAGATGATAGATTTATAAGAACAAAAGAAGACCTAATAAATAGTATGATAGTATCTCTTGGAGGAGCAGTAAGTGAAAAGGTATTCTTCGGTCATGAAAGTAGTGGATGTAGTGGAGATTTAGGAAGTGTTTCAGCAATAGCACAACGTATGGTTTGTGATTATGGTATGAGTGAATTAGGTAAAATGAAAATAGATGAAAGAAATTTATTTATGCAAGAAAAAATACATGAAGAAATGAAAAAAATAGTTGATGAAGCATATAGAAAAGCAATGCAAATAGTAGAAGAAAATAAAGAATTAATATCAACAATAGCTGAAGAATTAATGGAAAAAGAAACATTAGAAGGTTATGAAGTAGAAGAACTTATAACAACTTATAACATGAGTATAAAAAAATAATAAATAAGACATGCTATAAAAAAGAGATGTGAATATTTACATCTCTTTTTATTTACTTTTAATAAAAATTTTAGTATAATATAAGTAAAGGATGGTGAGTTAATTGAATAGTAAAGAACTTAAAGATAAACTTACATTGGATATGATAGTTGATTTAGTTTTATATTTAGGCGGAGAATTTAATGAACAGATGGAAACAAATGAAAAAATGGTTATGAATACATCTCTATGTCATGGTGGTGAATCATGGAAATGTGAATTATATAAAGACTCTTTAATTTTCCATTGTTATACAAATTGTGGTAGTTTTGATATAATAACATTAGTTCAAGAAGTAATGGATTTAACATTTGCAGAATCAGTTGAGTTCATTGAGGATTATTTTAATTTAAATATAAATTTTCAAAAAGGATTTGGTAGACCTAAGAAAAAAGAAGTTCCTATAAGAAAACCTATAAAAAAAGAAATAGACTTTAATGAACAATTGCCACAATATGATGGAAGCATACTTAATACTTTTGTCAATTATAAAGCTATCGAATGGATTTGTGAAGGTATATCAATTGAAACTATGAATAAATATGGTATTAAATTTAACATTGAAAATAATTCAATAATCATACCCACATAGAGACCAGTTTGGAAGGCTGGTCGGCATAAGGGAGAGAAATTTAGATAAGAAACAAGTAGAAGTATTTGGAAGAAAATATGTACCTTATACATCATTTACACATAAAATAACATATAAACATAAACTTTCAATGAATGCATATGGTATTGATAAAAATAAGGAATCAATAAAAGAATATAAAAAATGTATTATATTTGAAGCAGAAAAATCAGTATTGAAAATGGATTCAATTTATGGTAATAATCCTTCTGTTGCAGTAGGTGGAAGTTCAGTATCAGAATATCAACTTAATCTTTTAAAAGTTAATGGTTGTGAAAAGGTATATTTAGCATTTGATAGAGAAGAAGGAGAGAAATGGGAAAATAAGTTAAATAAAATATGTCAAAAAATAGTAAATTTTAATCTTGAGTGTTATATCATAGAAGATAAAAATGGTAAATACTTAGATTTAAAACAATCTCCAATTGATAGGGGTGAATTTGCATTTCTTGAACTTTATAGAAGTGCTAGAAAATATGAATAGTTTGATAGAAGTTTATATATTTGTTAATAAAATAAACAAAACAACTAAAGCTAGTTATGGTATTTATTTAAAATACATTAATGATGAATTAGAACTTATTGCAGATAAAAAAGTTAGTAGTGGAGTTATACAATATAAGAAAATAGAAGATGTTATTTATTCTTCTATCTTAGACAGTTGTAGACTTATAAATAATAAAGATTTACCTTTAAGAATACACTGTTCTTTTGATGGGCACTATAGTAGAACTAAAGAATTAGATAAAGAAGTTAAAAAATTTCATGATGTATTTTTCTATTTCAATGAAAATAATGAAGTTGCAGAAAAATTATCAAAAGAAAATCTTAAATAACAATTGATTTTTAATAAGAATGATAGTATAATATAAGTAAATAAGTAAATAAAGGAGAGATTAAGTATGAAAAGTATTCTTATAAAACGCATGAAGGATAGATTTGGGATTACAAAAATAGCAGGTAAAAAATTAAGTTATTATTCATTTTATGAATTATTAGGATATAACACATTGTTAGAAAAAGGAGAAGATATAAAATAATGGAAATAAGAAAAATGTATACAATAGAAAATAATGGTAATGAATTTACTTTGATTGTTGGAGATTATGTAAGAGTAAGAACAAAAGATGAAAATGTAATAGGAAAAATAGCTGACTTAACAAATAGTTATGTGGAACTTGAAGTATCTAGTTATGATAAAAGCGTATATAAAACATTTTTGTATGTTAATTTATTAGAAATAGAAGAATACGAAGATTAGGTTGGTGAATATATGAAATATAATATAAAAACAGAAAACACCTTTGGTAAAACATTAAGAGATATAGTATTAAAAAATAGAGGATTGACTGAAAATGATGTAAATTTTTTACTTAATCCTACTTCAGAATATCAAGAAATGCCATTTAAAATAAAGAACGTAGATAAAGGAATAGAGTTATTTATAAGTGAACTTGATAAAGGGGGTGATATCGGTATCTTAGTTGATACCGATGTGTAGATGGATATACTAGTTCTGCTTTAATGTATTTATTTTTAATTAACGAATGTCAAATTCCTAAAGAAAAGATAACTTTATTTTTTCATGATGGAAAATTTCATGGACTTGACCCAAAAGTTTTCAAACGAATAAAGAAATCTAATGTAGAATTTTTGATAATACCTGATGCTTCTACTAATGATTTTAAGGAAATTAAAGAGTTATTATCAATAGGCAAAAGAATTTTAGTCATTGACCATCACCAACCACAGTCTAATGGAGAAGAGTTTAAAACAGTATTTAGAGATACAAGTAACGCTCTTATTGGAGTTATTGTCAATAATCAGTTGGGTGAATATTCACATAATTTAAGTGGTGTAGGAGTTGTTTATAAGCTCCTAGTCGGAATGACTGAGAATGAGTTAGAACATTATTTGGATTTAGTTGCTATTGGTTGTATAGCTGATATAATGGATATACATGATAAAGAAGTTGGATACTTAGTGCATAAAGGTTTAAAAAATATAAGAAATGAATTCTTTAAAGAAATATTAAAAGACTTTGATTTAAATGATATAACACCTGAAACAATATCGTTTAATTTAGCTAATATTATAAATGGAACTATAAGATTTGGTAGTATGGAAGAATGTGAATTATTATTTAAAGCATTAATAGGAGAAGAAGAAGAATTTGAATATAAACCTAGAAAATCTAAAAATAATCCTAACCCACAAGTTCAAATAGAAACATTACAACAACATATGGTTAGAATTGCTAAAAGTGTTAAGCAAAAGCAAGATAAAAAGAAAAAAGAATGTATAAAACTTTGTGAGAAATATATAGAAGAAAATAATTGTAATGATAGTAAAGTTTTAACAATAATAGACGAAGAAAGAAAATTAGTTGATAAAAGAATAACTGGATTAATAGCCACTAATTTAATTGACATATATAAAAAACCTGTAGTATTATTATCTGTTTCACCTAAAAAAGATAGATTAATAGGTAGTATGAGAACTTATGGTATAGATGATTTTAAATCAATTCTTGAATCGACAGAAATACTTACAGTAAAAGGACATAATGGTTCTGCTGGTGTAGAAACAGATTATAGTAATATAAGAAGAGTGAAAAAGAGAATTGATAAAGTTATGGAAGATGTAGAAGTAGAAGATGTAGCAATTAATATAGATTGTGTAATAGATTTAGATGATATATCATTTAAACAAATGAATGAAATAGTTGATTTAAAACCATTATGGTTTACGTTTTGTCCTAAGCCGACCTTTGGTCTATCTAATTTAAAGATTAATAGTAAAAATATAAGAAATCCATACCCAACATTGTTGGTTTTTGAATTAGATGGAATACAATTTAAGAAAAATTTCTGTTCGAGGGTATTTAAAGAAGACTTTTTATGTGAAAAAGAAATGAAGGGTATATTTGGAAGACCTGATATAATTATAGATTTTATGACTGTTTCAATAGGTTGGGATGATTATAAAAAACAACCGTGTTTTGAAATTATAAATGCTCAAACTCACATCGAAAAGAATAAGAAAGACAAAGATATACCATTTTAATGAATACTAATAATAAAATAGGAGAAATAGTCTATAATAAAAAAAATGAAAAAATGACGATTATAGCTTATAGATGTTATGATGATATAGATGTTCAGTTTGAAGATGGAGCTGTCTCATATAATAAAACATATTATAATTTTAAAATAGGAAACATAAAACACCCTTTTAGATATGAGGATTCTTTTGCTTATCATATAGAAGTTGAATTAGGATTAAATTTAAATGACATATGGAATTGGGAAAAGAATAATGAGTTAGATATTAATCCTTATAAAATAACTAGATGTAGTGATAAAAAAGTTTGGTTATATTGTCAAGAAAAAGAATATCACAATTATGATAGAGAAGGTAATAAAATTGGATATAAAATTCAATGTGGTAGTTTTTACAACAATCAAAGGTGTAGTTATTGTGGGCATAATAAAATTCATTATAAAGATAGTTTAGCATATAAATATCCTAAAATTGCTAAAATGATTTCTATACCTGAGAATGATTTAACCTTTGAAGATTGCTATAATATAGCTTGTCATAGTAAAAAAAGATTTTATTTTGAATGTTATAAATGTGAAATAATATCTAATAAAAAATTAATTCTAAATTCAATAGTATCAAGAGGATATTACTCATGTGAAAAATGTGGAGATGGTATTTCTATACCTAATAAGTTTATGTATAGTTTATTAAATCAACTTAATGTTAAATTTAAATCTGAATATTCACCATATTATTTTAAAAACAATCAACATGTTGATTTCTTTTTAAAAGATTATAATATTATAATCGAAATGGATGGATGTTTTAAAGATAGACATTTAATAGAATATGATTATTGGAGAGATTTTCTTAATATGAAATATGGAGGATATAAAACTATAAGAATAAAATTAATAGATAGTTATATTTATACTCATGATAAATTTAATTATATAAAAAATCAAGTATTAAATTCAGAGTTATCCAATTTATTTAATTTAAATAATATTAATTGGAATTTAATATGGGAAGAAAGCCAAAAATCAAAATGTATTGAAGCATGGAAGTTATGGAACAATGGATTACATGATACAAAAGAGATAGGTAATATATTAAATATATGTCAAAGTACAGTAACTACATATTTAAAACGTGGTGTAGAATGTAAAAGATGTGATTACACAGTGGAAGAAAGTAAAAAAAATGGTATGGATAAAACAAAAGGATTGATACGTTATTCTAGAAAAATTATATGTATAACAACTGGTAAAATATTTGAAACAATCAAAGAAGGAGCAGAATTTTATAATATAAAAGCTAAAAGCCATATAAGCGATTGTTGTAATGGCAAACGCAAATCATGTGGTGAATTAGAAGATGGAACCAAATTACAATGGATGTATTATGAAAATTTTATATAAAAGAGGGGAGATGTAAAAATGAAAAAAGAATTATTTCAATATTGTGATAGTGTATTGCACATTAGAAAAAGCAGAAGAGTTAGAACCTTTGAAAAACTATTAGATGATTATTGGGTATTTAGAGAAAAAAATTATGGGACATTGTTATTTATAACATCGGATATAGAAAAAACTTATAGCACAATTCATAAGACAATAGTTACATACATGGATTGCATGGACATTATGAATATAAGAAAAGAAACTGATGAAATAATTATAGATTGTTTAATAGGTAATAATGAAAAAATCTTAATAATGATAAAAAGTGATTGTAATATAGAATCAGTTAGAGGTATACGAGTTGACCAAATTTTCATTGACTGTATAGGTGATGATGATATTAAAGTTACTGGTGACATAATAACAAGTTATTTATTACCATTGACAGTTCATAATAATGGAAGAGATTTAGATAAGATTATATTAATATATTAATTTGTTAAGGATAGAGAATTTATCTCTATCCTTATTTACTTTTAATAAAAAATATAGTATAATATAAATAAAGGAAAGAAGGGAGAATATATATGAGATGTAATAATTATCATTCACATAAAATATATAGCAATATTAAAAGTTTAGATGTAGTCGCTAAACCAATAGAATATATAGTTAGAGCAATTGAATTAGATGGTAAAGATGCAATATATTTTACTACTGAACATGGTTATCAAGGTAACGTATATGAAGCACATACTCTATGTAGTGAAGTATGTGTGAAACTTACTCAAGAAAATAATGAATATACTAAACATAATTGTGAAAAATGTCAATATAAAGATGTTTGTGATAAATCATACAAAGGTATTAAAATGGTAGTTGGTGCAGAAGTATATTATGTTAAAGATAGAAAAGAAAAAGATAATTCTAATTATCACTTAGTTATAATAGCAAAAAACAAAGATGGATATAGAGATTTAAATAGAATATTATCCTATAGCAATATAGATGGAGTATATTATAAAAATAGAATAGATGATGAATTATTATTTAGTGTTAATCCAAACAATGTAATCGTAACAACTGCTTGTGTTGCTGGTCGTTTAAGAAATGATGAAGGCTTAGATGATTGGATTATAAAAATGAAAGAATATTTTGGTGATAATTTTTATTTAGAAGTTCAAAACCATAATGAAGATATACAGAAAAATCTTAATAGAAAAATTATATGTTTAAGTGAAAAATATAATATTAATATCATTCATGGTAATGATTCTCATTATATTAATCCACAAGATTATATTTATAGAGAATTATTTCTTAAAGCAAAAGGTATTATATATAAAGAAGAAACAAATTTTATATTAGATTATCCTAATGTAGAAACTATAATAGAAAGATATAATAAACAAAATGTATTAAGTGAAGAACAAATAAAAGTCGCAATTAATAATACTTTAATTTTTGACGAATGTGAAAATATTATATTGGATAAAGAAATTAAAATGCCATCAATATCTGATAATCCAAATAAAGAATTAAAAGATATAATTAATAAAAGATGGGTGGAAATAAGAGATACGATACCTAAAGAAAAATGGCATGAGTATTTAGATGCTATAAAATATGAATTTAATATAATCGAAAAAACACATATGGAAGATTATTTTATATTAGATTATAAAATATGTCAAAGAGCAATAAATAAATATAATGGTTTATTAACCAAGACTGGAAGAGGATGTTTTACTGAAGATGCTTTAGTTCATACAAAAAATTCTTTAAAATCTATAAAGGATGTTAAAATAGGTGATTATGTAATTACAGAAAGTGGAAATTTTAATAAGGTAATTAACACTGCAAAATATGATATAGAAGAAGAATTAGTTCAAATTAAACATATCTATGGTACTGATAAATATTATCCAACTGTATGTACTTTAGACCATAAAATACTTATAAACAGAAATAATACATTAAAATGGATACAAGCAAAAGATATAGTGAAAACAGATTATGTATGTGTACCTAAAATAAATGTTACGGATAGTTTAAATAAGATAATTGATTTAAATGATTATAATATCAACGGATTTGATTTTGATGATAAATATATATATGAAAAAACTAATACTATTTATAAATATTCTCCTAGTGATGTTGCAAGAAAAATAGGTGTTGGTAAGTCATTAGTAGAAAATTTTGCAAATATGAAAAAAAATTGTTTTAATAGGAAAAAAGATAAATATAAAGCTTTAATGGATTATATACCTTTTAATACCCAAGAAGAATATTCTAAATATGTTAAATCTAAACAATTTTCAAAATTAGAAAGATATATTGAAATAGATAAAGAATTTAATATATTTATAGGATTGATGTATGGCGACGGATTTACTTCTAAAAAAACTAGTGTTGGATTAGCCATAAACAATACTACTGAAAAAGATAAATATAATAGAGAAATATTTTATAATATAGCATCTAAATTAAATAAATCTATATATGAAAATGTAAGTAAAACTAAAAAATTAAGTCAATTATATATTAATTCTACAGTATTTTGTAATTTTGTTAAACAGGAATTATTTGAATCTAAAAAAGGAAAAGATAAAATATTTAATGAAAAATGGTTTAATCAATCAAAAGAAAATTTATTAGGTATAGTAAAAGGATTAAGATTATCAGATGGAAGCTTTTGTGAATATAGAATCAATTTCGATAATACTTCAAAATCTTTAATAAACGCATATAAATTATTATGTTTAATGACGGATGAAGGAGTAAATAGTTTAAGCGTAAGAAAAGAACATAAAATGAAAGAAGGGTATTTATGTAAAGAATCTTATAAATTAAGATTAAATAAAAATTCTAATTATTCACAGAAAAAAAATGAAAGAACTTTCGAGGATAATAATTACTATTATCTTCCTATTAAGGAAATCATTATATTACCTAAACAAAAAACCACAGTATATGATATAGAAGTTGAAAATGAGCATAGTTATTTACTTAATAATATGATAGTTCATAATTCGGCTGTAAGTTTTATTATAAATAAATTATTAGGTTTAACAGAAATAGATAGGTTATCTGCACCAGTTCCATTGTATCCAACTAGATTTATGAGTATAGAACGTATATTAGGTACACGTTCATTGCCTGATGTAGATTTAAATACAGAAGACCGTTCAGTATTTATACAAGCAACTAAAGATTTATTAGGCGAAGAAAATTGTGCTTGGATTTTATCATATAAACCTTTACAAGATTCATCTGCTTTTAGACTATGGTGTAAGGCAAATGATATGCATGTTAGTAAATATGATGAAATAGCTAAAAATTTAGAACAATATGAAAATGATGAATATTGGGGAAAAATAATAAAAGATTCAAAAGTATTTAAAGGAGTAGTAGAAAGTATATCAGAATCACCTTGTTCAATGTTACTATATGATAAAAATGTTTCAGAAGAAATTGGTTTAATAAAAACTAAAGAAGGAATATGTTGTAATTTAGATGGCTATAATTGTGATGTTTATAAATATCTAAAGAATGATTAATTTAATAGTCGTCTATATAAGAAATTATGTAGATTATGATGCCTTAAATTGCTGGGAGTTCCTAAAGCCTTATAAACCACAAAGTAAATGGTAACATTAAGCTTGATGGTTGCGAAAGCAGAAAAAATTATAAGGATTACCTAAGCTGAAATAAAAGCCTTGTAAGGGTGCTAAGGGTGAATGAATGGATAATCAGCAGGGAAATAATATGTTTATTAAATAAAATAAATGGAGATGAAATATTGCATAAGAGTAATGGTGGATTTGAATTTTGGGATAAAGAAAAAGATAATATATTAAATTTATATTTTAAAGAAAAATTAAGTACTATCCAAATAGGAAAAATTTATAATTGTGATGGGTCAACAATACAAAGACAATTTAAAAGATGGGATATAAAATTAAGAAAAAGATATAATGGTATTTATGAAGTAGATGAAAATTATTTCTCAACAATTGATACAGAAGAAAAAGCATATTGGTTAGGTTTATTATTAGCCGATGGACATATATCTAAAAGAAATAAAGTAATGTTATGTATGAAAGATTTAGATGAAATAGAAAAATTTAAAAAATCCCTTAAAAGTACTCATCCTATAAAATATAATAAAGATGGAAATCCAAGTATAAGTATAGGTTGTAAACAACTTTGTGATGATTTAAGAAATATTGGTTTTACAAATAGAAAAAGTTATGAAATTGATATTAATAGAGTTTTATCTTTTATACCTAAAGAATTATTAAATCATTTTGTGAGAGGTATGTTCGATGGTGATGGTAGTATAAAAGTATATCATTATAATTATTTAAAAAATCCTCAATATCATTTTGGTTATACTGGTACAAAAGAAACTTGTATTTTTATACAAAATTATTTAAAATTTAATACAAAAATAAAAAAAGAAGGAGATTATACTTATACTTGTGTAACTAGAAATTTTAATAAAATAAAAGAAATTTATTATATATTATATAAAGATGCAAATATTTATTTGGATAGAAAATATAAAATTTTTATAAATGAAATAATTAAATAATAAACATATTAACCTTCAACGACTATAATAGGCATATCTTAACGAGTAATGTCGAAGATAAAGGTATAGTCTAGTCCGACCCTTAAATGGGTGTTAAAGTATTCCGAAAGGAACGGTATTAACGTATCTTGCGGTTACAGTTTGGACATTAATAAGAAAAACTTGTGAATTAGCTAATATTAAAATACCGACTATTAAAGAATTAGAAAAAATGTTAGATGAAAAAACATTTAAAATATATGAAGATAAAATAACTTGTACAATAAATCAATCTGATTCAGATTTTGCAACCAATTTAGCATCAAGATATAAAGTTTCTAGTGTAGCCGAAATGAGTGCATTTGTTGCTTCAATTAGACCAGGATTTGCTTCTTTATTAGATAATTTTATAGAAAGAAAACCATATACAACAGGTGTAAAAGAATTGGATAATTTATTAGAAGATAGTTATCATTATTTAATGTATCAAGAATCTATTATGAAATATTTAATATGGTTAGGTATTCCTGAACCTGAAACATATGGAATTATAAAAAAAATATCAAAGAAAAAATTTAAAGAAAAAGAATTAATAGAGTTAGAAAAAAAATTAAAAAAAGGTTGGATAGATAAAGTTGGTTCAATTGATGGATTTGAAGAAACATGGCAAGTAGTTAATGATGCTTCAAAATATTCATTCAATGCTTCACATTCACTTTCTTATGCCTATGATAGTCTGTATGGAGCATTTTTAAAATCGCATTATCCTCTTGAATATTATACAGTTGCTCTATCTATTTATTCCGATGATTCAACTAGAACAAATAGACTAATAAAAGAATTAAGTTATTTTGATATAAAATTATTACCTCCTAAATTTAGATATTCTAAAGCTGAATATTTTATGGATAAAGAAAGCAATTCTATATATAAAGGTATGGCTAGTATAAAATATATGAACGAACAAGTATCACAAGAATTATATATGTTAAAAGATAATAAATATAATAGTTTTATGGATTTACTTATTGATTTAAATGATAAAACATCTATAAATTCAAGACAACTTAATATATTGATAGCAATAGATTTCTTCGATGAATTTGGTAAATCTCAAAAACTATTAGATATTATAGATTTATATGAAAAAATAATGAGTAAAAAATTAAAATCTAAGAAAGGTGAAGTGTCATTTAATAAAGCTGATTTACCATATCCTAAAGAAATAATAGAAAAATATGCAACTGAAAAGAGTAAAGAAGATAAATATAAACAATATAAAGTAGAAAAAGCATTAGAATTATGTAATGAATTAATGTTGAATATAGAAGATAATGAAATGTCATCAATAGACAAAGTTAAAATTAATCTTGAAATGACAGGAGAATGCAACTATTATTTTGAAGATTATGATTCATCAACTTGTATCGTTATTGATGTTATAACTAAATTTAAAAATAAAAAAGCATGGATTTTTAATATAAGTACTGGAAAAACTATAGAAATAAAAGTTGGTGAAGGAATTTATGAAGCACAACCGTTTAAAGCATTTAGTGTAATTAATGTATATCATATGTTCCAAAAAGCAAAAAAAGAAAAAAAAGAAGTTGAAACAATAGATAAAGATGGAAATACAATAATTAAAACAAAATGGGTACAAAATGGAGAGTTTGAAATATGGTGTGATGAATACCATTTACTTAATGAAGAAGAAATAGAAGAACTAAATAGAGAAGAATATGAATATAGAAAAGCAAATAAATAAAAAGGAGTGATTGTGATGAAAACAAGTTATTATGCACGTTTTTCTAGGTTACCAAAAGAAGAAAAAGATAGATATATGCCGATATTAATTTCAACCAGTTTACCTAAATGGTTCTTAGATAGGGAAGAATACTATATGGAGTATAAACCATTAGCACCATCTAGTAATAATGTTTTTAAACTAAAAAATAATAATATGTCACAAGAAGATTTCATAAATGCGTATATTGATAAATTAAAAGAATTAGATTTAGAACAGATACTCGAAGATATGTATGATTATGAAGGAATTACAGATACGGAAATTGTATTATTGTGTTATGAAAAGTCTACTGATTTTTGCCATAGACATATTTTGCGTGAATATTTAAATGAAAATTTTAATACAAACATTACAGAATTAGGAGTAGATTAATTTCTACTCCTTGACTTTTAATAAGAGTAGTAGTATAATATAAGTAAATAGATAATAATATTTTTAATTATTATATTAATCTTATAGGAGGGATTAATATGTGTAAATATTGCGAAGGTAGTTATATAGATAAAGAACCATTAATGTATAAAAATAATAGTGATTATGCAATAAAAATTAATAGTTGCAACTATTTAGAAGAAAATAGAGTTGGAGGAAAAAAAGAAAGTATATATGGGATAAAATTAAATTATTGTCCCATGTGTGGTAAAAAATTAGGTGAGTTTGCAAAAGAGTAATTGAATAAAATTTTAGTTTTATTAGGAGTGAAGTGAAATTCACTCCTTGACTTTTAATAAGACTGATAGTATAATATAAGTAAATAGATAATTATAAAGAATTTGACTTATTTAATATATGAAGGTAAAGAGGTGTTGAATATGAAGAATAGATTTATTATTAACCATAAAACATTATTATTAAAAATGTAAAAATATTTGTATTAGGGTATGGATGGAGGGAAATAAATGGATAAAGATAATAAAAAATACTGTAGCCAATGTGGAAAATTATTAAGCAAAAAAAATAAAAATGGACTTTGTAAAAAACATTGGGATGAATATAGGAAATATGGTTTTTGTATATCAGATAGTCCTGTAACAGAATTTGACAATAATGAAATAATAATACATAAAGATTATGCTGAAATTGTATTATATGATGCTTTATTTCAAGAAGAACTTGAAGAAAGAGTATTAATAGATTTAGATGATGTAAAAACATGTAAAAATGTAAGATGGAATAAAAAACATTCTTGTATCATTGGAGATGTATTAGGCAAAAATACAACTTTACAAAATTACATATTAGGAAATGATAATAAAATAGAATTTATAAATGGTGATTTTTTGGATTGTAGAAAAGAAAATCTCAATGTAATTAAGAAAAAGAAAAAAAAGAAAAAGAATCCATATATTATAAGTAAGAAAAATAAAAATAAAGTAATAGTTGAATTCGTAGGAGAAAGTCATAATGGAGTTGTTGGAACTTCTATACTTTTATCGTATCCAACAAAAGAAGGAGACTATGAAAAAGTTCTTATTGAATGTGGTATGGTTCAAATGAATGGTGCTTTAAGAGAAGAATATGTAGTTAATAAGGGGGTGGTTGAAAAAGTTTGTGAATGTGGTCAAATAAAAGCTTGTTTTGTATCTCATTCACATCTTTGAAATCACTAGACCATATAGGAAATCTACCAGCTATAGTAGATAATGTAGATAAATTTATTATGGGTTATGAGAATAAAGAATTATCCGAACCTTTATTGATAGATGGTGCTTATATATTACAAAGAAATTGTAGACAAATGAGTAATCAAGGATATAAAGTAGAACCTCTTTATACTGAAAGCGATGTATATAGAATGCTGTCAAAGACTTCTACTTATGAAGAAGATGTTATACATGAACTAAACGAATATGTTAGCTTTAGACTTTTGCCAAATAACCATATAGTAGGAGCAACTTCAATAGAATTATTCTTTAAAATGCCAAGTGGAGTTACAAAAAAAATATATTATAGTGGAGATACAGGTAGTTTTAATAATCAACAACCATTCCGTAAAAAAACTAAAACTATATCAAATGCTAATTTAGTAATAACAGAAGCAACTTATTCAGATTTATCAAGAGGATTTAATGCAAAAGATATCGAAAAAGAAAGAAAGAAAATGAAAGACGATATAGTCAATGAATTAAAACAAGGTCATTCAATTTTAATACCGGCTTTTGCTCAAGCCAGAACTCAAGATTTATTATATTACTTATATAATACTTTTTCTAATGACCCAAATTTTAAAACTCCTATATTCTTAGATGGTAAACTTTCTTTGGAAATCAATGATGTTTATAAACAAATATTAAACAAAGAAGATAAAGATATGTTTGAAAAAATATTATCATGGGAAAAACTTCATTTTGTAAAAGATTTTGAATCATCTATGAATTTAGCACTTAATAAAGAACAACAAAAAATTGTAATATCATCTGCTGGTATGTGTAATATAGGTAGAATATTAAATCATTTAAAAGCAAATATAGAAGATAGTAATTATACTATAATGATAATTGGCTATTGTGCTCCAACGACAGTAGGAGGATTATTATTAAAAGACAATACTAAAGAAGTTAAAATTGAAAATATGTCATTTAAAAAGAAAGCTAAAGTTATAAGATATAATACATGGTCTTCTCATATACAAGGAGAAGAAATAATTAAAATGATGAAAGGTATTAATACTAATTTAATTGTTATACATCATAGTGATGATAGTAAATATAAATTTAGAGATAAGATGGAAGAAGAACTTAGAAAATCAAATAAAACTACTAAAATAATTTGTGCTGATAAAGATAATAGTATATTTTTCATATAAAGAGTAGAGATTTTTCTCTACTCTTTTTTTATTTATATTGACTTTTAATAAGAGTAATAGTATAATATAAGTAAATAAGATAAAGGAGTTGATGATATGAAAGTAAATAATAAAATTTTAGGACTAGGTATAGGATTAACTTTAGGATTCACAACGTTAGCAGGAATTATTGTGTTAGGTGCAGGTGATAGTGGACTGAGTGAAACAAATAATTTATTTGTTACAAAGAAACAGATAAATTCTGAAATAGAAGAAATTTTATGTGATAATTTTTATAATGCCAAAGTAATAAATAATGGAGATAACATAATAGTAACAGTGGCTGATTGTGATGACAATATTGGAGAGGATAGATATGAGTTAGATGATTTAGCTGAAACAATTAAAAATCATTATGAAGATTATGGTTACGATACGAACGTAACTGTTATTTTACTTAATACTAGTAGTGATGTAATGGGTTATGCTAAAGAATAGGAGTTGGTAATATGGATATATATGAAAAATTTTTTATAGAAAAAAGGAAAGACTACTATGAGGAAACGGGTATCTCTCCAAATAGTTGTATCATGCAACAATGTTTTGCTAATGAATTATCTAAAGAAACTGGATATCGTATAAAAACTGGAACTTTTTATAGAGGAATAGAGATAATAATAACTTATAATACACGTTGCTCAAGTACGGTGCAATTCTTCAGACAAATATATTAAAAGGGTGGTGGTGGTTAATATGAATAAATACATATTGTTATCTAATGCTGATTACTTAGAAGATAAACAATGTTATAATAAAGTTAAAGAATATATAAAACCTAATTCAAGAGTAGCATGTATTCCATTTGCTTGTGACTTAGAATATTTATTTAAAAATCAAACTGATTTACAATATAATGGTAAATTTTATAATAAACATAATAAACACTTCAGAGAGTATGGGATTAAAGATTTTAATGTAATTACTCCTTTGGACAATTTAAACCTTATTAAATGGCTAATAAATACGTCAGATATAATATATTTTACTGGTGGTTCTATGGATATGCTAATGATGATGTTAAAGAAATATAAATTATTAGATACAATAAAACAATTGGATAATAAAATTTTAATAGGGGAGTCAGCTGGTTCATTGTGTTTATTAGAATATTATGTAGTAATGACAAATGCAATACCAATGAAATATGAAGGAATAGGGTTAATAGATATAGTTAACTTATTTGTCCATTATGATAAAGAAAATCATGAAGAATTATTTAGAGAATTTAATAGATTTTTAGATTGCTCTTTTAAGCAAACTTTAAATTATGCAATAACAGATAAAGGATGTTTAATTTTAGATAATAAAAAAAGAATAAAAGTAGGTGAAATATATGGTTAATATATCTTTCACTGGTCATAGACCAAAAGGGTTATATGGTGATAATATTTACAGTAAAAAATACGACCCATTGAGAGATAAATTACAAGAAGTTTTTTCTTATGTTGAAAATAAATATGGTGAAATAATTAATGCTTATAATGGTTTAGCATTAGGATTTGATACAATAGCCTTTGAGGAATTATGGTTTAGTAGACAAAAAACCAATATAATAGGTTGCATACCTTTTGAAAAACAATATAAAAAATGGAGAAAAAATGATATTGAAGTTTATAATATCATGAAATCAAAATGTGATGAGGTTATTTATGTTGACACTGTAGAACAATATAAAGTTAAAGATACAATAGAAGGAGAATATCATATTGCAAAATTAATAAAAAGAAATGAATTAATGATAGATAATTCTAATGTTCTTATTTCATGTTGGAATCATGAAAAACATGGTGGGACATGGTATACTATTAGATATGCTTTACAACAAGAAAACATTGTAGAAATTATAAACATTAATCCTATAACTTTAGAAATAGAAATTTTGAAATAACTATTTACTTTTAATAAATTTTTTAGTATAATATAATTAAAATAATAAGAAAGGAAGTACCTCATAAGAGGGAAGACTAGTGAATATGGAAAATAAAAATGAAAAAGAAATGAATACTACTGTAAGAATAGTTGGCGAAATAAATGTAGAAACACTTAAATATTTTTATGAAGAAACTGATAAAATAATAGAAGCATATGAACAATATAAAACTGAATCTTCTTTAATCAACCCTATATTTTTACAACCTTTTCCTCCTATAACAATAGAAATAAGTAGTTATGGTGGTTGCACTAGTTCAGGTACTGCTATAATCCATAGAATGGATGAAATGAAGGAAATGGGAATACAAGTTAATACTCGATGTAATTTTGCATATTCAATGGCGTTTATAATATATGTTAATGGAATGAAGAGAACTGCTGGTAAATTAGCTAGATTTATGAATCATGGTGGTAGTTCATATAATATGGGATACATAGAAGAACAAAGAAGAACAGTAGAATTTTCTGCAAAAACCGATGAACAATTTGAACAAATAATTTACGATAATACCAATATGACTAAAGAAAGAGTTGAAAAAGCAAGATTATGTTATGATTGGATAGATTATGAGGAAGCAATAGAGTTAGGAATAATAAATTATGGATATGAAGGTTGTGAACCTGATTGGGACGAATTAGATGAAAGATTTAACCAAGCAACTGCTTTAGCAGTTCAAACCTTTGCTCAATTAATGGATATGGAAGAAGGAGAATTAGCGATAACTTTATTACATACAGGTTTATCTGAAATTTTAGGATTAAACGATGATGAAGAAGAAGTTGACGATGAAGTTGAAGAAAATTATGAAGGAGATGAGGAAATGGAAGATAAAAAAGAATGCAAATGTGGTGGAAACTGTGAATGTGACGGAAATTGTGATTGCCACAAAGAAGATGAAGAAGATACTGAGGATGAAGAAGAAAATAAAGTAGATGAAGAAGTAGATAAAGATGAATTATCTAAAACATTAGGTGAAGTATTAAGTAAATATGATGAAGATACTGAATAAAAATAATAAAAAATAATTGACTTTCAATAATAGTTTGTGTATAATATAATTAAAGATACACAAGCTATTATTTTTAAGGAGATGATGATATGAGTTGGAATAAAATGTTTGATGAATGTATTAAGTTAAAACATGATTATATTAAGTATTTTGGAGATTATGTAAATTTCAATGGCATGATTAATACAATGAAAGAAGAAGGAATTCCATATAATGAAATATTTGATGAAGTACAAATTAATCAAAAAGATGACTTAGTATTAATTAGATATAAATTACATGAAATGGGAAGAAATATGTGGGAAGATGAAAACTCTCCACTGAGAGAAGCAAGAAGTTTAGTTTTTGATATAAAAAATGAAGAAATGGTATTAACACCATTTAGAAAATTTTTTAATATGAATGAAGTAAAAGAAAATATGAAAGATATTATAGAAGAAGAAATAAACAACTGCGATATGTTTGAAGTATCTGAAAAATTAGATGGTAGTATGCAATCATATAGGTATTATAACGGAAAAATAGTTGGTAGTGGAAGTATATCTTTAGATATAAATAATTCATTTAGATTAAAAGAAGGATTTGAAATGTTAACAGATAATCATAAACAGATGATAAAAAGTTGTCCAATGATAACATTTATATTTGAATATATATCAGAAAAAGATAAGCATGTTATTCCTTATGACTATTCCAAAGAAAAGGGTCTATATCTTATAGGTATGAGAAGCGTTTTAGATGGTAAAGAATATGATTATAAATACATTAAAAAAACATCAATAAAATTTAATGTTCCTTGTTGTAAGATTTATCAATGTGATACCTTAGAAGAAGTTTTAGAACGTTTAAATAAAATGACAATAAACGATGGAGAAGGGTTTGTATTAAATATAGACGGTCATAAAATAAAACTTAAATGTGAAGACTATCTACAATTACATAGACTAAATGATAAATTAAGTTCTGCTAACACAATAATAAAAGCATATGCAGATGGTACAATAGATGATTTATATGCTAATATGTCGTCCTCACTAAAAGAAACAAATAAAAACACAATAGATACCATAGAAAAATTTATAGTTGGAATGAATAAGAAAATAACAAAAAATAGAATAAATATAGAATTATTAAGAAATAAAGGTAATCTTCAAACAGATAAAGAATTACATAAATATATTAATTGTTTAGATAGTGACATTAGAGAATTTGTTAGAATGAAATATTTAGGAAGAAAATATAATATACTTAAATCTCATAGTGGTGCGTATAAAAAATATAATGAAATAAGAAAGTGGGTGGAAAAAAATTGCAAGGAATCTTAATTATTACAGTTGGTATACCTGGAAGTGGAAAAACATCTTGGGTTAAAAATTATATAGAAGAAAATAAAAATAAAAACATAGAAGTTATATCATCAGATGAAATTAGAAAAGAATTATTAAATGACATAGAAGACCAAAGCAAAAATAAAGAAGTATTTGAAATAATGAGGAAAAGAACGAAAGAAAGTTTATCTAATGGTTATGTGACTATATATGAAGCTACAAATATATCTAGCAAACGTAGAAGAGCCTTATTAAAAGAAATGAAAAAATATTATTCTAAAGCAATTTGTTTATTTAAATATAAGAATTTAACAAATTGTATTATAGATAATGAAGCAAGAGACAGAGAAGTTCCTAATGAAGTTGTAGAAAGAATGTATAAAAATATAGAAATACCACATAAATGTGAAGGGTTCGATGAAGTTATTATAGATTACGATGATAGAATGAAATTATATATTGACAATAGAAGAAAATTTGGCTTAGGTATGGATAAAGAGAGATTTATTGAATGCGATGATTATAAAGAATACATTAATTTATTGATTGAGTTAGGCTTAAGTAATTGCATAGAAATGCCACAAGATAGTAAATGGCACAATTTATCTTTAAGTAAACATATGTATTTTTGTTATAAGAAAATTAAAGAAGTTAGTAAACTTGATGAAAATTTATTAATAGCCTCTATGTTGCATGACATAAGTAAACCAATAGCAAAAACAGAAGATGAAGAAGGTAGACATTGTCATTATTATAATCATGAAAATATGTCAGCTTATGATGTTATAGATGTATTAATAAAATATACTAAACTTTGTGATAAAGATATTATGGATATAGCTTGGTTAATAAATAATCATATGATGTTAAAAAGAGAATGTTCATCTGAAAAATTAGTGAAAAAAATTGGATATTTAAATTACATTAGATTATTGACTTTAGATAATGCAGATAATTCAGCAAAATAATTTTATCAAAGAGTTGTCAAATTTACAATTAGTCAGTTGGTAAAAAGGCGATAGGTTTATCATGAAAGCACGTTGACAACTCTTTGATACTAATATTATTATCAAAAGATTTTAAAAATATACATTTGTTTTATTGATTTTTATGGATAATATTAGTATAATATAATTAAAATAATCTTAATAAAGGAGAGATGAATTATGAATAATATATTAGCTTCATTAGAAAAACAACAAACTTTAACATTATATCAATTCATGAAGTTTTATAAATATTAATTAATTTATTTTTTTTATTAGGTTAGGGGTTAAAAATACAATATATAGTGTCTTATTTTTTATATGCTACAATATATAGTGGTTATATTAAACTTAAAAGGAGAGATAATATGGATATAAAAGAATGGCTAGGAGAAGATAATCAGTTAGGAATTGATATATGGCATAATAAATATCAATTTGAGGGTGAAAGTTTTGAAGATTGGTTAGATAGAATATCAAATAAAGATGAAGAACTTAAACAATTAATTAGAGATAAGAAATTTTTGTTTGGTGGGAGAATTTTAAGCAATAGAGGATTAGAAAAACATGGTAAAAAAGTAACATATTCAAACTGTTATGTACTTGAAACAGATGATAGTATAGAAGCGATATATAAAACTTGTAGTGATTTGGCTAGGACATTTTCTTACGGTGGTGGATGCGGTGTCGATATATCTAAATTAAGAGCTAAAGGTATGAAAGTAAACAATGCTTCTAAAGAAACTACTGGTGCTTGTAGTTTTATGGATACCTTCTCTCAAGTTACGTCTACAATCGGGCAGAATGGAAGACGTTAACAATTTTAAATGCTTTGTTTATCGAAAATATATAGAGTAGATAAAATATAAAATAAAAATAAGGAGTATGATAATATGAGTAGAGATGAATTATTGAAATTATTATTAGAAGGTAAATCAACAAGAACAATAGCTAAAGAATTAGGAATAGGTAAAAGTACTGTTGGTTATTGGATAAACAAATATAATTTAAATGAATATACTAAATATAAAAAACATAAAAGTAATTATAATTTTAATAAAATAGACACAAAAGAAAAAGCATATGCTTTGGGTTTTATATTGGCTGATAGTAATATAACACCTAAAAATATAGTAGAAATAAGTGTAGAAAAAAATGATAAAGAAATAATCGACTTTATATCAAATATAATAGAATCTGATGTAAGTATAGACAATACTTTTAATAAAGAAAAAAGAAGATTTCCAAGAGCAAGAACTTCAAGAAAAGTAAATGATATACTTAAATTTACAAGTGGTCGATTAAAAAAAGAAAGACACTATCCTAGAGTTAGAAAGGATTTAGAAAGATACTTATTATTAGGTTTCTTTGATGCAGATGGTTGCATAACATGGGGTAAAAGAAAAGATAGAAATAAAATATGGCAAAAAGTATCTTTCACATCACAATTACACTTATTAGAAGGTGTTCAAAAAATGTTATATAATAATATAGGAATATCATCAACTATAAGACCTAAATCTAACGAAGATTGTTATATAATAGAGTTTTCAAATAAAGAAGATGTATTAAAATTTATAAATTATATATATCCAAAAAATGATGATTTTATCATACTCCAAAGAAAGTATTTAAAAGCAAATGTACTGCGTCTTGAATTGGAAGAAATCGGTGGAAGCACTAAAGAGTAGTGTAATACCGAGCCGAGCCTACTGGGTAGGAAGGTGTAGAGACTAGGGGAGAAGATAGACATATCTTCTTAATAACCCCAATAGAATCCAAGCCTAATGAAATAATTAGGTAAGATATAGTCCAACAACAGTAAAAATGTTGGGTGCATTAATGTTATCATTAGATTGTACACATCCTGAACTTATAGATTTTATAAATATTAAAACAGATTTAAATAAAGTTACTAAAGCAAATATATCAGTAAGGGTTAACGATGACTTTATGAAAGCTGTAGAAAATGATGAAGATTGGACATTGTATTTTGAAGTAGAAAATGATAAAATGGAAAAAGTTGTTAAAGCTAAAGAAGTATTTAAATTATTATGTAAAAACAACTGGGACTTTGCGGAACCAGGGGTGTTGTATTGGTCAAAAATAGAAGATTATAATTTATTAAGTGAAGATGATGAATTTGAATATGCAGGTGTAAATCCGTTAGCCAATAAATAATGTGCGGATTTAAAACCCTCTCTGATTGACTTGGAAACCTAACTATATGGTGACAGGGCGGAACGAGTTGTTAACTTGACCGTGAGAGACTAAGCGAGAGGGGTGGTATAAAGGAGGATACCACATGCGATAGTCCAGCGCACAGTACGAAAAATAGTTGAAACGTACAGTGTGAGGCGCTGAAGAACCTCTTCCAAATGGTGGAAGTTGTTTATTGGGAAGTGTAAATTTATCAGCTTATGTTAACGATAAAACTTTCGATATATGTACATTTAAAAAAGACATTCATACAATAGTAAAAGCAATGAATGATGTATTAGACCAAGGTTTACCATTGCATCCATTACAAATACAAAGAGATACTGTAAGAGATTATAGACAAATAGGGATTGGCGTTATGGGTATAGCTGATATGTTAATTAAACTTGAATTAAAATACGACACAGATGAAGCGATAGAAATATGTGATACTATAGGTAAGGTGTTAGCAAATGAATCAATAAAAGTTAGTGCATTACTTTCTAAGGAAGAAGGTTGTTATCCTAAATATAAAACTTCTATATTAGATTCTGAATTTTTAAGAAATAATACAAGTGTAGAAACTTATGAATTAGTAAAAAAATATGGACTTAGAAATTCTCAGTTATTGACAATAGCACCAACAGGTTCAATATCTACAATGATAGGAGTAAGTGGAGGTATAGAACCTATATTTAACTTATCATATACTAGAAAAACTGAATCACTTCATAAAGAGGGAGATGTTTATTATAAAGTATACACTCCAATAGCAAAAGAATATATGGAACTTCATGGTTTAAATGAAGAAGAAGAATTGCCTAACTTCTTTGTAACTGCTCAAACTTTAAATCCTCATATGAGAGTTAAGATGCAAGGAGTATGGCAAAAACATATAGATGCTTCAATTAGTTCAACTATAAATTTACCGAATGAAGCAACAATAGAAGAAGTTGAAGAATTGTATATGGAAGCATGGAAAGAAGGATTAAAAGGATTAACAATATATCGTGATGGATGTGCTAGACAAGGTATTCTTACAACTACAGATGAAAAAGAAGATGAAGAAAAAGAATTATTAAAACGTGGTCAATGGAAATCTTTAGCAGAAGATACTTATTATGTAAAACGTAATTTGATAATTGGTTGTGGAAAACTTAAACTATTCATAGGATGGTCTCCTAGTGAAAATACTATACAAGATGTTTATATAACTAAGAGTGGTAGTGGTGGATGTGAAAAGAACTTACAATGTATAGCCATATTAATGTCATCTATACTTAGAATCGGTGGAGACTTATCTATGATTGAGAAAAGCTTCGCAGGAGTGTCAGCTTGTCCAAGTTTTACTAGAGAAAGAGGAAAAGGAAATCATTTATCAGATGGTAGTTATTGTGGTATGGCTATATTAAAAGAAATGAAAGCATTTTTAAAAGAGATAGGAAAAGAAGAAAAAGTTATAGAAAAAATTGTTGAAAAACCAAATAAAAATAATGATAAAAAAGAAGATTTTAAAGGCAATGTGTGTCCTGAATGTGGAGAACCATCATTAATAAAAACTAATGGGTGTGATTCATGTTTAAATTGTGGATATAGTAAATGTAGTTAAAATTTAAAACCTAGATAAATAATTTATCTAGGTTTTTTCTTTTTATATTGACTTTTAATAATATCAATAGTATAATATAAGTAAAGGAGTTGATAATATGGATGAAAAGAAACTCTTAGAATTAAGTGAATTATTAATTGATTTTTCTAATTTACCATGCGACACAATCATGCAATGTGAAGAATTTTGTCCAATATATGATTATTGTTCAATGTTATTTTCTTTAAGTAAAGGTGTAAGTGGTGAATTAACAGTTGATGAAGTATTAGAAAAAATAGAAGCAGATTATAAAAATACAAAATGGGAAGAAAATAATTGACTTTTAATAAGAACATTAGTATAATATAAGTAAATGAATAAAGGAGAGATGTAAATGAGTAGAAATGTAAAAGCTAAGAAAATATTCGCATTACTCGGATATATGTCAACTGGTAAAGATACTATATTAAAACAAGTTTTAAAAGATTTAGATATGGTCAAACCAATAATTAGTACGACAACTAGACCTATGAGAAAAGGTGAAACAGAAGGTATAGAATATTATTTTATTAATGATAAAGATTTTTTTGAAAGAGGAACAGATTTTGTAGAACAAAGAGTATATCATACTAAAGTAGAAGAAAATGGTATAGAAAAAGATGCAACTTGGAGATATGGTATAGAAAGAGCAGAATTGGAAAAAGATGATTATTTAATAGTTATAGTTGATTCAATTGGTTTTAAAGAACTTAAAGCATATGTAGGTAATAATAAGATAGTTCCAATATTTATAACTGCTCCACAAGAAGAAATAAAGGCTAGAGCATTAGCTAGAGGAGATTTAGAAGCAGAAGTTGATAGAAGATTAAAAGATGATTATGAACGTTTTATGCCTTTTAGAGTTCATACTGTATATAATGAAATAAAAAATAATAATGGTCGATTAGATGAAGCGATTAGAGAAGTAGAAGTTATAATAAATAAACATATTAAAGAATGCGAAGAAAGTAAAAATAAGAAAACAAAGAAAAAATAAAACATAATAGTCTTATTATTATAATGTAATACAAAATAATGTAAAATGTATTACATTATAATAATAACATAAAATGGAGAGTGAATATCTTGAATAATAAAAGTAAAACCATTTCATTTAGAGTAAATGAAAGAGAAGGAAAAATACTTGATGAATTATGTGAAAAATATGGTAAAAAAGCATCTTCTCTAATAATATTTCTATTAGAAAAAGAATATTATTATACTAAAGAAGGTGAAGATGAATAGATGAAAAAAATATTATCTTTAGACTTATCATTAAGCTCAACAGGTTTTGCAATATTAAATGATGATGAAATTATATATTGTGGAAAAATATGCACTAAATCATCTGATTTTAATAGGTCAGATGAAAAAAGAATGCATTATATAGCAAATACATTAAAAGAATTAGCTGAAAAATATGATATATCTTATGTAGCAATAGAAAATACTTATACTGGTGTAAACCCAAAGACATCTACTTTGTTAGCAAGATTATGTGGGTTTGTATGCCAAGCATTAATGTCATATAAAAAAAATATTGTAATTGGTGTATATATGCCATCAACAATAAGAAAAGGGGTAATTGGTGTAGGTAATGCTACAAAAGAAAGAGTAGCAAATTATATCAGAGAAAATTATATAGATATTGGAGAATATAGTGATAAACAAACAAAAGAAATAGAAAAAACAAGTGATATTTACGATGCTATTGTGACTGGTTTATATATGTATAAGAAAATAAAAAGAGAGGTTTAAAATGAAAAAAGACAGAACCGGAGAAACAAATCTAAATACACAAGGAGAAAAAATGACGATTATAGCTTATAGATGTTATGAGGATATAGATGTTCAATTTGAAGATAATACTATAAATTATAATAAAAGTTATGGAAGTTTTAAAAAAGGTGAAATAAAACATCCTTTTAGATATGAAGAAAGTTTTGCACATCATATAGAAGTTGAATTAGGATTAAATTTAGATGACATATGGAATTGGGAGAAGAATAAAGTTAATCCTAAAGAAATATCAAAACAGTCGGGAAAAAAGTTTGGTTGTATTGTTTAGAAAATGATTATCATAATTATAACAGAAAAGGTGATAAAATTGGATATAAAATAACTTGTAGTCATTTTTATAATGGAAGAAGATGTGGGTATTGTAATGTTAGAAAAAAAGCTCATTGGAAAGATTCTTTAGCTTATAATTATCCAGATATAGCCAAAATGATTGCCATACCTGAGAATAATTTAACTTTTGAAGATTGTTATAATATAGCTTATGGAAGTCATAAAAAATATTATTTTAAATGTTTAGATTGTGGCAATATATCAAAGAATAAAAAAATATTAGATAATGTAGTAAAAAGAAGATTTTCTTGTGAAATTTGTTCTGATGGAATTAGTATTCCAAATAAATTTATGGCTAATATATTAAAACAATTAGATGAAGATTTTATAACTGAATTATCATCTAAAAAATTTAGTGATAAAAATTATTTTTATTATGATTTTTATTTACCTAGAATAAATAGTATAATAGAAATAAATGGGATACAACATTATGAAAGTAGTGCTAGAGGTAGAACTTTGGAGCAAGAACAAATGAATGATTTATTTAAGTATAAATGTGCTAAAAATCATATTGATAATTATATAGTAATAGATTGTAGGTATTCTACTTTAGAATGGTTAAAAGAAAACATCATAAAAGAACTTAGTAATTACTTTGATTTATCTAATGTAGATTGGTGGTTGGCATGGGAAGAAAGTCAAAGTAGTTTATGTGTAAAAACATGGGAACTATGGAATAATAAATATAAGGTTATAGATATAGCCAATAAAATGAATATTAGTGATGACGTAGTTAGAAAATATCTTAAAATAGGAGAAGAATGCAACAAGTGTTTATATAAAAAATTAAATAATATAAAATAGGTGATTAAATGAAAATTAATGATGATGCAAATTTAGTTTTGACAAATTTATTAATAACTCTAAAGAATCAACAAAAAAAGAAATATATAAAAATAAAAAATAATAATTATAATATAGACATGATGATTAAAGAAGTATTTAATTTAAATGATGATTTAAAAATTTTATTAGATTGTTATATGACATTAGGCACATTAAAAGAAATTTTACATCTTACAGATGAAGACTTATCTTATTGTTTATATTCAGAAGAACAATTGAACGATTTAAAGGATAAGTTTGTTGAGATACTTGAAGATGAATATTTTTTTGAAAAAAATATTAAACTTAAAGGAGAGATTATTTAAATTTTCTCTTGACAATAAAGAAAAATAATAGTATAATATAAATAAAATATAAGGAGTTGATATTTGTGAAAGAACAAATAGGTGAATTATTAATTAGTGAGAATGGTACTTTATCATTAGAAATATATGAACTAGAAATAAATGGTAAAAAAATAGATATAAAAGAAAAAATGACTAAAGAAGATTCAGAAGAATTAAGCGATGCATTAACAAAAATGAATGAAATAATTATAGGTAAGATTAATGCAATTATAAGAGAAACTGAAAAAGAAGAAAATAAAGAAGGAGAAGATAAATAATGGATAATATAGATTTAAATAAATATTTCAAAGGATTAAAAGATACAAAAGGAGAAAATATTATAGATACTTCTGAAGATACTAAAACTTTAAAAGCAGATATAAGATATTTAGAAGGTGCTAATAAATTATTTAAAATATCAAAAGGTGATTTTATAGACTTATATGCATATGAAGATGTATTTGTTCCCTATATGGGTCAAGCATTGATATCTTTAGGATTCTCATTAAAACTACCTGAAGGTTATATGGCTAAATTATATCCTAGAAGTTCAACTTTTAAAAACTTTGGAATAATACAAACTAATCACGTTGGCGTAATAGATAATTCATACTGTGGCAATGATGATATCTATATGTATCCAGTTCAATGTACTATGGCAAAACAAACTGAGAAAGTTATGATAAATGGACATAAGGTAACTGTAAGTGGAACATGGATTAAAAAAGGTGACCGTATATGTCAAATGGAGATATGTAAGATTCCACCATCTATTGAATTTAATGAAACTGATGATTTAGGTACAGAAAACAGAGGTTCATTTGGAAGCACAGGTTCAAGATAATATAAATAGGGAGAAAATTTCTCCCTATTTTTTATAAAAATGTTGACTTTTAATAATAGTATTAGTATAATAATATTAAAGACATTGGATTGGAGATGATAGATTGAATATAGGAATTATTGGAACTGGTGCATCAGGGATATTTACGGCAATAGAATTAATTAACAATGGATTCAATGGTGCTAATATAACAATGTTAGAAAAAGGTAAGACAATAGAAAAAAGAAAATGTTTTGTAACTGCTGATACATCTTGTAAGAAATGTAAGGTATGTTCTATAACACATGGTTGTGGTGGAGCTGGTTCTTTTTCAGATAGTAAACTTAACTTTGATACTACTGGTAGAGTAGGAGGGGATATGGCTGAATTAATGACCGAAGAAGAAATAACTAAATATCTTAAAAAGACTTATGAAATATATCAACAATTTGGAATAGAGGAATTTAAATCTAAAGCATATGGAAAAGAACATACTGAAGAAGCAAAAGAAATAATGGATATAATTAAAGATAATCCTAGATTAGATATAGGAGAATGTATCACTATTCATCTTGGAAGCGAAAATTCGAGAATTATATATAAAAGAATGCTAGATTTTTTAAAAGATAACAATGTTAATATTATACCTAATTGTGAAGTTATCGATATAATAGCAGATGATGTATCTAATGAAATATGGTATAAAGAAGGTCGAAATATTAAACACTTAAGTTGTGATAAAATAATTGTTGCTATGGGTAGAAGTGGTAATAAATTAGTAAAAACTATATGTGATAATAATAGTATTGAATATAAAAATGGTGAAGTTCAAATTGGTGTTAGAGTAGAAACAACTAATGATATAATGGATAAGTTGAATAAAAATTTCTATGAACTTAAAACATATTTTACTAGTTCTTTTGGTGATAGTTGTAGAACTTTTTGTGTTAACCCAGGTGGATTTGTTACAATAGAAAGTTATCCATATGGTGATAAAAAATTATTTTGTGCTAATGGTCATAGTTTTAGAAATAAAAAATCTGATAATACAAATTTTGCAATACTAGTTAGCAGACATTTTAATGAAGATATGGAAGACCCATTAAGTAATTATGTGTATCCTTTAACTTTAGCAGTTAATTCTTTAGGTAATGGTTCTGTTATAATACAATCTTTAAAAGATATAAAACTTAAAAGAAGAAGTACAGATGAAAGATTAAAAGAATTAGATGTAACACCAACTGCTAAAGCATATGCAGGAGATTTGACAAGTGCTATGCCATATAGAACATTACAAAGTATACTTGAATTTATCGAAGAATTAGATAAGATAGTACCAGGAATTAATGGTGATAAAACATTATTATATGGATTAGAAGTAAAGCTATGTTCTAATAAAGTGCTAATTGATAAATATGGTAAGAGTTCAAATAAAAATGTATATTTTATAGGTGATTGTAGTGGAATGGGACGTGGTTTAACAACTGCGTGTAGTATGGGAATTGCTTGTGCCGAAGATATTTTAAAGGAGGGAAAATAACATGAAAGATGATAATAATAAAAAAATTAAAGAAATGCTTAATCAGATAGGGAATGATTGGGAGAAATATAAAGAAGAAATAGAAAGATATCACATAAAAGATAATTTTGAAATATACGAACAAATAAATGAAATTCATGGTTTTATTTTAGACTATTATCATTTTGGTACTTTAATTAATCCAGTAACAGGTGAAGTATTTACTTTATTAACAGGCATAAGACAAATAAGAAAATTATTAGAAAATGTAAAAGATGAAGTCTATAAACAATATGAAGAAGATAGAATAGAAGAAATCTTATGTATGTTTGAAAGAAGAATTAAAGAAATGGAAAATGAAGAAAATGAGGAGGAATAAGTTAGTGGTAAATGGTATATTTTAGATTAATAATAAAATAATTTTAATTCTATCCATGAGAGATAGAGAAAGGATTTGATATAATGAAAAAAATAACAAATAAAAAACAAAATATAAAAGATTGGATATTAAGTATACAACATCTATTTGCGATGTTTGGGGCTTGTGTTTTAGTTCCTTTGTTAGTAGGGATTAATCCTTCAATAGCAATATTAACAGCTGGGATAGGAACATTAATATTTCATTTATGCACTAAAGGAAAAGTACCTGTATTTTTAGGTTCATCATTTGCTTTTATTACTCCTATAATAACTATTAGTTCAATGTATAATGATTATGCTTATGTACAAGGTGGTATTATAGTTGTAGGTTTGATATATGTATTAATGTCTTTTATTGTATATAAAATAGGTGTTGATAAAATCAATAAAATATTGCCACCTCATATAGTTGGTGCTATGATTATAGTTATAGGATTATCTTTAGTACCTAGTGCTATGACAAATATACAAACAAATATACTTGTTGCTTATGTGACTTTAGGAACTTCAGTATTAATATCTATATTTGGAAGAGGATTTTTAAAACAATTAGGAATATTGATAGGTGTTATATGTGGTTATTTATTATCATTATATTTAGGAATAGTTGATATTTCAACAATACAAAACTCTAGTTTAATATTTATACCAACCTTAACATTACCAAAATTTTCTTTAGAAGCAATAATGATTATTGCACCTTTAAGCTTATGTACTTTATGTGAGCATATAGGAGATATAACTACTAATGGTACTGTTGTGGGTAAAGACTTTGTTAAGAATCCAGGTTTACATAGAACTATGTTAGGAGATGGATTAGCTACTTTAGTTGCTGGTTTATTAGGTTCAGTCCCTAATACTACTTATGGTGAAAACACTTCATTATTAGCAATAACTAAAAATTATAACCCTAAATTATTAAGAAGAACTGCAATAATTGCAATTGTATTATCTTTCATTGGTATATTCGGAGCAACTTTACAATCAGTACCATCTTCTGTAATAGGTGGTATTTCATTACAACTTTATTGTATGATTGCTTATATTGGGTTTAAAAATATTAAAGATAATAAATCATATAAATCAATAAAAAATCTAATGGTTATAGCAACAATATTAATAGTTGGTTTAAGTGGTGTTGCGATAACAATAGGTACAATTGTTATAAGTGGATTAACATTATCAATTATAGTTGGAGTTATATTAAATATAATCTTAAATCATAAAGAATTGAAATAATTAAAAAATCCTAAGAATTTTTTCTTAGGATTTTATTTACTTTTTATAATATTAATAGTATAATATAAATAAAGGAGATGATTAAATGCGAAGATTAACATGGGAAGAATATTTTATGACAGTATGTTTAGACATAGCCAAACGTTCTAGTTGTTTATCAAGACAAGTAGGAGCAGTAATAGTAAAAGATAAAAGAATATTAGCAACAGGATACAATGGTTCACCACAAGGTATAGAAACTTGTTATGATAAAGGTTATTGTATAAGAAAAGAAAGTAAAAGCGGAGAAAATTTAGATACTTGTTTTGCAGTTCATGCAGAAATGAATGCAATTTTACAATGTGCTAGAGTAGGAGTATCTTGTGAAAGTGCTACTCTTTATGTAACAACTTTTCCATGCGTTAATTGTATGAAAGCAATTATTAACAGTGGTATAAATACAATAATATATTTAGAAGATTATGATGCACCATTAAGTAAGAAGTTAGCATCTTTAAGAGGTATTAATTGTCTTAAATATGATGAAATATAAAGGAGGAAATTAATGGGAGACGAATATAATAATGATAGAAATAAGTTAATGGATTTTGTGGATATTGAGATAAAACATTTTAATGAAAGAATATTAAGATATGAATCAAGATGTGAATCAATATATTATGATACCAATAAACTTACAGAATGGAAGAAAGAAGAATTATTTCATTTTGCTAATGAGTTAAAAGAAAAAATGCAAAGTTTAACTATATATTCATTAAATATGTATACTAAAGAGGAAAAAAGAAATGATGAATTAAAAATATATGAATTTACATATTATTTAAATGGTTATGAAATATCAAGATTTGCAATGTTAATATAAAAAATGCTTTACTTTTAATAAGAACAATAGTATAATATAAGTAAATGATTATTAAGGAGTTGGTAAATATGGTAAATGAATTACAAGGAATAGACAGAGCTAGATATTCTTTTCAAATATTATTAAACAATGTACAAAGAAGTAGCAAGAAAAGAAATGC